GGAACCTGTTAAAAAGGAACCTGTTAAAAAGGAACCTGTTAAAAAGGAACCTGTTAAAAAGGAACCTGTTAAAAAGAAAATTGATGTAAAAGTTAAATCTTCAAAAGAAAAGAACAAACAAAAACATAGATTTACAAAAAAAAGTCGTGGACAATCTAAGAAAGCAGCTAGAAGATCTTCAAGAAGAAAGAATTTACATAAAAGGCATACTAAATCACGTAAGGTTTCTTTCAAGTGTTATCCACAAAATAAAAATAAAGATATAGAAAAAGTCCTTAAAAAGATAGATAAAATGTCAGACAAAACTTTAAAAGAAGAACTTTTAAAAGAAGGTATAGAAATTAAAAGTAATAAAAAGAATTTATTAAAAGATATGTATATGTTTTCTATGATGGGAGGTATTAAAATACATAAAGAATAAATTAATTCACATCATCTCCATCATCTCCATCATCACCATCATCACCATCATCACCATCACCACCGGAAAGTTTTCTATTTTCCCTCTTACGGATTACTTTAACAATATATTCTTCATTATCAACGAGTAGTTTACTTCCAAATAATCCAGTAATTTCACTAGAAACATACTTTTTCTTAGGATCGTCTGAATTTTCATTTTCATCTACATTAAGAGATACATTTTCACCCGGATATAATTTTTTATAGCTGCTTTCACATTGAATCTGTGAGTAATGTACAAATACTTCATTCCCATTTAAATCAGAATCGGGAGTAATTACTTTTACAAAACCAAAACCTTTCTTTTGATCAAACCACAATACATTTCCAATTTCTTTCCCCATTTTACGCTTATTATACATATATAATTTAATTAATCTTTATATATGTTTCAATTTATTATTCAAACAATCATAATAATCTATATCATTTTTGTTATTTATAATATATTAAATCTTCAGAAATATAATTATAATGGATACATATTATTTTATAATGGAGATATAAAAGGTATCTCCAATGAATTAAAAAATCTTAACCCATTACATATAACGATACATAATAAATTTAATATAGAAACTTTAATTAATGAAAATAATAAATATATAATAAATGATAATGATACATTAATCCCTTTAAATAATATTCAAAATCTAAATCATTTATATTTATATAAGAATAGAGAGCTAATTAACGATCTTAAAATCGACAAATATATACATATTAATAAACATTTTTTTCAAAATAATGAAATCCTTTTTATTCCTGATAAATCATTAACAATTTTTAAGAATGTTAAGACTAAATTACATAGAGCATTCCATAATTATAATATAATCGGAATTTTAAATGGACAGACAACATTTTATTTATTTAATCCAAAGCATAAAGAAGATATATTAGATCAAGAAAATGAAAACATAAAAAAATGGGCCCATAAAAAAACACTCGAAAAAGGAGACATATTATTTATACCTACAAATTGGTTCTATTTTCAAGAAACGAATAATAATGTTTGTCAATATCATATTGACATTGATAACATATTCACATTTATACCTCATTTTTTTAAGAGTTCATTAACATAAAATATATATATAAAAATAAATGAGTAAATAAATAAATAAATAGATAATGAAAGTATTTAATTCTTTTTTTAATAAAACTAGAAATACAAAAACAAAGATACCATTCCCTATAATTGATATATACCTTTTTAAATGGAATAAATTATCACATACGGGGATACATAATCACGCAGATAAAGGATGTATTTTATGGTTATTAAAAGGTGAAATAAAAGAAAATATATATTCTAAAAAATTAGATTATACTGGAACAAATATCCATGTATCACCAAGTATTTCGTATATACATAATGACAAAGGCTTTCATTCTATAAAACCAATACGACCGTCAATATCTGTACATTTTTATTATCCTAAAAATCATAAAACAAAATATTTTATTAAGTAATATATGATTTCTTTATCAATATATCTAATTATTATAACAATATTATTCTTATTTTATGTTGAATTAACTGTTGGAAATGTAATTTATCGAATAGTATCTACAGGAGAAAAAAAATTAAATATTTACTATGGAATATCTTATTTATTAGACCCATTAAAAAATACATTTTTATGGAATTGGAGACTTCTAGATGTAAATTATATATTTATAATAACAGTATCGGTAATAATATACCAGAATATTTTAGTAAATTTGAAATAAATATTTTTAAAACAATTATACTAATTAAAATGGATAGTATCCTTAAAGAAATTATTTATGAACAAAATAGAGAACTACTTTCAAGGATAGCTAATGATCATTATGAAAGTGATGAAGAAAAACAAAAATTTATGAAAGAGTTCCATAAGAAAAATTATGCGTATGTCCATGTTGGTAAAAGTTCTAAGAATCAAGAATATGAACGTAAGATTAAAAGGATAATGCGTTAAATATTCATTATAATTATAAATAAACTAATTGGTGGGTACAACCATTAATCGTACTGTAGACTTAAAGCAATTTAGAAGATATATGTTATACCAGATATCTTATCAATGATTATAACATGACAGATACATACACTATATAGTACTAAAGGAATGTCCTCTATTATTTAAGTTTAGATGGAAGTGACACCGATTTAAAATGTATTTGTATATGAGTTATAATTTAATATCTTATTATTATTATAATATTTTAGAATTATATATATTTATTTATATATAAATGCCTTCTATTTTATCACATGGGATAATTGGTTATTTATTATTTGGGAAAAAGGGTTTTTTAATAGGAATACTCCCTGATTTGATTGGAAATGCATTTTTTACTTTAAAAACAATGGATAAATATGATACGTATAATCCTTTAAAGATAATAGGTCATGCTAAACATACTGATTTTACTGATAACGACTATATAATTTACAAATTATCACATTCCTTAATATTATGGTTATTAATATTATTAATTACAAAAGATAAAGCTGTATATGCTGCGATAATAGCAATACTAATGGATATATTTTTACATGATAATAAAAAATGGAAAGGACCCGAACCTTTTTATCCGATAAATAATTTTAGATTCGATGGAATAAATTGGTCATCTAAATCAGGTATGATGGTTACAATAAGTATTATTATTATATTATTAATATCTAGTGATATAAGAAATAAAATAAAAAATAATTTAGTTATATAATTAAGAACATCTTTTAATAATTAAGAACATCTTTTAATAATTTCTTTGGCTAATATTTTATATGCTTTACCATTACTTTCTTGTTCTCCTATTGTCGGACATATTTCGATTTCATTGATAAAGAATTCTCTACATTGTTTATCATTATTCATACAACAAGCAAAATCGATTCTACATTGAATTAGATTTTCATGATCTTTAAAAATATCTTTACATAATTTATTACCAGTTTCTAAACATTCTTTTAATAGATCTTTTTCAATATGTTTTTCATCTTTAAAGACGCCTTCACCATCCTTCCATTGTTGTTTATAAGAATATATATTTTTACCATTAATCCAATATGTTTTTATTTCACCATATTTATTGAATTCGGGTAAGAATTGTTGAAGTAAAAGTCTTTTATATCCTTTCTTTTTAAAGGTTTTAAATAATTTACTTAACTTTTGTTCAGTTGGATTTTTGATAATTTTAAATCCAGCTTTAAATGCCCCGAGTTCTGGTTTAATAACAATTTCATTAAAGTTATTTTTTTCGATAAATTTCATTAAAGGATTTACTGATGAACGCGATAGATCAATAAATTTTGTGGGTGTAACATTATAGCCTTTTTTAATAAAATATGTAAGGTATTTATGTTTATTAACAATAAATTCTTGCATTTTTTGTGAAGGGAATACTTTAGCATTTGTTTTTTTAAGTATATTCATGTATTTATTATATTGGGGATAACCACCATTCATAAAAGCATAAACTCCTTCAAAAACCGTAAATATATAATCACATGAATTACAATCTTTTAAAGTTAAGCTGTTTCCAAATAAAGGAATAACTTCAATTTTATTCTTTTTAGCCGCATGTTTAATTTCAGCAAATATCGCATAATCATAAGGTATGAAATCACTATAAATATCATAATCTTCTAGACATTTAAGTATTGTCTTGTTGTTACGATAATATTTCATAGATACCGGTTCGTCTTCAGTGCCTATAATAACTCCAATTGTTTTCATAAATATAATATATAATATATATTATATTAAAAAATGAATTATGCTCCTTATCCTGTAACTGATTCCGATTTTAACAAAACTGGAGAAAAAAACGTATTTAAAAAACCATCTCAAAATTGTTTCCCCACACAAGGATATATAACTAAAAAGGAACCAACTATCGATATGGGATTCCATCGACCTTTGTCTGAAAAGTGTACATTAGTAACAGGTCAATTATCGAAAGGACCTTCAGAGGTATCTACTGTTTCCCCTTGGAATAATATGACTAAAAGAAAATCATTGATTAAAGATTATTGATTAAAGATTAAAGATTATTAATATAGTTAAAGATTATTAATAAATAATAATATAATAATGGAAAATTTTTTAGTAAATAAACATCATAATTTATTTTCTAATAAACAATTATCTTATAAGGTTTATTTATGTAAAGACTGTTCGAAAAAGAAAAAAGAATATATTCACCAAGAGACGGATCATAAACCATGTAATATATTAAATTTGGGTTATATAGGTATAACATGTAATAAGTATCCTATAATGTTAACAACGCCGATAATGGTTTGTCCATTTGGTTTCAATTCACAGAATCAGAATTTAACATTACAATTTACAAATATTAAGAATGATTCTGAAATGAAAAGTTTTTATGATTTTATTCAAGAGTTAGAATTAAATCAGATGCAATATTTAGGTTTAACCGAAGATACAGCCGATCTATATTTAACACAGATTCGACAAGATAAAGAAGAAAAGTATGATCCAAATTTATTAGTTAAAGTACCATTTATTCATAAAAATAATTCTTATGATGTTAATATAAAACATAAAGATTCTTCTGTGGCCGTTACTAATATATTTAAATTTAGTAAATTAAAGTGTGATATATATATTGATAATATATGGAAATTTAATGATAAATATGTATGTAAGTGGAAAGTAAAAAATATATTGATACTATAATTGCGTTAATTTAGAGTAGATACTTTCTAAAATAAATTAAATGTCGACAATTCAAAAATATGATGAAATTGATATTAATCAAATAAATTATAGTAAGCCTGAACGGGTGGGTCAATCTTTTTTTGGTTCTATTAGTTATGGACCTTCATTAAAACCGTTATTTATTCAAACTCCAAAAGTTAAATCATTAACAAATATTAAAGATATTATTGACCGGAAAGCACCATATTTAGAAATTGAAGTTCCTAATAATAAGTTAGATTTATACGATTTATTTTTAAATTTGGATGATAAAAATATAAAGAACACTGTTACAAATTCAGAAGAATGGTTTAATAAACAACTTCCATTAGAAGCCATTGATGAAATGTATAAGAGAAGTAGTAAGCCTTTTAAGAAAAATACAAATCCCAAAATAAAGATAAGATTACCTATTGTAAAGAATGAAATCAAATGTGCTGTTTATAATCAGAAGAGGGTTTTTATAGATATTAATGAAATTAAGGAAGATACTGAAATGATATTGATAATACATATTCGAGGTCTTAAATTTTTAAAATCATATTATTATTGTGATTGTTATATATCTCAAATCAAAGTATTTCAAAATAATGAACCCAAATATAATATTATACATGATTATTCGATACTTGATGATGACACTGATGAATATTCGGATATATTTAATCAGGAAATAATTGAATCTGCTAATTTATTAATTAAAGAAGAAAAGGAACGGAAATTAAAAGAAGAGGATGACCGGAAATTAAAAGAAGAGGAGGAACGGAAATTAAAAGAAGAGGAGGACCGGAAATTAAAAGAAGAGGAGGAACGGAAATTAAAAGAAGAGGAGGAACGGAAATTAAAAGAAGAGGAGGAACGGAAATTAAAAGAAGAGGAGGAAAATAAAAAAAAATTAATTGAAGAAGAAATTGAAAAGAAAAGATTAGAAATGGAAGAATTAATGAATAAATTAAATAATTAAATAATCTGATTTTTTTTTATGTTTTATATATATAAAATGGATTGTCAAAAATTAATTGTCTACGGAATACTTATTTTAGTTGGATTATATTTACTAAAAGATGTATGTGGGGTTAAATTACCTTTTATTGATGAAGGTTTTGAAAATGAAGGAGTCCCTGAAGAAGAAGTTGTAGTTACTCAAGAACTAGCTGATTCCCCAGGTCCTCCTCCTGCGACGGATGCGCCTTCCCCTAACGGGGAATTACTATCACAACCTCAAGAGGTTGCTGCTAGCGAACCAAATGGAAATGAAGTCGAAGCACCTGTCCAGGGAATTAATACCGAACCTTCTTCATGCTACCCTCAAAAACAATTAAGTCCATCGGACTTATTACCTGAGGGGGATTCTGCGCAGGTCCAGGGTTTTGATAAAACAAATCCCAATGCTGAAGGAATTCTTAAAGGAGTTAACTTTTTAGATGCTGGTTTCCATGTTGGAGTAAATACAATTGGACAGAGTCTTCGCAATGCTAATAGAGGCCTTCGTTCGGAACCGGCTAATCCTCGTGTTGCCGTAAGTCCATGGATGAACTCTACGATCGGTGCGGATTTAACTAGAAAGTCTTTGGGAGATGAGAAATTATGCGGAACTGAAGTTGGAGAACCTTCGAGTGTTGTAGGTAATATGTCTGATTCTTCTGCTGCTCCGATTGCTTAAATTAAATTAAATTTGAATATATTTAAGATATAATTATAAATTAATAATATAAAACAAAAATGGATAGTAAATTCCGAGCTGACCCTTATAATTTTAATAATAAATTAATCAAGGTAAATGATATCATTAATATTATGAAAAAACTAAATATTAATGATTTTAAAGTAAATGATCTTAGTCTTTATCAAAAAGCGATGATCCATAAATCTTATTGTGAACTTCCTGAATATAAAGAGTTTAATTACCCTGGAGAAGGTTGCCTTCCACTACAAAAAGAAGCATATGAAACCCTTGAATTTCTAGGTGATTCAATTCTAGGAAGTATCGTATCTTCATATATATATGAACGTTTTCATTTAATACATAATCAAAATGAAGGTTTCCTTACTAAGTTAAAGATAAGGTTGGTTTGCGGTGAAAATTTATGTAAGTTTTCTAAAAATATTACTTTGGAAAAACATTTAATTATCTCAAAACATATTGAGGAAAAATGTTCTGGGAGGAATAATTCAAACATACTTGAAGATATATTTGAAGCTTTCATTGGGGCTATATTTTTAGATCATAATTATGAAGTTGTTAAAGACTTCCTTATTAAGGTTATTGAAAAACATGCTGATTTTACAGATATTTTACTGAAAGATAATAATTATAAAGATCAGATTTCAAGATATTTTCAACAAACATTTAAAATTTATCCTAAATATGAAACGATTAAGGTTGACGAAATGTTTCAATCGAAGATTCTAAAAGAAAGTAGTATTATAGCTGTTGGGAACGGTGTAAGTAAAAAGAAGGCTGAGCAAGATGTATCTAAAAATGCTCTAATACATTTTAATGTAATAACGTAATAGCATAAAATATAATAATTTTATATACAATATATTATAATTTATGTCTAATAAGTTCCCAATAAAAGAAAATGTATATTTAGTGTTGCTACAGTATTTTGATGGAGAAATTAAAAATATAAATAAAAAAACATTAAAAGATTTAAGCAATCAAAAATTTGAGGGTAATGAAATTGATGAAGTTGATAAAAAAGCAATGACGGTATTGAAAAAAATAATTAAAATGAAAAAAGATGATCCTTCTAAATATGCTTCTATAGAATGGATCTATCCAGATTGGGATGATGAAGAAAAATTAATTAAACTAAAAGAAGCTTTCCCAGATGATTATAAAGAAGAAGAATTAGAAGAAGAAGAATTAGAATTAGAAGAATTAGAAGAAGTAAAAGATGAAGAAATTGATAGTGCTTCTTATGAAACAATATTACCACAGAGAAAAGCATTTATTAAATGGGTTAATGATGTATTTTATAAAGATCTTATCGACGAATATAAAAGAAACCCAATAACAGCATTAATTAATGATGAACTTAAGTCAGTAAATATATATCAAATGTTTGTAAAAGAATATCTTTCAATTGAATCTCCTTTTAGGGGATTATTAGTATATCATGGTTTAGGAACAGGGAAAACAGCTACATCTGTAATTACATCAGAAGGATTATCAAAGAATATGAAAATTACAACATTATTACCTGCTTCTTTAGAAACTGAATATATTAAAGAAGTTAAATCATGGGGTAATAAACTCTTTAAAGTTAGTGAAAATAATTGGATTTTTTATCCATTAAAAGAACTCAATGATAATAAAGTTTTAAGAGAAAGGATAAGGGATCAATATGAAATTAATGATATAAAGAAAATAGTTAACAAAATTTTTAATGAAACTAAAAATAGATTATTTAAAAAGTTAGATAATAAATCTCTTGATTTTGAATCAGATAAAAAGAAAATTATTAGAACACTTGATAAATTAAAGGGATTATACTTACCAGTTGAAGATCTTACTAAAGAATCGCGAGAAATATATACAATAACAGGTAAGTCTGTTGGTGGAAAATATGATGGAGAGGTAAACATTATATCAAATGAAATGAAAGAATATATAGAAAGTGAGATTAATAATTTAATTATAATGAAATATAAGTTTATTCATTATAATGGATTCCCAAATGTCCATAAAGTCGATTTTAAAGATTTAGAAGGTCTTAAAAAACCAGAAAAAGAAGGAAAATTGACAAGTAATCAACAGATAGTTGAAGATTTAAAAAAGAAATATTTATACAATCTTGAAAATCATCAAATATATTCTCCATTTAGAAATGAAGTAATAATCATTGATGAAGTTCATAATTTTGTTAGAGAAATAATTAATGATAGTCCACAGGCAAATATATTTTATAATTGGATAATTGAAGCTGAAGATGTAAAATTAATTTTTTTATCTGCTACTCCGATAATAAATAAACCATCTGAAATAGCTGTATTATTTAATATGTTACGGGGGACATTAAATATATTTAATTTTACAGTAATAACTGATAAAGAAGAAGACGATATCCAGAAAGAATTAAGAGATAAATTTTATACAGAAAGTTCTTCAATTGAACAGTTACATGTAAAAAAACAAAAAGGGAAAATGGTTATATCATTTATTAAAAATAAAAGTAACTTTGATTCTGTTATGATTGATGGGGTGATAAAAACTGTAAAACATAATGATAAGAGCTTAAAAGAATTTTTCACTGAAATATTTGAAGGATTATACGATGTTTTTGATTCAAATAAAATATCCCCATCAAAAGAACAAATTGATGAGTTACCTTCATTCAATGAATTAAAACTTGGAAAACCAAAAATATTTGATGATGAGACAGGGATTATTTTTAATAGAAAACAAAGGTTATTTGATATATACGACAATGATAATATTTTAGATGTATCAAATAACGAAAATTTTATTGAATATTTTTTTGATGATATGTTTAATATCCCACAAAATAAGCAAGTCCTTTTACGGAGAATGTTAATGGGTCTTACATCCTATTATCCAATTGATCGATCTTCAATTATAAATATGCCTTCAATAGTCGAACCAAAAACATTACCATTATATGAAGACTATACGATAGTTAAAAAAACAAGTATAGTTCCATGTTATATGTCATCGATTCAATGGAGTAACTATGAACAAGAATATTCCAAAGAAAAGCAAAAAAGAATTCAACAAATGAGACGTAAACATTTATATGATGATGGTAATAGTACATTTAATATACGGACAAGACAGAATTGTAATATTGTATATGAAGATGATTCATTTAGGATTGAAGGTGATGAAGATAAGAAAGATAAAACATATAAATCAATGATGGAGAATGGTAGTTTCTCTATGGATGGTAATCTTCAATTATATTCACCTAAATTTTTCGAAATAATGAAAAATATAGAAAAATTTTTAGATTCAGATAATAACCCGACTGGAAAAATATTATATTATAGTGACTTTAGACATGAATCCGGATCTGAAGCATTTGAAAAGATTTTATTATCGAATGGTTATGAAAAATATAATCCTGATCAAAAAGATATTAATCAATTAATTGAATCTGGATCGAAAAAGAAAAGATTTTCGTTCTTAACTGGTAAAGAATCATTAGAAGAACGGTTAGTAAATAAAGATCATTTTAACCATGAAGAAAATTTAAGAGGAGAATATATACAGATTTTACTTATATCTAGTTCTGGCGCAGAAGGTATTTCTCTAAAAGCTGTAAGACAAGTCCATATTATGGAACCATTCTGGAATTATATAAGAGTAGATCAAGTATTTGGTCGTGCTGTTAGAATGGAGTCCCATTCTATATTACCTGAAGAAGATAGAAATGTTGAACAATATATTTATTTATCACATCTTCCAGATGGAAAGACTGTAGAAGAAATCTTTGATTCTATGAAATTATTAAAATGGAATGAAGTTGAAGAAATCGAAAAAACAGATGATATTAAAATGACACTTGTAAATAAACATAAAGGACTATACAAGACAATCCAAAAAATAATATCAATCAAAAAGGAAACCAATGATAGATCAATTGATCAAATGCTTTTTGATATTATGGAAAGAAAAAATAAAATTAGTCTTAAATTAACCGATATTATAAGGGAATCTTCAGTTGATTGTATACAAAATACTAGAGATGATATAGAATTGAATGAAAAATGCCTTCGTTTTTCTTCAAAAGTTAAATCTGAAGAAGCACATTTTCCTGGATTAACATCAAAAGATTTAAATACTGTTGATAAAAGACAATATAAAGCAAATTTTACATTCCATATTGATCCTGATTTATATATTATTACAGCATCTAAAGAAGGTCAAGATATTTATATTTATTATCAATTAAATGTATCTGATAAAGATATAGATGTTAGATACATACGTGAAAACGGAAAAAGGGTATGTGATTATGAACCATTTACGAAAAAATTTATAATCTATTCTACTGGAGAAAATATAATAGACGAATACCTAGGTAATAAGTTTTCTGTTTTTCAAGAAATATATTCTATCCCTGAATATATATATGAAAACAAAGTAAAAAATGAAATATTTCCAAATTTAGATGAAATAAAGAATGAAGATTATTTATATGGTCATGTTATAAAATATAATATTTCAGAAAAATTATTCTTTTCACCATATAAATCATCGTTTAAAATTATTAAGCTATATGATAATAATTTATATAATAAACATAATCAATCAATTACAATGATTAATCCAATATTAATAAGAAATAAAAAAGTATTTAAATCTGTTGATTAAAGAATAGAATATTTTGATTACTTAAATTTAATACTTTCATATCTGAATTATCGTATTTACAATTTTTAAATTTATCCGGTAACCAACAATATATTATATTATCAACTATATTATTTATTTGTAAAGGTGTTCTTGACAATTTATATAGATCATATGTATGGTTATTAATTATTTTTATATTATCGCCAACCTTAAAATTTAATGAATTAATATTTGAACAGGTTAAACCTATTTTATCATTGTTTATTTGAACAATATTTACTTTTAATATATCTAATGAATTAAATTCTGTATCCGATATATCTTTTATTTGAATAGTAATTTTGCTTATATCATTCATATGAATTTCATGTTTATGAATTGGTATATAAATTCCAAACAAACCTTTCGGAGTAGTTATTGTATCTTCTTGTTGCATATGGATTAATACATTTAATTCAGGTATTTTTAATATTAGTACAGGGATCGAAAATATATAATTATCTTCAATTGGTATTATCATTTTACTTACATACCGAATATCTTTTGATTCAATATTATTGTCGAATAGATCTATTATATAATTATATCGAGATGAATTAATACTCTTCCTTTGGCTTGAATTAATACTTATTGATTTTAACCTTTCTTCAATAACTTCTTCATTTTCCTCTACAACTTCTATTACTTCTTCTGATACTTCATTATCTTTATTTTCAACCAAATTTTCTATACTAGTTCCAAATACATTCTTTTTTTGTTTAATCTCTAATTCTTCGTTTATAACAGGCAATTTATTTTGTTGTTCCCTCTGTTTTATTAGTTCTTCAAAACTAGTTGCTTTATTAATATTATTAGTAACTACTACTTGATTTTCTAATTCAGGTCTATATAGCTCCCTATACTTTCCAACCTCAGTATCCAAAAGTATTTTATTTAATTCGCTTATATCATCACTATTATTATTCTTAAAAACAGTTTCTAATGTAGTTATAAATGAATTATAATTTTCATCGCCAGAAATATCTTTATTAAATTCTTTAGTTATTATAGTCTTAACCATGTTAAACATATAATTTTTATTTATATCTGAATGGAACTGTTCAAATAACGACATAATTAATAGTAGTTAGTTTATAAAAAATAACTAATAAACGTACTTTATTTTCCACATTGAATATAAAACTTATCTCTAAATTTATGCATTGCTTTATCTGTTTTTTTCTTGTTTACATATTTCTTAAAATTTTTACCTTGTAACATATAGACTAGAAAATGTAAACAATAAATCCCACACTCAGTATTTTCGCTTTGATGTTTTTTATCATTAAAAAGGAAGTCAATTTCTTTTCCATGGATATCTTTATATTGTGTTTTTACATCATTTACTAAATTTAAAATTTCTTCACTCGGTTCTCCAGCAGCAGAATCAAAATGATATATTGTTGGCTTCTTCTTTCTATTCTTACCCTTCAAATCTATAAAAACAGAAAACCAATGTTGACCAGACTGATTATGTGGATCAGTATTAAATACAACTCCAATTGATTCGTAATTATCATGTTCTATTTCATTTAAATCTAAACTACATAGTTCATTTACAATACATTCCCCAGAATCACTTTTTAAATGATAATCAATCGGAGATGCTCCCATATATTTAAATTTTGGATATTGTAATTCATATTGATCCATTACATTATTTATATCTGTTGTATTTAACCATTTTTTTGGATCATTTTTCCAATCATCGGGCATAAAAGGTCTAAAATATTCTTTTAATTTTTCATATTCAGAAAATTTAAAACCTTTTTTTATACCTTCAATATTTAACCAACATGCTTCTTTATTACATTTTGATAACCTTTTAATTTCATTTGTAATCGATTTATGTAATTTCTTTTTTGAACATTTATGATTTATCGAACAATCATAATTATCATTCAAAATATTTGCTATTTTTACTAATCCTTTTTTAGGAATACATGAATTAGTCTCGTTATTATGTGGAGAACAATGTCCTTTATCAAACATTATATATATAATATAACATATTTAAAAAATAAATACGTTTAATAAATAAATATTGTATAATGGAAATCCTTAATGCTAAAAATATAATTATGCAAAATATAAATGATATCTTCCAGAACTATGAATCACATAAAAAAACAGCTGCTTTAGAAATAAAAGAATATTCTTCTAAATTAAATGATGCTCATCTATTAAACAAAAAATTATTAGAAGAAAATAATGAAAAAGATAAACTATTAACTTTAAGTGAACAAAAAATGGTTGATTATGAAGTTATGATTAATAAGATTCAAGATGACGCAAATAAAGAATTATCTGAAAAAGAAAGATTTAATATGTTAAAAGCACAAGATAAAGAAATCCATACAAGAGATATTGAAATAAAAAAACTTCAAACTGAAATTAAAAAATTGAAAGGGGAAACACAAGAGTACCTTACTTTAATAAAAAAATTAGAAAATGAGGACCATGAAAAAGTATATATCGAAGATTGGAAAAATAGAGAAGTAAACAGCTATTATAAAGATAAAGAAAAACTAAAAATAGCTATTAAAGCATATTCAAAACACCTTAATACACATACTATTACAGATGAATGTGTTGGAAGAACCAGTATAGGTATTAATGGATGGTATGAGGATTATATGAATAATACTCAAGATAAATTAGTCGATAAAATGAAAAATATAATTCTTGAACAAGATGAAAATATAGAAGAATCTATTGAAGAAACAATCACCGAACATTGTTCTCCAACTTTAAATAAAGATACACCAGTCATAGAAACTGATGTAACAGTAACAGAAGCATTGACTTCAGATGAAGAAGATCCTCGGGCCGAACCATCTCCAGGTGGAAGCATTGCTTCTAATAAAGAAGAGGAAGAGGATGAGGAAGAGGAAGAGGATGAGGATGATAAAGAAGGGGAAGAGGAAGAGGATGAGGATGATGAAGAACCTATTAGTGTAACAATGATTAAACATTATAGAAAAGAATATTATACAATAGACGGGGAAGTACCTCAATATATTTATTCAATTGAAGATGGAGATCTAGGGGATAAAGTTGGCGAAATAAAAGATAAAAAGAAGATTTTTTATGATAAACAATAATTAAATATTTTCTAAAAATTCAATATATTTTTTTGATATATCATCTTTATTATAAGAATCTTTTCCATTTAAATAAAAGTTTTTTAAGAAACCTTCACAATCAACTGTAAAGTATTTTATTAATTCTGGATCTAGATAATTACTTTTACATACACTCTCAGTATTATGTAACTTTTTAGCTACAGTTTTAATACTTTCTTTAAGGATTTGTTTAATTTCTTTTTTAGTTGATCTTTCACACTTCTTACTTTTTTTAAGTAATGTAGTTATTAATTCCATATTTGCCCCCCATGTTCTAAAATTTTTAGCAGAAAACTTTCCAAAACGTTTAAGATAGTTATTTACGTCAGAAGATTTTATATTATAATATTTTTTTCCAATTCGATAAGAAAAAATACGATCATTCTTATTAAGTGTTCTTTTTTTTTCTTTTAAAGTTTTAATTATCTTCTTATTCTTAACAGTACAAATATTTCTAACTTTTTTTTTCCCTATAAAATCTATTACTACTCCTTTCTTTTTAACTTTAATGTGTTGTTGTTCTAAAGTGGTTGTTCCATATGATTTATTTTTTTTAGAATATCTTTCATTTCCAATTCTAAAATTACATTCCATTATTAGCTTGAGTATCATAGCAATCTGTTTTTCTTTTGTTTCTTGAACACTATATAAATCTTCAGTAATAGATTTATTAATTTTATTAAACTTTTTTCCAAACTCAACCATGTGATTAAATTTTTTATCTTTTTGTTTATCTATAAATTCTTTATTGTAAATATACTGAGGTCTATCTTTATCATCATATCCAATTGCTCTAACTTTACCTTTTTTATCTATATTAATTTTTACATTATTATATGCTGGAGCTATATAGATTCCTTCAGTAATGAATTTTATATAGTTTTTATCCTTGATTTCTTTCTTATCCATATCATAATATTTATGTCTATATTTCTTTTTATCCTTACTTGTTATTTCTCGAATGATATATTCTTCCATATTATTAATTAGATAATTTATTGAAATGTTGAAAAAATATTATATAATATATATTAAATGTTAAATTATAAATTTATCACATGTTATATTGTAGGTGCTTTAGTATTTATTCTACTAATCGAAAATATGAAAAAAATAACTGAAGGTATGGAAGAAGCTGTTGCTGGACCAGTTGAAGAAGTTGAACCAGTTGAACCAGTTGAACCAGTTGAACCAGTTGAAGATGTTGCATCTGCTGACGGAGAATCTGGATCATTGATGGATTCATTAATAGACATGGCAGGTAACGTATTCACCTTTATTGTTCATATTTTAACTCTTGTTCTACTCATATACATTGCTATGAAAGTAAAAGGAGGGAATGTTAAACCTACTCCACCTGTTTAAACGTTAGTTTTTTCCATAATTTTTTTTGCTATTCTACAATATTTTTGATCATCTTCAATTCTCCATAATTTTATGTCTTCTTCTGAAATATTATCATCTTTATAATCAGAGATTAAATTTAATACTAATCCTCTAATCTGATATGGTATTCCAGTATAATTATAATACGCCATATTTCTATCTCTTTCAGCAAATATTTTTTCATCATTTAAAATAAATGAATAAATAAACCTTTCTCTACGATCAGTACGGTCCTTGTCCAAACATTCATAATATTTACCTGCGTGTGTTTCCCACATATCATAATGATAATTATATGTTTCTATTTCCTCCACATTTTTTTTTTGTTTTAATATTTCAATACATATATCTCTGACCGGTATCAAACGCATAAGATATAAGTAATTTAATTGAAAAGATTTTAAAGGTTCTAAAATGTCCCCCATTATTGTTAATCTTTATAAAAAAATTTTAATTACGACGTACCCTTCTTTTAGATGATCTATTCTTTCTCCTTGTATTCTTTCTTCTTTTAGTATTCTTTCTTCTTTTAGTATTCTTTCTTCTTGTATTCTTTCTTCTTTTAGTATTCTTTTTTCTTTTTTTGTTCTTAGATTTACGTCTTTTACGAATACGACCCCCGCCTCTTTGTGACCCCCCATCGCCACAGAGTATTGATGACAGCTTTTTATGTTTATCCCGAATTTCTTTGGTAGTATTATCCAGGTTATTTAAAAGGGATTCTATACTACCGCTGTCGCTGCCTCTATTAGTTTCATTTCTAGTAACATCATCACCGCCAGAGGGTTTATCATCTTCAGAAGCATTATTATATTCGTCCATCAGCCCTTTTACAGAACTTCCTGAAAAATTTTCTACTATTATATTTAATAATTGATGATTATTTTCATCTTTAAAAATTTCATCAATTATTAAAGTAATTTTATCACTACTAAAAGACCCCGAGGGAATTTCTATATCAGTCATCGCTGTTATTAACTCTTTAATTAATTTTTGAATATTTTCCTCTTTTAATTTTTCTTTTATGATACTTACAATATCCATATATTTTCTTTCAGTTATAAGATTAACTATTTCTGTAATAGTCCCTTTATTATCTACAGCTAATCTGGTAAACTGAAAAGGATTTTTAGTCGCAAATTTTACTAATTTTCCAATTAAATTATTTATTTTATCCATCTTGTCTTCCCCCCTGGATCCGATAATATCTGTCACTTTACTAGTTACCCATTTCACAATGTTGCCTAATATTTGTTTTTCTTTCTCATCAAGTTCGGTAATAGGTCCTTCAGTTCCTTTCTCTTTATCATCTTCTACTTCACCCCTTTCTTCTTCTTCACCACCTACTTCACCCCTTTCTTCTTCTTCACCACCTACTTCTACTTCATCACCTACTTCTTCTTCGACCTCCTCCTTCAGAACGTCTTCAAGTCGAAAAGTCCCTAATTTATCACCATTAGTATCAGACCTACCCCACCCCCATCCACGATTATCCCCACCGTGGTTCTCACTAAACACCCTAATTCTTTCTCCCTTATTGAACTTGAGGAAGGTATCTCCCACGTCGCTCGAACGACTGTCCACCTTAGCAATCGCTTCGTAGAGATGTTCTGCCCCACCTCTAAGTCTTAGAACAAGGTGAAGGGTTGACTCCTTCTGGATATTGTAGTCTGCCAAAGTGCGTCCGTCTTCAAGTTGTTTTCCAGCAAAAATAAGGCGCTGTTGATCTGGAGGAATACCTTCTTTATCTTGAATTTTAGCTTTAATATTTTCTATTAAGTCTGAACCTTCAACTTCAAGAGTTATTGTCTTTCCTGTAAGTGTTTTAACAAATATTTGCATATATAATAATGGTATATTTTATTATGCTTTCAACTTTTTAATTTTATCTACTTCTTCTTTGACTTCTCTTTCTCTTTCTCCTCGTATTCTTTTTTCGTGTATTCTTAGTTTTGCTTCTTCTAGTCTTTCTTCTAGTCTTTCTTCTAGTCTTTCTTTTAGTCTTTCTTCTAGTCTTTCTTCTAGTCTTTCTTTTAGTCTTTCTTCTAGTCTTTCTATTTCTTTTTATCGATGTACCGCCTCCCGACAGCCCCCCCTCCTCCTCCCCCGCCTTCTCCTCCTCCGTCTCCTCCTCCGCCTTCTCCTCCTCCTCCGTCTGCCCCTCCTCCTCCACCGTCTGCCCCTCCTCCTCCACCGTCTGCCCCTCCTCCTCCACCGGCTCCTCCTCCACCGGCTCCGGCTCCTCCACCGGCTCCGGCTCCTCCACCGTCTCCTCCTCCACCGGCTCCGGCTCCTCCATACCACCTCTAAGTCTTAGAACAAGGTGAAGGGTTGACTCCTTCTGGATATTGTAGTCTGCCAAAGTGCGTCCGTCTTCAAGTTGTTTTCCAGCAAAAATAAGGCGCTGTTGATCTGGAGGAATACCTTCTTTATCTTGAATTTTAGCTTTAATATTTTCTATTAAGTCTGAACCTTCAACTTCAAGAGTTATTGTCTTTCCTGTGAGTGTTTTAACAAATATTTGCATATATATATATATATAATAGATAATTTTATGCTTTCAACTTTTTAATTTTATATGATATAACTTCTTCTCTATTTAACCAAATATCATTAATAGCTTCATCTAATTTATCTTGTTCGGTTAAATATTTTGATAAATTTTGTTTAATATTTACTTTATTAATACCTTTTTTAGTTTTTCGTTCTTGACAACGTAGTTTTCCTGTTTCTGTATTTAGATCTTTTACATTGTGATCTACCATAAATTTAGTTATTTCGGGTTCAAGTTCTTTATTTCTTACCTTTTTAAGGTCTTTTAATTGTTTTTCGAGAACATCTATCTGTTTATCAATGTTAACCCATCGTTGAACTTTTTCTTTAAAATAATTTATTTCGTTTTGGGGAATTTTTTCGAATGGATTCATAATACTCATTTTATATCAATTACTTTTAAATTATTTTTAAAAATTAAATTTAAACTTACCTTTTTTAATCATCATCAAATAAAGCAAACTCTTGAACAACTACTTTTTCTTTCTTTTTCCGTGTTCTTTTCTTTAATTCCTCTCCATTATGAAATATTGTAAAATTCAACTTCCGATATAAAGTTAGACGCTTTCCACATTGTTTTTCAAACATCGAAAAATTATCCTGTAAATCTATAATTAATGGATGAAATTCACGATCACACGCTTTCTTTCGAAAAACACGTCCTACCGACTGTTCAACATCAGATTTAGGAGAAGCTAAAATAACAGTATCCAATTTAGGTATATCCATCCCTTCTGCTGCCATTGAAAATGTTGCTAACAAAATATCTTTTTCTTGTGATTCCCTCAATTCATCGGGTTTCATTCCACCTACATAATAACCACGTGAATAATCTTTTAATAGATTATACATACATTCTAAATGCCCTCGTCTATCACTAAGTATAAGGACATTTCTACCTAATTTATTATATTTTATTGTTTCTTCGATAATCATTTTAGTTCGAGGTAAATAATTACAAATATTATTAATCATTTTAGGCATACATGGTTCTTTTCTAAAGTTTAGTTCTTCTTTACAATATTCTTCTTCAGTAAAATTACAATCTATTAATTGAACTTCAGCATAATCTTCATTTTTTTTCACTTGATTAAAAACAATATCACCCATATACCATTCGAATACTTTTGATAAACCATCTTTTCTCTTAGGGGTTGCTGATAAACCAAGCATGTATTTTGAAGCCACTTTCGCCATTGACTTAGAAAAAACTTCTGCTCCTAAATGATGACATTCATCAAAAATAGCTAAACCAAATGAATCAAATGTTCCTTCTTCATATTCTTTCATTGACAAACTTTGAACCATCGCAAGAACAATATCTTTATCTTCAATTTCAACTGTATTTTGTTGTATCTTACCTATCCGAGCAGTTGGTAAAAATTCCAGTATTCTATCCCTCCATTGTGTCATTAAAAAATCTTTGTGGACAACAACAATAGTCTTTACAGATAATACTGAAGCAATATGTAACGCTAATACAGTTTTTCCACCACCACATTTGATTGAGATGATACCACCACCTTTTTCTTTTGCGTTTTTTAAATATAATTCTTCAATTGGAACTTGTTCAGATCGAAGATCTCCTTTGAATTTAATATTTATTTTATCCCCTTCTTCCATTTTATTTACTTTTGGAAAACCGAACTTTTTAAGACCATAAAATCGAGGGATATAAAGTTTTTTTGGACTTTCCATATAAACCTGAAAACCAGAATCTTTATTTTGATTTTTATTAAATGTAAATGGTTTTACGAATAATTCACTTTTTATCTGCTTTAATTCTTTAGGAGAAAAATTAGATTTTTTTATCGTATAACCATTCTTAGATAATTTAGTATCCATATTAAACTATATATATTATATATAATTATGCTTAAATAACTATTTAATATCAATAATAGTATCTACAGAGGTTCCTTCTTTAATAGGGACCCACTTATTAAATTCTTTTTTAAATTTACATTCAACAATACATTCTTCTTTTGAACTAATTAATTCTTTTAGCCATTTTGATGTTTTAATATCTGGTACTGAAGCATATGAATGTTTTTGAATATTAGTTTTTTGTTCATTGTGAATATATAGTTCATATATATCGGGATTAACAGTTTCGATTATTCGAAATGAAACATGTTCTTTATTTGATGAGTTTACTTTTTTATAATCATCATCTTTCATAATATAAAGAAGTTTAGAGTAAGAAGGTTTTAGTGGTACAAAATAGAAACCACGGACTCTATAAGATAAACTTGGAATAAATTCATCAATAATATATTGAATTTCTTGAATATCGAAGTATTTTTTAATCATAATGGGACATACATTACAAAATGAATCATCAATGTATTTATGCTCCATAATATCAATAATATGATTAATACGATCGTGAATTTGAACAGTTTTCATAGACTTACCATCCATATTGTAAATATCACCAATTAATAGAGACCATTCATTATTTTTATCTCGGATAAGTTCAGTTTCAAATAAAGATCCATCAAATAATTCTGGATTAAATCGATAATGAGCTATAAATATTTTTGGATATTCATAACCATCTTTAATTTTTTTATCAATTAGAAAACAATAGTTAGTATCATTAATTTGTGTACAAAATAGAAGATAGGGTGTCCCGGATGTTTTTAGACATACAATATGAGGATTATTAAGATTATTTTCAAAATTATCATTATATATTCTTGCGTATCTCATATTATATGTCATACCTGTTTTAAGTTTCATATTATCGAGAATATATTTTTTCATTGAATTATCAGTTACATTATCAATTTTTTTATTACAAAAACTCGTTTGTGTAATATGTTTTGGGTCCATTTGAATATATTTAATATTATTTATTATATCTTTAATATAAGAAATCAAATTTAAAGTTTTTATTATATTAATAATAAATAATAATAAATGGAACATCAGGATTGGGAACAATATATAGTTCATTGTAAATCATCTGAAAGGGATAAAAATGGAAAGTTAAAAAAGAATAAACATAAAGATAATACAAAAGATAATATATTAGAAAAAAAGGTTGAAACTGGAAATCTAAAACATAAAAAGATAACAAAAGAATTATCACAAGAAATACAAAAAGCTAGATTATCGAAAGGTTTAACTCAGAAAGATTTGGCGAATCAATTATCAATACCTCAAACTATTATAAATGATATTGAATGTGGGAAGGCAATATATAATGGCCAACAGATTTCAAAAATTAAAAGAAAATTAGGATTAAAATGAATAAAATAAAATAAGATAAAATAAAATAATAATATATTGTATAATGGCACAACATTTTATTAAAGATTCATTAATTGAAAGTGGTTCTGATGGATCATGTAATGCAGATTCAGTATTTAATAGTGATAAAGCCATAAAGGGAGAAGGAAGAATATTTGGTGACTTTTATGTATGTGGTAAACCCGGAACAGATGGAGACTGTAAAATTCTATCTTCAAGTGAATGGAAAGGTATATGGGCAAATTGTGAAGAAAAAGATGGCGACGAGTGTTATAATGCCGCAACAAATAGTACTCCGGGAGTAAATCAATTTCATATGGGAGCATGTTCAGATGGTTCAGATGTATTTGACCCTAAGACAAATACAGGATCTCCTAGTTGTGGATTCGGGGCAATAAGAAGGAGGTCTGGTCAAACATGGGATGCCCAAGGGTTTGATAGTGAGGCCGAATGTACAGAAGAATATCCACGTTGGAGTCAGGACCCTGGCGCAGTATCATTCGGTTCAAGGTGTGGAATTGGTAAAATAAATAAAGGAAAGGCGACGGGTAAAAGACCCGCATATCCTAATAAAAAAGGAGTATTAACAACGATAGGCAATAGATCATCGTCGAGTAAGGGGACTAACCCCATTCAAAGTATGAATTATGATGATAAATATCATGATGACACTACTAAATTAACACCATGTCCATCTGTATTATCTAGTAAATTAACATGTTACGGGGATGGATTTCACGGAGTAAAAACCGGACATGGTTGTGGTATGGGTAGTGATACAGAACCTCAACACGCTTTAAATTTTTGTAAAAGACCAGATGCTCATTTTGAGGATTTAAATATATTACAGTGTTGTCTTGGAGAAAAGGGTAGTGTTAGAACAGATGGAAATGCTGATGCGGGTCATAAATATTGTCCACGAGGTTTTTGTAGAACAAATATCGAGTTTTCTAAAATACCTGCGGATGAGATGACTAAATGTATTGAAGATGAAGAAAAACAAACTGATAAAAAAGTTTGTTATAAATTAAGTGATAAATGTAATCAAAGGTTAAAAAAAATATGTACTAGAGAGGTTTTCTTTAAAGAAAAGGGAAGTGATTGGTTGAACATCTTACCATACTGTAATACATGGGCCGCGGTTCAACCTGGAGAATTTAAAAAAATAGCATCTGAAATATGTAGTATTCCTTATGACAATTCAAATCCAGAAAAGAATGATTTAAGTGCTAAATCTGCTGAAAATACTAAAAAACAAGAAACATTAGAAAAATTATTTACAAATAGATTATGTAGAGATTATATACAATCGGAATGGGAAATTAATAAAGCTAAATTGGATGATATATGTCAATATGCTGTTGAAGAAAAAACCTCGGGGAGATGCTATGGTACTGATAAAGATTTATACCCTGAAAAAGATCCTGACCAACCCCCGGGGAAACAAGATAGTGTTAAAGCTACACCCGAAAAGCCGTGTTGGCAGAAAACATTATTAGGAAATAAAAAATGGGCAAAAGACACGTGTCCTTGTTTCTATCCTGAAGGATATTTCAGATGGTATAAACAACAGAAATTTAATAAAGGAGATTCAACAAGTAATATTGCTGCTAGTGGTAATGTTAAACCAGAATGTTATATGCCAGAATGTCAAAGAACATTATTATATGATAAAACAGGTTTAACTGGAGGATGTCCCAGTTTACAAATATGTTCCCAATCAATTGAAAGAAATATTGTAAGTATTGGAGGTGATAATTTAAAAGATGGACAAAGTAGTAATACAATTAAATTACCCAGAGGCGGGGATAAACAACAATGTAATTTCTCAAATGTAATAAAAGAAAAAACAGTGACAGACACTACAAACAGAGATGGTGGAAGTGGAGGGAGCGACAGCGGCGGTGGCGGTGGCAGCGGTGGCGGTGGCAGCGGCGGTGGCAGCGGTGGCAGCGGCGGTGGCAGCGGCGGTGGCGGTGGCGGTGGCAGCGGCAGCAGCGATGGAGGTGGAGGATTCGATGATGATGATGATTTTAGCGATGATGTTGAAGACGATGAAGAAGAAGAATCAATGGTAGAAAAGTATCTTCCTTTAGGTATTTTCGCAGTTATAGTTGGTATAATCATCTTTGTTGCTGTTAATAAAATGAATAAAGGGGATGGATTTCAAAATCAAGCAACGAATATGGTAAATGCGGTGCAAAATCCTATGGGTGGTCCTATGGGTGGTCCTATGGGTCAATTCGTTCCTGCTCCATTAATGTAATACTTTAAGCTATTTTCATAATAATTTTAAATAATATATAAATAATTATAAAGTTCCATAATAAAGACCATACTATTATTCTATAATTACCAAGACGATCTATAATAACCTCTGAACTTGCTTTTTGTTCAACGGTATTCTCCATATACATATCAATTGATGTATCGATAAGATTTTTAGCAAGTGATTCTGCTTTAGCAGATTGTTTTAATAATATACCTGTTGGTTCTTTGTTTTTAATTGTTCTTTTTGGATCACACACACCATAACTATCGATGTATGTAATTCCTTGACCTATATTTGTATTTTGATTAATAAATTGACTTACTTGACTTTCTATTGAATTTGTCATATTTGCTTCTTGTGTTGCTTCAGTATTTATAACAGCATCCATTTGAGCTTGTTTTACACCTTGTTCTTTTAATGTGCTTTCAACCTCGGCCTTTACATCATTTACAACTTCTTGTACTTTTTTAGTTGTTACTGAATTAGAACTTACATGTTCAATGGTTCCTTTTTGAAGGACATTTGGACAACAACCATATGATTTTATTTTACGTTTTCCATATTTCCAATATAATTTATCTCTTTTTTTCCTTTCCTCTATCCATTGTTTCGAATCTTTGGTTACTTCATTAATACATTCATTATCTCCATCACATCTTTCTATTTTCTCAAATAGATTATTATCACAAAAAACTTTTGCTGTTTGATCTATTGATTGATTTGATGTTGATAACTGTATATTATCATCAATAAATTCATTCACAAGATTACTAATTGCTTTTGTTTCAACCTTTACATCCATATCTGGTTTTTTAAATTCAACCTTCCCACTTGTTGTATCTGAATGATGTGGCATATTTGCCGCATCTAAACCTAATCCTTTTTGTTGTGTTTCATAACAAAAATCGAATTTAAAATCGCTATATGTATTTATTAATCCTATCGGTATACTATATGGAGCACATATAGTATTTTTTAAAAATGTTAACATAGTTAATATATAATAATATAATAATTTAAAAAAAACAAAACATCCCTCTAAACCCTAAACCATGTTTATATAAACACATAATTATACCTATTAATAAATAGACTATTAACATAAATAATAAAGTGAAAAAATGTGTTATATCTACTATACCCATAGTTGCCATAAGTACTCCTTGATGACCTACTTTTAAAGGTGCGATACCCTTGATAAGGAGTGTGCTTATGAAAAAGAATAAAGCATAAGTAGCTACTATCATGGCTACTGTCATGAAAGCATATGTGTACATTTTTGGTAAACTAACATCTGAAATTTTTGATTTTTTAGAAGCCGACATTTCAACTATATTTTTTTCTATTTGATATAAGATTGTCTTAGTTATATTTTCAGCAGCAACATCAACATTTACAGCTTGATCAAGGGTTCCAGCACTAGGAGGATCGCCACACTTATTAATACATTTCAAAGGTCCTAAATATTCTAAGTGAACATGTTGAGAATTTTGAACATTTGTATCAAGAAGTTTTTGTAGTATTTTTTCTGTCCTTCTTATATTTGTCAATTCACTTTTAGCAATTGCTTGGTCTATAGCAATCATTTTTGGATCATCACCACTTTTTCCAGCATCTACTCTCATTTCCATTTCAGATTTTACTTCTTGAATAACTGTATTATACATTTCTTTAGTATCTTTTAAAATATCAGCATTAACAGCTTCAAGTTTAACTTGTCCACTCTGAGAAACATCATAACAACAACCATAAGCGGGACACCCTGTCCCTTCAATTTTTTTACCCCACCATGTCCTTTGAACATCTTTTAATTCATAATGTCGATCAGAAAACGGTTTCGATCCACAATCTATAGTTATTTTTTGATCAATTGTTACATCTTGATTTACTTGACTCGTTGACTTTTGTATTAACTTTGATACTTTATTTTGAGAAGAAGAAACTACAGTATCCGATCTTATAATTTGTTTTGGATCTGCCATATCTTCATCTGATTTATCGGAATATGCTTCCCCCATTAGAAATCCACCAAGGAAGTCCATAAATGTAGTCATTATATATATATATAATTAATATATATAATTTAAAAAAGTAATGTTTAAGGATTAAAAAATTTATGGCCCTTTGCCACGAGGCCTAGCCCCCTTCACTTTCTTTCTCCCAGGCATAGGAGCCGCCGCTTCGGCTTGGGCTTGGACTTGAGCAGCCATCGCCTCCTTGGCTTGTTCCATTACACCACCGGTACCACCTTTACCACCTCCACCAATCTTTTTAGCGAGCATATATAATCCTAAACCAATACCAAAAATAACTCCTGCCCATATTAATAATGATATGATACATTGGGGACTAAAATCTGAAATTTCCGTGGCGGCTTTTAAATCTTTTTCACTCATTCTTTCACTGATAGTTTCGAGTGTTGCGGTAACTAATTGGTCAGATATAATATCTATTTGAGCAGATTGTTCTAATAGAGGTCCTCTGGGACCAGCCCCTCTCGGATTATCTTTATCATCCCCACATGGATCTTCACATTTAACTGGGGTTCTATATTCAATAACTATTTGTTGATCTTCCTCAATTTGATTTGTTTTAATAGTAGTTAAAACTTTTTCTAAATTCTTTTTAATATCTTCTTTGGATTTATCCATTTCTGCGGCTATTGCTGTTAAACCTTTATTTCCACCACTTAATTCCATATCTGTTGATTTTTCTAATGAAGTTTTAATATCATTATAAATTTGTTCCGATTCATTTGTAATAGACTCGTTAAAACTTGCGATATTAACTTCCGCGTCTTGCTTAATACTATAAGCACATCCATACTGATAACCGCAATCAGCATATTCAAATAATCCTAAAAATTTCTTTTTCATTGGACGATTATACATTTTTGCATTTTCATTAAATTCTCCAACTTGCTTTACAATAATAGATTGACCACTTTTTATAAAAGTATTTTCAACATTTGTATGTTTTTCAATTGTATTTTTTACACTAGTTTTTATATCTTCTATAGCAGAAGCAGAAATCCCCAGTTGAGCTTCTGAACCACTCGCATTAGCACCTCCTCCTGAACAAGCATTTCCCATTTATATTATACTTATATAAAAAAAATATTAATAAAACTGAAAAGATAAAGGTTAATTTATTTGTCATTATTTTCTTCTATACCTGATAAAAAATCATCAATTGGTTTATTTTCTTCATTTTCTACTTTTTCAATGATTTCCTCAACCTCTTCTTCTTCTTCAACTACTTTATTAGACTCTTTTTCACTTTTATCTTTACATGTACATGTTACTTCTTCTCCACCTTCTTTAACTTCTTTAACTTCTTTAACTTCTTCTCCACCTTCTTTAACTTCTTTAACTTCTTCTCCACCTTCTTTAACTTCTTTAACTTCTTCTCCACCTTCTTTAACTTCTTTAACTTCTTCTTCTCCACCTTCTTTAACTTCTTTAACTTCTTCTTTAACTCCATCTTCTTCATTATTTTTTAAAGGGGGTACAATAGTAATATCTTCGCTATTTGATGAATTATTTATTTTATCAATTTTTATAATATTCAATTTTTGATCATCCTCAGATATTTCTTCTTCATTAACAATTAAATCTTCAATTCCATCTGTAAAGTCTTTTTTATTCATCTTAATAGTCTTATCTAATTTATAAATAGTACACTTGTCTAAACCATTACATATAGATGGAACAGATACTTCATAATTAGCAAATTTTGCATTAAATTGTTTAATAACAGCGTCATCAATAATAGGACCCGCCTCAATTAGACGATCATATTCTGCCCGTGATAATTTAAGGAAATCACTTTGAATCACTCTTCGAGATGGATCTAGGGCTAATTCAATCGCAATATTTCTTTGTAATTTTCCCCAGGAAACCCCTGCTATTCTGTGGGCTTCCATTAATTCAGCAACTTTTAAGAAATTTTGTAAAGTAGATATAATACCTGCAAAAATATTAACACCTCCAACGGCAGCAGAAGCAATAGACTTACTTTCAGCTGGGACAAACGAATCCATACCTACATTTGCAGCTCCTGTAAGTGTGGATAAAATAATAACTGGAATTGAAAAGCAGTAATACCATTTACGATAACTTTTTTCACATCTTCCATGTAACCATCGATAACATGAAGCTTTTTCTGACCATTCTGCTAAAAGTGCTTCGCATTCATCGGTCCAAACATTTTCTTCAGGAGTTACTTTCTCTTCTTTTTTAGTTTTGACATTATTCATATTTTATAATTTAATTTAACATTTTTTTTTGAGACTTTATGACGGAGTATTGTAAATTTGATTTAAAAAAATAATATTAATTTACTATTAAATTACTATTAATGGAAACAAAAATAACATTCGGAAAATATAAAGGTAAATCTATAAAATATATATATAATATAGACAAACAATATATAAAATGGTTATGTTCTCAAACATGGTATAAAGAACGACATACTGATTTATATAATGCTTCAATAAAAATTATGGATGATATTAAAATTGAAAAATATGAAGATAAATTTTTAGTTTACACTGACGGTGCTTGTCCTGATAATGGAACCCCGAAAGCACGTTCATCAATAGGTATTCACTTTTCAGAAAAAAATAGTATCAAATTAAATGATATTAGCGAAAAATTAATACTTAATAATCATTCAAATAATATTGCCGAATTATTAGCTATAAAAAAAGCACTTGAATTATTAATATCAAATAACATTAAAGTACCTATTCAACTATACACAGATTCTTCATATTGTAAATCTATTTTAGATGAATGGTATAATAAATGGGTTAAAAATAATCTTTTAGATAATAAGAAAAATCTAGATATAATAAAAAAGACATATGATCTTTATACTGAAATAAATAATATAACAATTTATTATGTTAAGGCACATACAAACAGTAATGATGAACATTCATATGGAAATAGAATGGCAGATAAATTAGCTCGAAATGCTATAAAAAGTTAACATTTTGATTTAATAAGTAGTAATAATAATATTATACCCGCGATTAATATATAATGAATATTGTCTAACATACCTTTTTCTTCTTTATCTTTACCTTCATCTTCAGGTACATTTTTTCTCTCGAGACCATTTGATCCACAATTACATTTGCTCATTTATTATAAATAATATTTTTTTATGCTACCATTTCCGCTTTTAGTGGAGGATGGAAATTATAATTATTTATCTTAAATTGACTCTCATTAATATTATCTATATCAATAATATCCCCAATTATCTCTAATGTAGGAAAATGATATGTATGCCTCTTTAATTGTATCTCAACTTCATTATAATGATTTGAATATATATGACAATCGCCTAATATATGATATAAAAATCGAGGTATTTTATCTGTTATCTTCCCAATAATATGTAATAAGAATGAATATGAAGCTATATTAAATGGAACCCCTAGAAACATATCCCCGGATCTCTGATACATTTGTCCATCTATATAATCTCCATCAACATAAATTTGAAAAAGAATATGACATGGTGGTAAAGCCATTTTATCAAGGTCAGGAGGGTTCCACGCAGACATTATAATCCTCCTACTTGTTGGATCATTTTTAATAAGATCAATCATATATCGTAATTGATCAACACCCATAGATTCACTTCTATTGTAGTCACCACCAAAATTCCTCCATTGATATCCATAAATAGGTCCCAAATCACCTTCATCATAATCTAATCCACGACTATCCATATACTCTTTAGAAGAATTTCCATCCCAAATATGAACATTCTTTTTTTGGAGTTCTTTATTATTTGTAGAACCACTAATGAACCATAATAATTCTCGTAATATAGTTTTCCATCCCATTTTCTTAGTTGTCAGTAATGGAAACCCTTCCCTTAAATCAAATGACATTTTCTCTCCAAAACTAGAAATAACTTGAGAATTACGTGTATCTCGTTTAGTACCATTACAATATACACTATTCAATAATCTTAAATATTCTTGTTCTCCCTCATTTACTGTTAATTTATTTTGATAAATATTAAATGAATAATCTATCATAACCGAACTCCTCTCATGTTTTTCGGATGGGTTTTGATTTGTATATATCCTAGCTTTACCATGGCAAGGTTTATTAAAAACTTTAACATAATCATCTCCAATGAGTATGTTAGACTTTACCAATGAAGAATTTAATGTATGATGCCAATGATTAGTTATATTAAATGAAGGTTCACATTTTGTTTCATATATGAAATCAACTCCAACTTTATATGCTTCTTCATATAAAGAAGCCCCTCCGATTATAAAAGTTTCAGGATCATCTTTCATATATTCTGAGCATGTGCTTCTATCAAAATTATGACTACATGATCTATGTTTATCCATAAACTCGGAAAACGATCTATAAACAATGTCCGGTCTTTTATCTTGACTTATTAATTCATCATAATGATTATTACTTATAACAATATTTATCCTTTTATTTAATGGTTTTTTAGGAAGACTTACCCATGTATTATATCCCATAACAACAATATGTCCAATGGTTGTTGATTTAAACCAATCTAAATCATCTTTTATATGATATATTAATCCTCCATCAATACCAATATTATTCTTATTATCTCTATTAAAAATAATATTTAAACTCATTTTTTTTATTAATTTACTATTATTAATAAAATTTTAAATCAAATTTAATAAAATATATACTTTAAATCATTCCTCTTTATCATATATTAAATTAGGATTATCCTCTCCAGTATCTCCTGTATCTCCACTATCACTATCACTATCACTATCACTATCACTATCACTATCACTCTCACTAATATCATAATGTTTACCTTCTAATTTATCTCTATATATACCAATCATCTTAATAATATGACTATTATTTTCTTTAAAAATTTCTTTAGCTATATCGGTAATCATATATATTTTAGTGAATAAGGTAAAGAAGGGACTACCGTGAAATAACTTACTTTTTAATGCGAAATATTCATCATCAATATAATTAATCATTTCTTTAAAAGAATCTTCATCATCGATTAATTTACTTAGATTAATATTATTATAAATATTATCAATGCATTGATCAATATCTTTTAAGATTCGGTCACATTCAATATATGTAGAATTATTTGTTAATAAAAATAAATTTGTAAATGTAAGATATATCGCATACTCAATATCAACTATATTATCAACTTGAACATAATCATCCTGTTCAATCAATTTTCCTCTTCCAGCTGTAATAACTGCTTTTTCATTTAAATTTAAAAGGATTTGTCGGTTTGAATTAACTTTTTCAACTAATGTATTCATCTTTATAATAAATTAATACATTATATTTTCTTAAATAATTTAGAAAAGAATTAGATAAATTAAATTTAAGCTCTAAGGACAGACATTAGGGGTTCGAAAATGAACTTAACGCATAGACCAAGGAGGACCGCGAATACGAGAGAGTGGAAGATTAAGAGGTTAGTTCCCTGTAATTTGAAGGAAAGACCAACAACACCTCCGATTTTTTGGAGAAGTTCTTCAACAAATTTGAATGTAGCAGAATTAGCAACGACGTAGAAAAGGACGCCTCCAACTAAAGCAATTTGAACGAGTTTTTCGTTAAATAAACCAGTAACACTTTCGACAACTTTTTGAACCATTTTTATACTTTATATTTAGATAAAAATTTTGAATATTCGTATTAATTAGTATTTTTTAAATATTCTGAATGGATATATATATTTTCAAAAAATAAATAATTATTTTGCTTTAATATTCCATCCATTTGTTCACGATCTTTATTAGATTCTAAAACAATACAATCAAACTTACATTTTTTAAAAATACTCCATATAGGATTTTTTGTATTTATAAAACATAAATTAAAATTTTTTTTAAATCCTTTAATTTCCTTTATTAAATTCTTTTCACGAACTTTGCCATCTATCTTTATATTTTCCATATTCCAACCATTACTCTTAATTATATCCATTATTTCAGAATCTATCCCCAATACTTCAATTGTTTGATTATTAAATATATCACATAATATACCTTGAACAGGATGAGAATCTACATTTAAAGTATTTACAATTTCAGGTATTTTTATTTCTATATTTTCTAATGTAATCTTTATTGGCTTATATACATTATAATTATGAATACTTATTAACTTAATAGTATCATAATAATTATCCATTGGTCTATCTAAACCCTTCCCATAATAAAAAGAAAAAGCTTCAGAATTTATATCTTCCCACTTAAATCCCCCTTTATTCCAATATTCTTTTGTATGGAATAATGTAGATTCATATCCAATAGCATTATTATCAACTTTATATAACTGTTTTCCATATATATCATAAGCTAACATAGACTTACAATAAGTACATTCAATTTTATTTCTTTTCAAAAAATCAAGTTTACGTTTAATCACTTTAGGATTATAAACAGTATCAAAATCTAAATGAAATATATAATCATTACTAGTTAAACCAACAGCATAATCTCTTTTAAATCCATTTGGTAGAATACCGGCTTTATTAAAAAAATTCCAAATTATTTTTTCTTCTTTATCATCTTTAAATTCAATTTTTTCTAAATACTCACTTGAACATATTCTTATATATAATATATTTTCATGAATAGGTATATGTTCACTATGATCTTCTTTAGAATCATCAATTATGATCCATTCTAATTTATCCTTGGGATAATCAAGTGTTTCCCAATGATAATTAAATAATTTATAAAATTGTGACCAATCATGTAGAATTGTAACAATTGAAACAGAAGGAGAATCAGACATTAATAATAATAATAAAGTAATATATCTCTTTAAATAAACGTTAATAATCTATTTTTTTATGTCCAGATTCTTTTAAAAAAGCTTCGGGTATATCATCCGAACAATTTAATATTTTTTCTCTTAAATAACAGACAAATGTTAAGCGTGTATATTTATTATTTAATCCAACTGTCCCTACTTCTGGATTATCTTTAAAAGCATAATCAATTGTATCATTATATAATTTATCTTCTTCTGTTTCATATATTTCTGTATTTGAATGCCATTGATGTACATCCATGGCCAAGAAATCCCCCGATCTAACATCCACTCCAACTCCAAATTGAGGAAATACGGTATAGCCTCCATGATACTTACCGCGTTCAATTACAGTTAAATTTCCAAAACCACCTTTAAAGTCACCGGCATCTCTATGTAGAGCCGTTCTAAAATTTCTATTGATTGTAATAGTTGAAAAAGATGTTTCTGGAATTTTAAGATGGGGTTTTTGATTTGCTCTTTCTAATTGTTTTTCATAAGCAGTGGGTATAAGTTTTTTAAAAAGAGCATCTATTCGTTGTATAAAAGGTAATCCACTTTTATATTTATCGTAATTTGTTCTTGTAAAGTGTGTTAATCGACATGGCAATTTACAAAAATTACTTGATGATTCATAAAAACCAATTGGATTTGATGCGACTTGATTATTTACTTTCATTTTTGATATTCCTCCTTCAGACTTAATATATAACATCATTAAATCCTCTTTAGAACTATCACCTGAATATGTTATATTTAATTCTTGTAATTTTCCTTTTACCTCTTCAATTGATAAATTTTCTAAATCTTCTTTTAATTTATTTCCAACAGGATTTAAATAACCGGTTGACCATTTACTTGTATTTATTATATTTCTTTTTTTCCAATATATACTTTCAGTATCTATGGGACCGGCTGAAGCTCCTCTCCCACGACTAGGTTTTGCTAAATCCTTATAAGAACTCCACCCGTTCCTTAATAATGATGGCTTAATACTATTTCTTCTAAATTTTAATAATAGTTTTTCACTTCCATCGTCATCTTTATAATATACATCAACGTTATAGTTTATTACAGGTAGTTTCATGTATGAATCATCTATCCATTTTCCTTCAAGTTTAGATGTTTCTTCATCGGTTAATACTTTATTAATAACTAATTTTTTAGGTCTAGGCATATAATAAAAGAAAGAAAAAAAATTTTAAATTTAACGAATAAATTACATTTTTTTAATAAAAAATAAAAGCAATATCACTATAATAATTAGTAAACCATATTTAAAATAATCTTTATATTTGTCTTTATCTTTTAACCTTTGACTCTTAAAAATATCATAATATTTATCATATAATTCTTCGTGAGAATATTCCTTCTCACCTTTAAATTTATTTACTGAATTATGAATATCAAATAACCATTCAATTAAATCATCTTTATTATCTAATTTTATTGGATTATTTTTTAAATTTTCTTTATAGTGTTCTCTACATATAGGGCATGGAATAGTATATTTTAGAGAATCAAATAGTTTATAATAATTATCTTTATCTTCTTTTGTTGGATTATTTGGATAATTAAATGTTATTGTATGTAAAAATAACCATGCGGAAGGTCCCCAAATTTTTGGATCCATTGTATAATATTATAAATATATATTATTTAAACAAAAAAAAACAATATTGAGTATGGATAATAAAGATACATTAAAAAATTATTGTAATAATTGTGGTAACTATGGTCACTTATATAAAAATTGTAGACACCCGATACTAAGTTATGGTATTATTCTATACCATAGATGTAAAGATACAGAGGAAATTAAAATTGTAATGATAGAAAGAAAAGATTCATTAGCTTATATAGAATTTTTGAGAGGTAAATATGGATCAATATATAATCTTAAATATATTCAATTATTATTCAGTCGTATGTCTATCGATGAAATAGAACGGATTAAGACTAATGATTTTGATACATTATGGAAAGAATTATGGATCCATACTGAAACAATTAATTTTAGAATAAAAAAAGAATATACTAAAAGTAAAGCAAACTTTAATTCTATTAAAAATGGTTATAAAATAAAAGAAAAAAATATAAATTTTGAATATTTATCAGAATCAGTAAAACATAAATATACTTCAAATGAATGGGAAATTCCAAAAGGTAGAAGAAATAACCTTGAAACAAATAAACAGTGTGCTATAAGAGAGTTTAAAGAGGAAACAAATATTAATATAGAATCATTGAATATTATTAATAATGTTATACCTATAATTGAAGAATATGAAGGTATTAATCGTGTTAGATATAAACATATTTATTATATAAGTGAGGCAGAAGAAGAATTTACATTAAAAGTTGACATGGATAACAAAGATCAATATACTGAAATAAAAAATATTGAATGGTTAAATGAAGAAAATTCATGTAGTAAAATACGAGATTATGATACTAAAAAACTTGAAGTCATTAATACATTTTTTAATTTCATAAAAAATTTTCATAAACATGTTACTCTTGAAAAATAATTTTATATTTATAGATAATATAATGGGTGATATTTTGATTGACAAAATAGATGAAGGAATCTTTAAGAAATATGAAAATATTTATAATAGAAATAAAGAAAAAATAAATAAAAAAGAGATTGATGAACTTCAATATGGTTTAAATAAATTTGAGATTAACCGTATGCCCGATAAGAATGATCCTAAATTCATATATGAATTAACTCGACAGGTTCAAATATATCATTGTAAATCGTCATTTAATATTAAAGATATTCAGAGGAAGTGTAATATAGATAATTTTGAATTATCAAATAATCAACAATTTTTAAAAAATTTTATAAATGATGAGACACCTTATAATGGATTACTTATTTTTCATGGGGTTGGTGTTGGAAAGACATGTTCAGCAATTAATATAAGTAGTTCTTTTATTGACTCTAAGAAAGATGATAAAAAGATTATAGCATTAGTTTCAAAAAATATTCAACAAAATTGGCTTAATACTGTTTATAATCCAAATAAGATCGGTAATCAATGTTCCGAAGATATTAGTACTCGTATTGAGGATGAATTAAAAGAGTCAAATAAAAAACCATCAAAATATAAGGTTCGTCGAACAATAAAAGAATATTATGAATTCTATGGTTATTTAGAATTTTCAAATAAACTTAAACGTTTAAGAGATATTCGTATTGGTAATAGAGAATTAGACAAAAATGAAAAAGAATTAATTCTAAAACAAGTCATAAGAGAATATTGCTCAGATAGAATTATGATTATTGATGAAGTCCATAATTTAAGAGAAGAAAAAGATAGTACTGAAGATGAAGATGATAAAGAAAAAGCTTTAAAAAATAAAAAAGAACGGGAAAATGCAAGGACTATATTAAAAAAAGTTGTCAAATACAGTCAAAATATGAAACTAATAATTATGTCAGCAACACCAATGTTTAATAAATCAAAAGAAATTATTTGGTTAATGAATCTATTACTATCAAATGATAAAAGACCATTATTGAAATACAAAGACTTATTTATAAATGAGAATGATGAAGATATATTAACTGATAGAGGGGAAAATTTATTAAATAAAAAATGTTCTGGTTATATATCTTATTTAAGAGGGGAAAATCCTATTTCCTTTCCAATACGTTTATATCCAAATGATAAGAATAGTATTAATAGGGTGAAAAAGAATTATCCAACAATCAATTTATTTAATGAAAGTCCAATTACATCTTATAAATTTTCATTTATGGATTTGTATTTTAATAAAATGTTAGAGGAAGGATCTCAATGTTTTTATTATAAAGAATTTATTAAATCATTAGCAAAAAAAGAAGAAATCCCTATATCAGAAAGAAAAATTGGAATTCAATTATCAAATATAGTATACTCTATTGATAAGAAAAAAACAAATATTAAAAATGTATATGGAGAAAGGGGATTTAATAATTTTATGGATGATAACATCAAAAAATTTAGTTATAAAGAGTCAAGTGATCCTATCTTTGATATAAATAAGGGAAAGTTGAACTCTATGTCTGCTAAATTAACTAATATATTAACCGGATTAAAAGAGAATAAATCTAAAGGTATTATCTTTATTTATTCAGATTATATTTATTCAGGTGTATTACCAATTGCTTTAGCATTAGAACATATGGGGTTTGAAAAATTTGGTGGTAAAAATATTTTAGATTATCCAGAATGGAAAAAAAATAGTGAAAATACAAAATCAGAACCCATTGATTTTCAATGGAATATAAGAGAGAACAAAACGACTGATGTATTTAATCGGGCAAGATATATTATATTATCTGGTAATCGAACATTATCACCTAACAATGACATGGAAATTGAAGCTGTTAAAAATGCTTCAAATAGTAATGGAGAAAATATAAAGATCATATTAGGAACATCTGTAACAAGTGAAGGATTAGATTTTAAAAATATAAGAGAGATCCATGTTCTTGATCCATGGTATCATTTATATAAAATTGAACAGATTATAGGTCGTGGAATCCGTTTCTGTTCCCATATAGACTTAAATGAAAAAGAAAGAAATGTAACTGTATTTTTACATACTTCGGGAATATCAGAAGAGAAAGAATCAATAGATACGAATACTTATCGTATGGCTGAGCAAAAAGCAGGGCAAATCGGGAAGATTGAAACTATTTTAAAAAATAAAGCAATTGATTGTTATTTGAATGAAGATATTAATTATATTTCAAATATGAATAAATATAAACTTATTTCAAGTCGTTCTACAAAAATTAAAAAAGTTGATGTTAATGATCAAGATTATTCAAAAATATGTTCTTTCTCAAATAAATGTAAAATAGAATGTTCAATTGAACAAAACGATATATTAACATTAGATAATATTAATATTAATAATAAAATTGAAGATTTATCATTCGATACATATACAGAAAAGAATATTAATGAATTAATTAAACCTGTATGTAAAATAATTGGTGAATTTTATGAAATATATAATTATTATACTCTTAATGAACTTATTGACAAAGTTAATTCTTTAATGGATACAAATTTATATATTATATATCACTCAATAAACCATATGATTAATCATAAATATCCTGTATGGAACATGAACACTACTCCAGGGTATATTATAAATCTAAATGATTATTATATATTTCAACCTTTTAAAAATATTGATAAAAGTTTACCTCTTTATGAAAGGTTGATAACAAAGGAAAATAATCATGAAAATATAATATTAAATGCATACAAAGATTTTGAAGTAGACATTCCAAGAGAAAGTTATATGTGTTTTGAAGACTATAGTGAAATTCATTACAGAATTTATACTGAGATTCAAAAGGCTACTGTGAAAGGTTGGCGGAATCCTAATAATGAAATTGTATATGATGAAATAATAAAACTTATAACAAAAAATAAAAATAATTATGGACCTTTTAAAGCATTTAAATTTAGTAAAGGACAAACCATAAAGTTAGATACCGTTAATAATATTAGTGAAATTAATTTAGATTATGATCTTATAAGATACTTAATACCTACAATTAATAATGATAATTATATTAACCACATTATTGATAAATTAAAATATTCTGAAAAATTAACATTGTTAAAAAATATCCTTTCGAGTGTTATTAATAACGATTATAAATTACCCGAAGATAAATATGATAAATATATTTACATGTTTTTCAAAAATAATGTAATAAGACTAAGCAATATAGGGGAATATTCTATCCTTGATGAAAATGGAGGGGATATTATTGGATTTTTCTTACATAATACAGAAAAAGCATTTAATAATACATTAAAAACAAATATAAATAATTTCAGCTTCCTTATCTTTGATAAAGAAACAGGACAATGGATAGATCTTGATGAGGTTGGTAAATTAAATATTAAAAAGAATTTTAAACCCTTAGAATTATTTAAGACCAATCCTCTTTGGGGTTATTCATATAAAAATAAAGAAGAAGATCATCAATTCAAAATTATAAGACCATTACAAAGAACCAGTAAAGATAAACTACCTGGAAAAGTATTAGCCGATGTATTAGGTTTTAAATCAATATCGTTACTCGAGATATTTAAAGAAAATTTTCCCGATTATTTTAAACGTTACGAAGGATTTATCTTAAATTTATTAGATCAATCGAAAGATAAAGTAGATAAGGAAAATAAAGAAAAATATAGAAAAATAAAAGATGAAAGTAAAATATGTTCTGAATTATATGGTATTGCTAATAAATATTTTGTAAGATATAATGAATATAAAAATTTAATTAATAAAGAATTTTTAGTATTATATGGAGAGTTTATAATGAGGGATATAGATATAAAAAATAATGGAAACTATTATTTATCATATGATTTATTTTTATTAAAATTTAATCTATAATAAAACAAAAATTTGAATATATATTTAAACAATAATATATTATATTATATCATAATGACTAGTTCTGAACATGTTAATAAACAAATGCTAAAAACAACTCTTTCTGTTCCATCGAAAGATATTAATAAGAATTTAGATAATATAATAAAACAAAAATTAAATGAGTTAATTGAAGGTTTATGTTATAATGAAGGCTACATACTAAAAGATTCTATTAATATAATTCAGAGAAATATCGGTAAGGTTGAGACTAGAAATAATAAAAGTTCGGTTAGTTATTTGATTACATATACAGCAGATATTATTTCCCCATCGGAAGGAGATGTATATGATGTTTATATTAATAATATTAATAAATTAGGTATTATATCATATTTTAAAGTGAAAGATACAGATACACATGAAACAAGTCCTCTAATTGTTATGATCCCAAAAGATTATATGGATTCAAGTATATTAAATATTGATGATTTACATATTGGACAATTATTAAAGGTAATTGTTATAGGATCTCGAATTAAATTTCGTTCTGATAAAATACAAGTTATTGCCAGACCCGTTTCATAGATAAGTTTAAAAATTAATGAATTAATATATTTTTTAATATAATGGATAAAAAACGAATTTATATATATGAAAATGTTTATAAAATGAATGATCATACAAATTTAATAAACCTTATTAATTCTTTTAAATGTAAGTATACACAAAATAGTAATGGTATGTTTATAAATTTAAATACTCTTGAAGATAATATAATTGATAATATTTATTTTTTAGTTCATAATGAAATAAATTCTGAAATTGAAGAACATACCTATACCGATGTTATATCCGAAGATATTCAGAAGCCAGAAGAAGAAGTGAAAAAGGTAGATATTACATATAAAAATTTTTTTTTAGATGATTTTAATGAAGAAGATAAAGAAATAATAATAAAATCCAAATTATATAAATTATAAATTTGATAATATATAAAAAGATATTTATATATTAATATATAATGGAATTTATCGAGAAACATAGTCATAAAAAACACACATATACAAACAAAATTAATGATGGTGATTCTCAATATATCGAAGGGAATACAAAAAAAGTATTAAATATTGGTTTTAAAGATATTTGTGAGATCATTATTGGAGAAAATGAAATTGAGTATAATACACTAGAAGATAATCATAGAGGAAATTATATTAAAACAAAAAAACTTGAAATAGCTTCATCTGTTACTAAAAATGATAAATATTCAAGATCTTTTAATGTCTCTACCATACAACGTGGTTTTCAAGGAGATAATAATTTTTCATCTATCTTATATTTGAATGAATATTATAAGATTAATTGTATATTATATAATCGAGATGTAAACAAATACTATAGTACTTCTTTTAAAGATTACCCTACTTTAGTATGTTCATTTACTAATAATAAATGGATTAAAGAAGTAGATGAACTCCCTGAAAATATAGAGTATTCTGATTATAAAGAACTTGGAAATATCCTTACTATAGACTGTGATAAGAATATTTATAAACCTTATCTTGGTAGTATATCAAAATATAAAATGATTGATTTAGAAAAGATTTGTAATGAGATGGAAATAAGTCTTATGAATGATAATGGGAAGAAGAAATTAAAGAAACAATTATACGATAATGTAAATTTGAAACATATAAAAGAAGATATTTAAAAAATAAATATACTTTGATATTATATTAATGAAACTATTTAATAATCAACCAGATGCCCATGAATATTTTAAACATGCGATTCTCAATGATGAAAATGAATTAGAAGCTATTTTTGGTTATACTCCTGCTAAGAATCCAATAAATAAAAAAATTTTTATAAATCTCCTTGAAAAATGCAGAGAAATATATGAAACAAAATACGAAGAAACAATACTAGATATAAGGACAGAATTTAAAAATAATGTATCTAATGTTAGATGTTCTGTTAAGGGACTTGAATCTATTAAACAATATTGTAGAGAAGATAGTCTTGAAAATATAAATGATGAAAACCTGGAATATATTCAAAAGACGGTATTTTCTGATGGAACTAAGAAATATGGTCAAATTAAAGATGAATATTATAATATTCGATTAAATCTTAAGAAGGAAAAATCATTAAATAATCGTCATCATTTCGTTAAATCTATGCTTGTTGATTATAGAAATAAAAGGAAACATTTTAGATATAAAAAAAGATATAGTTTCTTAACAGAAGATAAAGTATTCAGGATAGATCTTACAGTTGTAAAAGAAACATCTAAATATAAAGGGAAATTTAATTTTAAAAAGACTTTTAAAGAAGCTGATATCCTTAAAAATAAAGAAAAATATGAAGTTGAAATAGAATATGTGGGTTGGGAAAAAGAAGTAGGTATTCCTAAAATAGACCTACTATATAGACAACTCAAAGATGATATTGATCCCTATGCCCCTGGTAATCAAAAGAATGGTAATATTTATGATCCATTAAATTTAGGAATAAATGTTCCAAAACAAGATAATTTTACTATTCAAGATAATGAAGATTATGAATATGAAATAAATTCACCAATTCCGAGAGAAAGGTTTGATGATGATGTAAATACTAAATTAATCTCTTATAATGATTCATCTATAAGATATACTCATGATGATTATAGAACTTTACTAGGGAAGTTTACAAGAATAAAAGATAGTTATTTTAAAGAAAATGATATTGATCCTTTATTTGGAGAAGCTTTGAAAGGATATTATCGACTTGGTACTAAAATTGGTCTTATTGAAGATATATTTGAAGAAGTTAATGAAGAAACAAATGAATACATTGATACAAAAGTGCTAGTTTCATTTACCCCTATGATAGGTAATATTCAAAGTTTAATTGTCCCTATAAGTGATCTATATGATGGATATTTTACGATTAAAGAAAAGTCAATTGTAGAAGGTGCTGTTATTAATAAGACATTTGAACCGATTAGTGATTTATTTGAAGTTCCATCATTTAATGGGACAGATATTATTGAAACTGGAGAATTAACTGAAAAATTAATAGAGATCCTTACGTCTCATGTTGAATATATATCAAAATTAATTTATAATACAGATACATTAATATCTTATAAACTTAAGGAAGAAATCCTTTTAAAATATAAGAAAGTCACAGGGCAAAATACATGGTATTTTAATTTAATGGGGCCTCAACCAGTAACATTACATTTAAAAGATATTAAAGTTAAGAGTAAATATCCTTTATCAGTAAATTATGCTGTTACCGAAAAAGCAGATGGGGAAAGATATCAATTATTTATAACAAATCATAATGGTTATTTAATTAATGCTAAACAAAATGTAATTGATACTGGTTGTCATTTCCTAGATATTTCTGATGATTGGATTTTAGATGGAGAATATATTACTAAAGATAAAGATAATGAAAAATTAAATTTATATATGATTTTCGATGTTTACTGGTGTGGTAAATTAACTCCCCAACCTATCCATACTTATCCATTTAGAGCAAATGATCCTAATGATATTTCACGGAGTTCTATACTTAATAAATTTCGTTCAATACTTCAAAATCCAGATAATATTATACGTTATGATCATTTTGATGAAAAAATTGGAGTATTGGATATTGATATTAAAACATATGAATATGGCTTTCAAACTGGATTTGGCGAAGATTCTATTGATCTATCAGAAATAAAAAAGAATGATATAATGAAAATCTTTGAATCGTCAAAAAAGATTTTAAAATCAGATAAGAAAGGACATTATGCGTATCGTACAGATGGTTTAATCTTCCTTCCAACAAATTTATCAGTTAAAGGTGAAATTGAAGGAGTTCAAAAAGATTCTATCCGTGGTTCATGGTATCAGAATTTTAAATGGAAACCTCCTCATGAAAACACAATTGATTTCCTTGTAAAAGTTAAAAAAGATCTTGTGAACGGTAAATTAAGGGATAAAGTATTTCCTCAAGTAAACCATATAAATGGTTCAGAGGTTATTAATGATTATAAACAATTGGAGCTATATGTTGGTTATGATTTTGAAAGAGATCCAAATATAGACTATTGTAATCTCATTCTTAATGGAAAAACATCAGAAAATAAAAATCCTGATAAAATTCAAATATTTAATGCCCATAGTAAAGAGGATCTTAAATATAATACAACAAACATACTCTTAACAAATGGAAATATGCTTTGTGACAATTTTACTAAAGATGAAATTAAAGATGGAGACTTAGTAGAAATGAGATTTGAAAGAGACTCAACTACAGGAACTTACTGGGTCCCTATAAGAATAAGGACCGATAAAATTGATCCACAAGATTTTACAATTGCTAATGATGTTTGGGAATCAATTAACAATCCTGTTACGGTTGATATGATTTCAGGTATAGATAAATCAGTAATTCATGAAGAAATATCAACTGAAGAAGATGGAAAATATTATATTGAAAAAAATAATGATAAAGATAAATTCTTAGAATCATATAAACTAAGACAATTACATAATTATATTAAATCAAGGTTAATTGGATCAGTATGTACTTCCTTTAATGATAAAAAAATTAAGATTTTAGATTTATCATGTGGTAGAGGTGGAGATAATGGTAAATACCTTAATAAAGATATTAATACAAATTTCTATTTAGGTATTGATATATCATCAAATATTCATTGGGCTTGTAGAAGATATTATGAAAGTAATAAAAGAATTCCAACTGTATTCTTACGAGGAGATACAAGTAAGAATATTCGTTCGGGAGAATGTTCAGAAATAGAGAACAACAACACACAAGATAAAAAACATACTGAAATTATGACATCTATTCTATATGATACTAAAAAACCTATTCCAAAAGACTATAAAAACATCCATACAAGATATAAAGGTTTAGCATCGAATGGATTTGATGTTGTTAGCTCTCAATTTTCGATGCATTATTATTTCAGTTCAGAAACAAATTTCATGGGATTTCTAAATAATTTAAAAGATAATGTTAAAGTTGGAGGTTATTTCATAGGAACTTGTTATGACGGTAATGAAATATTCAAATATTTTAAAGAAAAAAGAGATAAATATAAAATTTGGAAACAAGAAAATGATCCAACTTCAGAAGAAGATGAGGAAGAAGAAGAAGATGAAAATTTTAACCCATTCGGTATTAATAAATTTCTTTATAAAGATAATATGGGTAATCTAATATTTAGTATTGACGCTACATATGATACAGATAATTTTGATTATGATCCAGAAAATATAGATAATATGTTCGGCGTTGAAATTGATGTCTATATGGAATCAATAGGACAAAAAATGAAAGAATATCTTGTTAATTTTGATTTCGTTAAAGATATCATGAAAAAGAATGGTTTTGAAGTTAGTATACCCGAAAATATGAATCCCCGATATTCACAAATATTAAGGAAAGATTATTTTATGAATGATCTAGGTCAATTTGGAAAAGTAATTGTTAATCTAGATCAATTATATAGAACTGATAGCGATTTAAATTCATTCTATAAAGAAGCTTATAAGATGAAACCTATGGAATATGTTTCAAATCCATTACAAGTCTTAAGTTCATTTAATACATACTTTATATTCAAAAGAATTGAATAAAATACTATTTAAAATAAAAAGAATATAGATAATTATGAAAATATACACTCTAAAAGATGATCATGAAAAAAGTTTTTTTATTTCTGAAACTACAGAAAATCCAATAGTTTCTGCGATAAAAGAAAAACTTATGCTTAAAAAAGGTGAAATTGATTCTCTTAATCCTAAAAAATGGGAATTATCAAAAAAAATGTTAAATCCATATGAATTTATATATACATCATCAAGAAAAACTAAGAATATTTGTTCGATTATCCCTACAAGTCGTTCATATTTCAAACTACATGAAATTATTAAGGAATTAAAATTATTAAAAAATGATATTTACTGTGCTTGTATAGCTGAAGGACCGGGTGGATTTATTAATTGTTTAAATAATAGTCAATATAAAATTAATTTAATATATGGAATCACTTTAATATCAGAAGATCCATCCATTCCATATTGGAATCAATCGATTTTAACAAATAAGCAGAATTTTATATCATCGGGTAAAGATAAGACTGGTAATCTATATAATTTAGAGAATGCTGAATATTTTATTAATGAAATTGGAAAAAATAAGTGTCATCTTGTTACAGCAGACGGAGGATTTGATTATTCAACCGATTATAATTCACAGGAAATCAATTCTTATAAATTATTATATTCTGAAATATATATAGCCTTAAATATACAGGCATTAAAAGGGAATTTTGTATTAAAAGTATTTGATTTATTTAATTATAAGACTATTCAATTATTATATATCCTTTATATCAACTATTCATCGATACAAATAGTTAAACCGTCAACAAGTCGTTCATCAAATTCAGAAAAATATGTAATTTGTAATAATTTTAAAGGGAATAAAGAAAATGATATAATGCCAACATTATTAAAATACTATAATGAATGTGAAAAATTATATATTAAAATACCAGAATCATTTATAAATAATATTGTGGAATATAATAATGTATTTACAGAAAATCAAATTAAAACCATTGATTCAGTTATAAGAAATATAGATAAAATACAAACAAATAGTCTAATAGCCTCGAGTGAACAGATTAGATTAGCAAAAGAATGGTGTGAAAAATATAATTTACCAATTAATAAAAACTTTTCTAGATAGAATAATTTGTTTTTTCCACAATACCATCAAGGGATAAATATCCATCTTCACCTGAAAAACCCTTTACCCCCTTAAAATACTCTCCTCCATTTATAGGACGTTCATCTTCTTCATTTATTTTTACACTTTTTCCTCCATATATTCCTTTATTATAAAGATTTTCATTTCCGATATTGCTTAATAAAGTATTTTCTGGATCACCTACTAAAGATGGTGGAATATTTTGTAATCTATCATTAAAATCACATACAACCTTACTATTTTCATCTAAGAAACATCTATCGGGTAAGTTTTTTGTTGAATTTGGAGAAATATTATCATTGTAATTCAAATTACTATCAAAGAAACCACCTGTCTTTGTAAATTCACCTATTTTATTAGACGAATGATACTTTGGAAATTGTGAAACATTTTTATCACTCCAAGCTTTCTTAGGATTTTCTTCAATAAAACGATATTCAGTAGATTCACCAGGATTAGGTACTATCATCTGATTATTTAATTCAATTGGATTGTATTTAATAGGTTTATGACCCCCGGTATTTTTAATAATATGTATCGGTTCAGGACTAACTGCCTGTAATATTGGTAATGGAATATTTTCTTTAATTTTATTCAATACTTTTGAAACTGTTGTCGTTTCTGGATAATCAATTGAATTTAAATTAGCCACAATATTATCCTTTTCCTTGATAACTTTTTCTTGAACATTTACTTTATTAATATTTTTACTAACAAATAATATTGCTATTATTATTATTACAACAAGTAAGTATGTGTTTATCATTTATTATATATATATAAAATAAAATATTTATTATCATATTTTATTTTCTGAAATGTAAGAATATGTAATAAAATCATCGTATTTTTTCAGTTGATATACTATACCATTTATAGTACTTTCATATAACTCATATTCATATTCAATATCAGTCTTATAAAAATTAAAAGGAATACAATCCGTCACATCTATTTCTTGTAATAACATATTATTTTCGTATTCAACAGATACATCTTTAATATATTTATATGTTTTATCTCCATTTCTATCGATTATACAAACATTATTTATCCAATACTCTTTTATATTTCCTTTATTCTCCAATTTATATTTATTAATATATTCTTCTTTCTTATCAATAGCGATCTTTTCATCAAATAAATTATCTCCAATAGTAGTACACGAACTATAAATAAACATTTAATTTTATTATTTAATTTTATTATTTAATTTTATTATTTTATTATTAACGATATATTTATAAATATTAACCAAAAGTATTTTCAGTAGTATATGTAATATATAAGAATCCATCCTCATCGCGGTGATCATCATATATGATAGATAAATTACTTGATCCTGTAACCATATTATTATCAACCATAATAAATAAGGCTTTGGAGGCTTCTATTTTTATTCTTTTTCTAATTACAAATAAAAATTGTCCCATAGTCATATCTTTTGGAACAAGATACTTACATTTATCAACGTCAGGAAGATCACAATCATGGTGTTTTTGAACAATTACCGGGATTCTGTCTATGTATTTTTCTTTGATAGTTTTAGATTCTTGACTTCTTTTTTCAAAAGAATATTTATTTTTAAAAGTATTGGTCATTTATTATTTATTTATAAAAAAATATAACATATTTACTTAAGGATATTTTATATTTATGAAATATATGAAAGTGATACGTATTAATCAAGATGGTACTATGCATGATATTAATATACCAGCTGGTAAAAAATCAATAATAAAAAATTTAAATAATAATGCCATTAAAAAAGGATCAACTAATTTAAAAGAATTATATAAATGGTCAATAGAAGATAAAGAATTATATTGTTATGGATGGTATGACGGTGATCCAGGATTCGAAAATAAACATGACCTCTTACCTAACGGAAATTCAAGTTTTTTATGTGATGAAGATTCTTCTGAAATCCTATTATATGGAGATATATTTATTGTAGCTTTAAATAAAATAAGTAAAAAACTGACTGATTTCTGTGTATCTGATTATGCTGCGGTTTATGAAATATTATTTGAAGGATTTGACGATTGTAATACAGATGAAGAATCCGAAGATTCCGAAGAAGAAACATTAGAAGAAGAAGAAGCCTCAGAAGAAGATAAACAATTCATTAATGATAATAGTGATTTATCAGAAGAAGAATACAGTGATATAGAACTTGATATTGATGAAAATATCTATACTGATGATTCAGATTAACTAATCTTTCTTCTTCTTCTTCTTCTTCTTCTTCTTCTTTTTCTTTGTCAATTTCTTTTTCTTCCCTCCCTTTTGAGGTATTTTTTCATAAAATTTAAATAATTTATTTATATCTTCAACCTTCTCTAACCCATACACCTTATCCTTATTTTCCTCAGATAATGCGTCTTTTTCAATATGATCATATATATCATTAGTATAATGAGATAATATATTATGGTAATCATCCACAACTTCACTTGATAATAAATCACTAGTAAAATATTTAAATTTTTTTATCATATTAATATATTCCTCTTTCTCTTCCTCACCCCCATTCTCATCTAAAGTATTCATTATTTCATCAAATTCATCCGAACTACTTATACCCAATATTCTATTATTAGTTTCTATATCTTTTTCATATAAATCATATACTAATTCATGTAATTCAAAAGCACTCATATCCATTAATCTTCCAATAAATAGTTCTCTTCCTAAAGGTGATCGTTTATATTTATTCTTTTTATCCAAAAACATACCACTATTTTCACTAGATATATCAGGAATTACCGATAATCGTGGATTAATATTTATTCTTCCTAATTTCCTTAAACGTTTTTCTTTTGTATCATAATCTATAAGCTTCTTAGATAATTCAGTTAATCGTTCATGCATATCGCCCTTATCACCACCAGGTTTTTTTATCAAATTGCTTAATTCATTAAATTCTAAACGAGTCCGAATCATATCAGACATCAGATTTGCGTGAGATCCCCAAGGGGTTGATTTATAAGATAATTTTTGTTTATTTTCATAATCATCAAGTAATTTATCATAAAAATCTTCCTCAGATATAATGGTTGAACCTGCTCCACTAGGTCTTTCACCTGGTTCATAATATTTACTCAATCTATCCAACTGTTGACCATCATATTTAAAATCTTTGAATAACTTTACAGGATCATATAATTCCTCTCCAGACTTTATTGAAGGTTCAGAGGCATCATTATCATTTTTCATATATATATCTCGTTCAACCCATAAATGAGAATATTCTGATTCCTGTAAACCATCGCCATATTTTTTAATGTGTCCTTCCCATAGATGCTTTTCGGGTTCTTTCATTATGACCGGTTGTTTAATACCATTGACCATATCATTATAAACTTTATTATAATCATAAATAAATTCCCTTTCAAAAATATCACTATCTCTTTGTAATGCTTTAGCCATTATATCAAATTCATTTTTTTCAATATTATCTTTAAGATCCCATCTAAATTTCGGTACTTCATGAACAATAAACAGATTTAAATCCATAAACGAGTCTCGAATATTTTCCTCTAATTTTTCCATAATCAGAGAGACCACTGTTGGGATGATATCTTTCACATCTGACGTTGGTGCGCGGCGTACTGCTTTATCGAGAGCATCCTCATCAACTCCGACTTCATTTGCCCTCTTCATGAGGTCAGTAAACTTCTCCTCAACCGTTATATTTTCCCGATACAACTTGTACTTCGCAAGCTTTTCCATATTTATAATCGTTGTTTTTACCATTGTAAAAACCATATAAAATTGTTGAACTAATACTCTTATACTATTTGATATATGATTATGTTTCCACCCCCAATCATATATATAATTATCATGAGTATCATGTAAATGGGGTATATATCCTAATGGAGGATTCTTAACTGAAGGGTATAATCCTTCTTTTATAACATGTATTTCCGCAAACATCATCATAATAATATTTTTATTTGATCCTTCTAATTCTAAGTCATCTGAATATTCATTAGTTTCAAACCGAGCACTATCTATTAATATATAATTCCATATACCATATTCATATACTTTAAAAGTAAAATTAATGAATTCATTCATAAATGTTCTTCCCTCTATATTATTTATCTCCCAACCACTCTCAAAAATTATATAGTAGAATAAGGTAATGAGTACTTTTATCTCTTTTAATAATTCTTTTATTCTTAAATAAAATCTATAAATTAACATCTCCTTATTAATTTTTCTCAAATTTTCTATATTCTTATTACAAATATCAATTATTTCAACTTTAATTCTAAATATTCTCTGTGATATTTCATTTAATAATAAATATTCTTTATATTCATTTAATAAAGTGGTAGTGCTCCAGCCCCTCCGTGGTAATCCTTTATCATATGTAAGGATTCTTCGTCTAAAATTTTCAAATGATGTATTATGAAAATCCTTAAATGTTTTATCTACCATTTGACCCATATAGTCTCTTGTTTTTTTTACTAATTCCGTTAATTCAGGACTCTCACTACTATCAAAGAATTCTTTCCGAGATTTCTTAATACTATTAAAAATAACGTCATAATTAATGATACTCCTTGTTTCTAAAGAACCATACAATCCACTATAAGCCTCATATAATATGCGTTCTAAAATAAATTTTAAATGTAAAAAATGCTTAGGTTCTAACATTTTTTTTATATGTTTTATTAACACATGGGGATCATTAGTTTCTTTAATATTTGATACTGCCTGTTTTATTAATCTATATATACGTTGATCTGTTCGTGCGGCGGATAATCTTTTCATAAAAGGTCCTATTCTTTTTTCATCTCGTATTGTATCTTCGAGTAATGAATGATTATCAGTTCTAGTTCCGTATTTTTGTTTCCCATATTTAGTCCCTTGAACCAATTCTTCGGTAACCTCTTCCGCAGGATTCCATGTTTCACCTTCTTTAGTCCATCGCCGTCTTTTATCTAAACCAACAACATCTTTAACTTGACCTTCCTTAAGTATTGGACCTGATTCAATTTGGAAATCATAATATTCTTTAACAGTATTTAAATTTTCAACATGTTTTATTAATTGATAAAAAAAATTAAGAAATTTTCTTTTATTTAAATAACCATTTTCATTGGGGAAATTAAGGAGATTTTTATCATTTAATGCTTCAATAAAATCATCTGGTTTCACAAATTCTTTTAAATTAATATATCGAAATACGATTAATACAACTAAAATCATTAATAATGATTCAACCTCAATATGATCTTTATATCCTTCTAAAGTATATGTTAAACGGAGTCCCCAATCTGAATTAGCCCCTTTAAAAAGATCATCTCCCATAATATTTTCTAAAAATTTCACAAACATATCATCAGGTTCTCCCCCCGATTGTATCATATATATATAAAAGACAATATTATTATTTAAAATTTGATTATAATAATATTATAATAGTATAATTAATAATGGATAAATATTCAAATATTACTGATGAAATTCGTTGTAAAGCAGTTGATAAATTAAATAGTGTAGTTGAGAATATTTATATCACAAGAAATATTGAAAAAAGTATCTATAATTATGTTATTCTAACAGCAAAAGAAAGAAATATTCAAAGAAGGTGGTTAAATCCATTATTTAAAAAGTTATACTTTTCAAAAGTTATATCTATTTACTTAAATCTAAATAATGAAACATATATCAAAAATGAAAAACTATTATCAAGAATACTTACTAAAGAAATTAAACCAGAAGAAGTTGGTAAATTAAGCGTTTATGACATCTTCCCGGATAATTGGAAAGATTTATTAAATGCCAAATCAAAAAGAGATAAAATTAAATATGAACTTAAACCAGAAGCTATGACAAATCTATTTAAATGTAGAAAATGTCAAAGTAGAGAAACGTCATATTATGAGGTTCAAACACGATCCGCAGATGAACCTATGACACAATTTATTACATGTTTAAAATGTCATAATAGATGGAGGCAGTAATTTATACAAATTTAGTATCAATCCCTTGACCATCTTGATTTACGAAGTTAACATTGCATTTTACTCCATCACATTTTTGTTCATATTCGTTTTTAGGAATAAAAACATTTTTAGAACAATCACTGCATCCAAACTCTTCTTCATCCATTTTGTGTTCCGATTCTAATACACTATCACTCATATTTGTTAAAAACATTCTATATTGCCAACTGGTCATGTTCTGTTGATAATATAAATTCCTTTGACAGTTAGGAGAATAATCCGTCATAAAACGACCATCCGACATACGGGCTGGGAATTCTTGATTATAATTATCAGGTACTTTTGCCATTTATAATAAGGTATATATTTTTTTTTATTGATTTTCTTTAATTCTAGAAATCAACTTACTTTTACTTCCGGATACAGAAAGTCCTTTATCCTTACATATTTGCTTCAACTGATTTACTGACAATGATTCATCAATTATTAATGATTTATTATCAGATGTAATAGTATCATTTATTAATGATTTATTATCAGATGTAATAGTATCATTTAAACCTTTATCTAATTCTTCACCCTCTACACCATTTAAAAGATCCTGTACGGTTTCACTCTCATCTTTATCCTCGGGGTTGCTATCTATTATCTCAGAAATATTTAATATACCTCCCTTTTCAGAATGTTCGGATACAACACTAGTGGTTTCATCACTATAATCACTTGATCTATCACTATCACTATAACTATCACTGTTGCTATCTATTTCTTCAATTTCATTTGAAGTATTCGTTTTATCAATAATAAAATCATTTGGATTTATATTTTTTGTAATAAATAATTGTTTAGTACTCAAGCTATCGGCTGAATCATTTTCAGTGTACTCCCTAACTTGACTAATTTCTTGTTTTTCATTATTTACCTCGTATTCTTCTTCATAATCATCCTTCATAACAGGTGATTTATCTTCTTGTACAGGTTCACCCATTTTATACATTGCGGATAAATCTAAATTTTCATCTTTACCACTTAACCTATTGTTATCACTTAACCCATTGTTATCACTTAAATCACTTAACCCATTGTTTTCACTTAAATCACTTAACCCATTGTTATCACTTAAATCACTTAACCTATTGTTATCACTTAACCCATTCTCTCGCATTGATTCTATATTACTCATAATAGAATCTATCCGATTAGATATTTTTTTAAATTCTAAGAAACCTATCACTGTAATTACTATTAAAGCAATTGTGATAATCAATACGGGTATATTCGACTGAATCTGGAATTCTTGCATTTATAAAATATGAATATAATAAACTTGTAAAATAAACTTGGTAAATTAAACTTATAACGAATTATTCTTTATATTTTTTTATAATATTATATATATGGACATAGAAAAAGTAATATATGATTTTATAGAAACAAATGACGAATCTTTACCAATGATATATGATATGATAAGGACCATTACAATTCAAGTAATTGTTCAAGTCCTATTTACTATGAATAATCCTTCTGTATCAATAATGAGCATCACATTTATACAAACAACATTATTCTTAATATTGGGGATAATGATCTTTTGGCTTATAATTTATAAATTTATATCAACAAATTATTTAAATCCATTATTCAAAAAAAAAACTATTGATTAAATATTAAAGAAATAATATATGAATTATTATAAATGGATGATGATGTTCAAAAGAAACAGAAAAAAAAAAGAGGAAGGAAACCAAAGAATATTTTAAATCAAAAATCAACAGTTCCAAAAAAAGATAATAAAATCATTCAAAATTTAATTATTAAATTAGAAACTAATGAAGAAATTGTTGAAAATATATCAGGTTACGGAGATGAAATTATTAATCATGAAGTTAAAGATAATGAAGGAAAAAGTGAAGTTTGCTGGAATTGTTGTCATAATTTTAGGAACACCATACATGGACTTCCATTAAAATATAAAGATGGTATTTTTTATACATATGGAGACTTTTGTTCTCCAGAGTGTTCATTAAGGTATGCCTCTGATAATTTCAATGATAAATTCTTTGAAATATCACCTTTAATTAACTTATATAATAATATAATTTATAATTCCCCAGACCCAGTTACAATGGCTCCAAATAAATTACTATTAAAAATATTTGGAGGGAATTTAACAATTGACGAATATAGAGAAAAATTTAAAAATAATGATCTTTATGATATAAAACTACCTCCTATTTTACCTATTAAACATAATGATGATACTTATGAAGTAAATAATAATGTACATAAGGGAAATTTAAAATTATTTAGAAAGAAAGAACTTCAATCGGAAAAGAAAAATATAACGAATTCGATGAATCTTATTTTTAATTAGGATAAAAGTATAATAAAATACTATTCACTATTATTATTTCATTTATTATATTATTATCTATATATTCATCCATCATTGTATTGAAAAATAATGGATCTATATCTAATTTATGATTCTTTAAATTATTTAATTTTGAAAATTCTCTTTTTAATCTATTTGTTCGCAAATATATAAATCTATATAAATTTTTTATCTTATAATTTTGCTGACTGTTCAATAATTTATAAATAATATTCACATTATATTTATCACAACCATTTAAAAAACTATATTGATTATTAATAACGGGTATAGTTTTTATATGTTTTAAATCTTTACAAAAAACACTTGTCATATAATACGACCATAATAAAATTTATAGCAAATAAACTAAGAATAATAATCAAAATTACTATCACTTTCATTCATAGCTAAAGGATAATCTAATATGATTTCTTTTGTATGTATATTTGGTTTCTCTTTCCATTTTTTATTTAAACTAATTGACAAATTATATAATATATCATACCCTTCCTTATATAATTCTTTTGAAATCTTACTTATATCTTTCATCTCTTTAGTTTCATCAAAATCACCGTATTTAAGGGCCTCGACATACCTTTCATCATAGGAATTAACTGATAAACTTTGGAAAGTATTAATTGACTCTTTTAGATATAATTCAGCATTCTCAAAATACTGATTATGATTATAAATATTCCCTTCTTCAAGTAGTTCTATTGTCTCTATAAATCTATACCAATATTTCATCCCATCACGATAACCGTTTTTATCTCGTTTCTTATATTTCTTTATCTGTTTTAATAATTCTTCTATTTTATTATTATAATTAACAGATACATTATCTTCTTTCTTAAATAAATCTTCTGAAAGGACCTTCTTTACATCTGTATAATTAATAATAATTAATACTAATACAATTATCGATAACAAAGATTTTACTTCAAGAACATTAAAAAAAAGTAGTGATGTTATAGATAGAAATATAATTATTAATAAATTTTTATTTTTAAAGTCTATTTCAGGGACGTTCATCATAATGTAATATAGTTATATTAAAGAAATATAATATTATTGAAATTATTATTAATAGAATACCAATATATAATATATTATCTTTGTCTCCTAAATATAACATTAGTGCTATCGCATATTTCTTAAGATTAACAAAAAATCCACTTTCCTCTTCTATTAATTTAAATTCAAGATCAACTTCATATAGTTTATATATATAATCTTTTTGAAAATTAGCTATAACTTCTACTAAATTTTCTATTATTTCATGTAGTTTTAAATCTAAAATAGTAGGTCCACTCTTAGATTCATCTTTTTTAACTAAATTTCTTTCAATATCAATGTCAGAATATATTTTTCTATTTAAATATCCTGGTAATTCTTCATCATTAGAAGTCATTATATATTATTATTTAATATTTTAAATATAGGAAATCAAATGCACATTCCCCAAAAACATCCTCCTACAACAATATTTATGAACACCCAACTCATCCAATACCTCTCCCTCAATTGATTTTTTTATTGAACCATCATCCGTAATATTAATATACTCAATATCCAAATCACTTGATACCTTTTCCTTTGATAGATTTTTACGTTCTGTAGTTTCACTAATAAAAGGTCTCCATTTATCACTTACCAAAGATCCACAAGTAAAACACTTTACTGGAATAATCATTTTATATGATATATGTTTGATATTATTTTTAAATAAAATTCAAATTTAAAATATTTTATTAAATAATAAAATGAACTATTATAAAATACTAAATATTCATAACGAGGCAACACTCAAAGAAATAAAAAAAAATTATAAAGAATTATCTAGTAAATATCATCCTGATAAAAATCCAAATGATAGGTACTCCGAAGAAAAAATGAAATTAATATCAGAAGCATATACTACCCTTTCTGATTATGATAAAAGAATATTATATGATAAAAAATTAATTAATGATAAAAATACAACCATAGATCCAACAATTAATCTACTGGAAACAATTTTTAATAAACCATTTAATCATAACTTTTTAAATGATAAATTATTAAGGATTAAAGATAAAAATACATATTCGAAATCAATTCAAACAGAATCAACAATAATTAATGGTTTAGAAAAAACAAAAACAATAATAAATAATAACGGCGTAGAACATATAGAAGAATACCAAGGTCCTGTTAAAAATAATAGAATCACCTTTTTCTAAAAGACTTAAAAAATAAATAACATTTATATATATGGATTTCAAACCACATGAATTCTTGGCTAACCTTATTACTACTTATACTTTAGATAGAAAAAAGAACATGATCCTTGAACCTACATGCTCTATTATGAGAATGATTCTATTAAATTATAAAATAAATGGAACAAAAATTTCAATCTATAATAATTCAATATCATATAATGAACCGAACTACTATCAAGGAATAATTAGAAATTATAACGGTGATACTAGAGAAGACCTACACAATTTATATAATCCATTTATTAAATCATTTGAATGGTTTCCAAATGATAATGAAAAACATACATTTTTCTATAATTTATGTAAAAGTGGTCTAGAAAAACTTATTAATAGTTATGATAAAGATAGTATAGTATGCCACACATTACAACATTATACTAAGATGTTTGATGATATTTTAAATAATAGAGAGGTTCAAAAATTAAATGAATTAAAAGAATCCCCTCTTTTAGAAGAATTTAAAACATTTTGGAAGAATGAAGAATTAGAAATAATTTATAAAATCTTAAAATTTATCGATCATTCTGATAAAATAGATGAAAAAAATAACTATATCAATATTATTGAAGGAATAGTTAAAACAAAAGAAAAATTAGTCCAAGATTACATCAATAAATACAGCACAAGCTATAATTAACTCCCTAAAGAAGGAAAGTCCTCTTCTGATTCTAAATTATAAACAATATTTTCGTCTTTCTTACCTTCATCACGTTGTAATGCCCTCTTAAGCAAAGGAATATCATTTTTCTTTTTATCATACGGTTTATAATCTACAACTTCATTAAAAGTTGCGGTTACTATTTTATTATCTATGCCATATCTATCAAAAGGATACATATCCATAGTCCTGGGGAGGACACCCGGTTCCATATTAAATTTTCCAAGTACCCTTATTGGTCTTTCAATTGTTATATTTAAATCAACATATTCACAAGATAATTCAAAATCTTTAATAATATCCAACTTTAGCTTATAAATATTAACATCGGGGGAATATTCATATGTCTTTTCTATATCATTCCCGATAATAACAAATGTAATCATACTATATATATACTATATATAATATCCTTAATTTTAAATATGTTATAATTATATATATATGTCATTACTAGATTCAAATAATTCAGATTTACAGGATATAATTAATGAAGGTGACCTTTTTCCATCTCAAGGATTATCATCAATCGACAAAAAAAAATCCGATGATGATATATGGGGATCATCCCCAAGTTCCCAACAACGTCGAGAGGCAGAAGTTAATTCTTTGGGTATAGACAATTTATGGGAAGACCCTGATGAAGAAGAAGAAAAAACAGTATCTTATGAGAGATCATTCCATAAATCAGATTTAGACGATACGAGTGAAGATATAGAGGAACGATTAAATACATTGAAAAGAGAAATACTACACATATATGAAAATTATGACGGAGATTTTACCGAGGCACTATTAGGAGTATTTGTAGATGAAGATGAAACTACACAAAGGTATGGTAAATTGTTAAACGAAAAAATGGATGAATATAAAAGTCTTCTTATGTATTCTCGATTAAAGGTTCTTAAAAGTTATCTCCCTAAACAAACATATGAAGAAGGAGTTTTTCATTTTTATAATAGTTCTCACGGTGCCTTAAGTAATTGGAAGCTAGAACAAGAACCTCCACCTATTATTAAATCACATTTTTCAGACCCGTCTAAAAGAGACTCCACTATTGAAATATATTTATATAAGAAAGCCAGATTATTTGAATCTATTCATGCGGGTAGTTTCACTTTTGGGGGAGTGGATGAATTTAATATTAATCATTTCCATCCATATATTAAATTTGTTATTAACTATGATACTCAAAAAGAAGATGTTATTACGAAAACATTTGTCTATCATCAAACTGAAAATGAATATAAAGAAGTTGATTCAATTCCCGATATAACATTTACCTACGCAGATAAAGATGAATTTGATATGGGTCTATTAAATGCCGTAGTCGCAGATGGAACATTTGGAGAAATCATAGATATAAAAGTAACAGATTTTAGCGAAAACCACACAAATACAACAATAATTTTTCCAAAAATAGTAAATAATTGGAACTATACTCAAGATCAAAAAGAAACCATAAAAAAAGAGAAAATACTATTAAATTGGAATGATTATGATGAGAATTCTTTACTCAATAATGCTTATAATGTCATACCTGAAGAATTATCCCCACCGGGAAATAAATTAGTAAAGATGTATATTTATAACTCTTCATGCCTTTATAGTGATAAATTTTATGAAATTATTCATGAATTTCCACAATGGTTTGATTGTGTAAAAGATGAGGTTGCTTCAGCATTTTATTTAAGGTTAAATAGTTTGAGGAGAAGAGGAATCCCCAAAGCAGAGTCAAAAGTTAAACAACAGAAACTTTATGTAAATTCCTTAAAAGAAAATGTTGAATTCAAAGTACAGTATTTAGAAGAAAGAAAACAACAAGTATCGTTCCCACGAACCGATCTAGAGGCTTTACAAGATTATATAGAATTACAAAAGAATAAATTAAATAAAGCAATTGAATACCTAAAAAAATTAGAAGAAAAAGAAGTAAACGTAAATAATTTACTAATTTCATTAGAAGAACAAGAAAAATTAATTAATAGTAATAAAAGATTAATTGAAGATGAAGGTCCCCTAGAAGCTCAAAGAAAACGTAGAAGATTAAATAGAGCCCCAACTATCCCTCCTCAGAGAGGAAGCGGTATGAAACGTTTAACGGCGTCTAGAAGAAGAACGTCCCGCCGATCTACGAGGAGAGCGTCTCGCCGATCTACGAGGAGAAGTAGCGCGTCTCGCCGCTCTACGAGGAGAAGTAGCGCGTCTCGCCGATCTACCGGTAGAAGAACGTCTCGCCGATCTACGAGGAGAAGAACGTCTCGCCGATCTACGAGGTGATTTAGCATCATCAACTTTAACCGCCCCAAACTTACCCTTTTCAGTGCGATATCCAGCTTTCTCTAATGTTTTATTTTTCTTAGCAAGAGCACTCGCTCTTTTAGACTTAATACGTCCATCCTTACCTTTGAACAAATCTTTCTTAGTTAAACCTCCCGAAGTCTTATCAGCGGTTCCATGCCATACTTGTGCCCTTGATCCAACAGTCATTTTATATTTTAACATAGATTTTTTTTTATCTTTCAATTAACTTTTTTAACGTAAAATATTCTACTTTTATCAGAACAACATTTTATAAATGACCCATCGCCCATCTCTCCTTCATTTGTTGAATAAGTCTTACCATTATTAAATTTATCTATAATATATTCCATCATCTTTAATTGAGAGTTGTAAACATTTATCACTTGATTACTTTGATAATGATCGTCGATGAGTTTATATTCTACTAAATGATAAATCGCATGCATTTTATAAATTTGAATAGTAGTTTAAACTTTAAACTATAAAAGAACTTAAATAAAAATGTGCTGTGCGGGGAAAAAAAGAGCAAAGAAAAAAATGAAAAAATATAAGAAAGGAAGCATTTGGAGGGAAAATCAAGTTCATCCTTTGTCAAACGAAAAAGTAGACAGCAAATATATAGATCGATTCAGAAGGGAAGTAATCTTCTGTGGTTGCTGTAATGGTAAATTTAATATTGGATCAAATGAACTTAAAATACACTGTAATACATGTGAGAAATTCTATCATTGTGGTATAGCCGGTGAATGTATCGGAAAAGACTGCTCAATTAAAACACATGAAGGATCAATCCATAGAGCAAGTTATTGTAAATCATGTGCCTATAAAACTTATAATAATAATACTTGTATATGTAAAGACTGTGCTGAAAATTAAATAATTAACCCATATATCATCTTATTTAGATCATCAAAAAGAACCTTACTCGTCTTTACTAGAATCATATATTTCCTATTATTAACACTATTATGAATATGCTTTATAACTTTCATATGTTCTTTAACAACCTTAATATCATCATATTTATCGATTTTTTTTAATTTATAATATTCTTTAACCCTATTATCTTTATCTTTAACTAATCGAATAATTTTATCCAATAATACCTTTTCTTTATCATTTTCATGTACTCTAAATAGTTCTACCTCTAATTCCATTAAATTTGTAATAAATTCCAACGCACCACCATATTCTCTAAGAAACCATAATAGCTTTACATTTTCTTCAGGTATTTTAAAATTATCTATTTTTTCATATTTTCTTTGAGGATTTACCATATTTTCAAATAACTTTTCATTAAAGTTCTTCTTATCCATTATACGATAATTTTCATATATATTTTTAGTAGATCCAACTATTTCAGGAAGTTCACTTCTCATTAAAGATAAATAATCAATGTTTCCATAAAAAATAATATTACCTTTATTATCTAATCCACGTCTACCAGCCCTCCCAGACATTTGTAAATATTCATCTTTAGTAAATGTAATTCCCTTAATACCCAGAAAACAACTTGTCCTTACGGGTAAATCAATCCCCAAACATAATGTCTTATCTGAAATAACTATCCCAATTTCTTTCTTCGATAATAACTTCTGAAGAATCCAATTATATTCATCTGGAGCATTTTCAATATATAAACCAATACCCCTCTTTAACATCTGAAATAAAGGACTTTCATAGGGAACCTTAATACCCAATGTCTTTTTTATTTCTCTCCGAACATCCCTGATTGTTTCACCTGACATAGGTTCGTTGGAATCTGTAAATATAAAATCATTATGTTTTTTAAATATATCTTGATGACAAAAATCAGGATTTAAAATAAACTCATCCATTTCTTTTTTAAGATTCTTCTTCTGAATCTTTTTAATATTTTCATCATCAACATTCTCTATATCCAAAAATTTACTTTCATAAAAGGATAAGACACCCTTTATATATAAAGTTTTTTCTTTTCTCTCAAAATCATCCATTTTATCTTTTATCTCAAATTGAGCATTTGTAGAGGTTATCTTTATATTTGATTTATATTGTTCTCTTTTATTCAAGTAATTAGTATATAACTCATCCTTTTTCTCTAAAATTTCATAATGATAAGGGTATTCTTCAAGTTCTTTCTTATCTAAATAATTATAAATATCCTCAAATACCCCCTTACATATATTTTCATCGGTATTAAACATCAACATCGGAAACATATCTTTTTTCTTTGAGGTTCTAATAAAATCAATAATATTACTTTCATCGTCATTAACAGACTCTATTTTAAATGAATCAAATATTTCCTGGATTTCTTTAGGGTAGTCTTTATTCCACTCAAGTAATTTTTCTTTTAAAAATATTTCATATTCTTTACAATCATCAAGACTTAATAATTTGGATTCAGTAAAATATTCATCTGGAGAACAATCATCCAATAGATCATTCTCTTCATCTATTTCTTCGAGAATTTCTTCAATCTTTTCCCAAAGAGTAGCACAATTATTTGGTGTAAATTGAAGGGGGATTTCTTTAAAATTATCTTCAATCGTATTAAAAGCACATAAAGGATGTAATTGCTTTAATTGTCCATCTTTCCATATCCAGCGATTATGATTAATAAAACGCTTATTATATTCAACATATTCAATATTCATTTGAGGATGTATTTTCTCAAATATTTCCCTTAAATAATCAACATTCTTTATTGTTGCCGATAAAGCCAAAAAATTACAAGGTAATAATTTAATAATATTTTCATAAATATGACCATCATCTTCTTTATTTAAATTATGAATCTCATCAAATACAGCATAATCAAAAGAAATTCCAACCTTATTTAAATAATCTTCAACTTCTAACGGTGTCCCAATGAAAATATTAGTCTGAGAATTATATGAATAATGAGATAAATTATCCAAAAGAAAATGAACCTTATATCCCATTTTTATAAAATTAGCCCCAACCTGATAAGCCACCGGTTTAGCAGGACATATATATATAATTTTCTTATGTATAATACCTGTTGACATAGCAATAAACGTCTTCCCCGAAGATGTAGGTGCTCGAACAATAACACTCTTCTTCTGATCCACATAATTAATTACATTCTTTTGCCAATCATCAAACTGCTTTAAACCAGTGTCCCAATAATTAAGTGGAGGTAACATATGACCTAAATTTTTCATCATAAAGATTTTATAATCACTTTCTTCAAGAATATCATTAATCTCTTTCAAAAGATTAATATTATTTTCATCTTCAACATCCATATTTTTTAACTCAAAAAATAATAGGATAATATAATCCATATAACGGACTTTATCTTTCCAAAAGAAATCCAATAATCTAAATTTATAAATCATAATACCTTCATCTGTCTTCAAATTCTTCATCTGCAAAAACGGTTTCTTAACATCCATATTATTAAACAAAAAATCCATCTTACCCATATCATCTTCAATATTCTTCTTTTTTCGTTTTTCATTCTGCTGTTGAATAATAATATCCTTCTTCTTAGGTTGATGTTTCTTACCTTTCTTTTTATTTCCTTTCTTTTTCTTCTCATTATCAATTAAATTATCTTCAATCATATGTTTGAGATTAACCTTCACATCTCCAGCTAAATCTCGCAAAAATATAGATAACTTTTGCTTATCTATATTCTGTTGTGAAATAAATGTAGTCATTTTATTTAGATACTACTATATATTATTAATAATTTTTTAAGTATTTAACACCATAATATTACGGTAAATATTAATTACCTGAACGAATACTATCTAAATCATCTATTTCTTTTTGTATTTCAGCAATAGTAGTATCATTCCTACTAATTCTAACTGCTAATCTAATTTGATTTAAAGCTTCCATTTGTAAGCGTTGACTTTGAAAACTCTCATTTCGACGGGGATCATCGTTTGCCAGACTTGTATATTCAGTATAAGCATTATTATAATAATCCTCCGAATCTACAAAATTATCCTCTATATCCGTTATTTGGTCTTGACTTAAGCAGACTGCGGCTCCGGCTCCGGGGGAGCAGGAGGTAGTATCAGAACTTATAGCCTCTGATAAATCCGCTACTGGATTTTCTCTAGTTTTAATTAAAAGATCTATATTTTGATATCTCAATTTTTTAGCGAGAGATTCATCTCGGAGGACTGTCAAACGTTGATTCTCGCCCACGATTAAATCTTTTTCAGCTGTTAATAATTGATAACGTTCATTATTTGCTTCTTCGGCAAAAGGAATCTGACCATTATTACAACCTGTCCCTTTCAATATATTACCATCACATTCTAATTTTGGATTAACAGTTTCACCATCAATTACTTCTTTATATTCATCTTTACGACAAGATAAATTAATAATGCCACAATTAATTCCTAATGTATTATCACACTCATCTATAGATCGTGATATTTTATATCTTTCTCTTGTGGATGGATCAATACCACATTTCTGTGGGACACATTTCCCATTAAATTTAGGGATTTCCCCCTCTTTACATTCAGTTACTAATAAATCATTATCCCCCTGATTATCTGGTACAAACTGATATCCATTATTACAGGTAAATACATTTTTACAATTATCAATTGATCCTTGAATAAAACAATTACCTTTACGGGCTTTTATAGCCTCTGATCTACATAATTCATTATTATCGTCTTCTAATATTGAATCATTAACACAATTATCTATAGGTTTATCACAAGCATTATTATATATATATTGAACCATACTTGCTTTAGAATCCCCGGAATTAATTAATATACTATTTAATTCATCATTATTATCACTATTAGTAAAGTCTAAACATTTACCCTTTTCTCCATTTGTACCTAAAGGATCTTCGGGTTGTGCAGATAGATCTGCGTCAGTACCATTATAATTTATTCTTCTTAATTGATTTATGTTCATTGTTCGTAACCTTTTTAAATCATTATCACCATCAAATATATTTCTATAAGGTTTTCCTTCTCCAGCAATTTCAGAAAATTTACATTCCCCGGGTTTAGGTAAACAACATGATACAGGGGGAGTTTGTTCTGTACCATTTTCAGTAAATAAATCAAAATCAAACTCACTATAAAAAGACTTACATTTATCACTTCCATCAGAATCATCTACGCCTCCCCGTAGTTCATATCCTTCAGAACAAATAGTTTCCTCAGTACCACAATATAAAAACTTATTTTCCTTATTAGATAATGCAAGACTAGCCTCATCGGTTGAGCTTAGTGTACTGTTGGCTAAACAAGATGCCTCATCGGTATATGAACTGTCGGAGCAAGACCCCCCGACGTCAGGTTGCCATTCGGGGTCCGTTGCCATTATAACTCTTTCACCATTACTATATGGACAGTTGGGTTCAATTATCTTACCTAATGACCCTTTTTTAGCTTCATAACATCTTGGAGGATTACCTTTTAATATAGAACCAGTATTACAAGGGGTTAATTCGCATATATGGTCTCCATCATTCTTACAACTAGTCCCCTCAGCCGCGGTCCCATTATCACAGAAACAATTATTTTTTCTACAAGACCCTTTCTTCAAACTAAATGTTGGATCATAACCGATTCTATCTCTTTCAGTACTATCTTCACCGTCTTTACCTAGTAATCCTGCGTTTTTAACGAAATTAGTTACATCAACATCATTAAAACTAAATCCCGGAGGACACCTACAATTGACATCGGTTTCCATATTACAATTTGAAGGATCGCCATCAAATTTATTTAAATCACATTGACATAAATTTCGAGAATGACCACATCTTTCTTTATGATTTTTACCATAACAATAATCAAATTGTTCTTCACCATCTTTAAATTTACAACTATCCCCCCCTGGCTTCTCTGCCTTAAAAATCTTATACTTCCTTGACTTAAGAGCACAATGATTACTTGGATCCCCACACCTCTCAGTATTCCATTCACTCCATTCACCCTTACAACTCTTCGCAGGATCAAATAATTTTGCTCGATCCTCCTTTTCATCTATCGGTTTCTCTATTCCAGGATCCCGTATCTCGGGAAGTTCTTTTGTATATTTAATTTGATCAACCTGATATTCTTTCGATAAAATCGTCTCATATCTAGGATAATCTGTATCTTGTATATTCATTTTTAGAGGTTTGTATATATGTTTTTCTAACTCTTTGGGTTCAGCTTTCCCCTTATAATGTAACTCCATAAGATATTTAGGAATTATTTTATCATTTTTCTTCATTAATTCCTTATCTTTTTGAAGTTTATCATATTCATCAATAATTTTCTTATTTAAATCTTCATCAATCTCCAAATAATTTTTGTATCCGTCTTTATCATTATCATTATCATTATCATTATCATTATTATCATTATTATTCGGAAGACTTAACAAATATATAACATATGATAGTAGAAATAGTATCAGTATATATTTAAAGGAAAATCCCATTCTATATATATATAATATATTATGTTAAAAAAATTATTCAAAAAAGATGGTATTATTTTATTTATCCAAAATGAAGAGGATATACATTTTGGATATTATATCATTAATAATTTTATTAAAGATAAAAATATAGACGATTATAAAAAAGATTATTATAAAACTAAATCATTTACTTATTAATATTATACTGAACTTTGAATAAATTTAATATTTGACTTATTACAAATGCAATAAATATTAATAAAATAACTTTTGTGATAATATTTTCCTGGAAATCTTTAAAAAAATCAAATATACCTAAATCAGGTGCCTTGAAATCTAATTGATTATTTTTTTTCGTTAAATTATCATACATTTGTTTTAATAATAATGTATTCCTATGGACTTCACCATTACATTTCTTTTTTTCATAGTTTTCAGATATCTCAATAACTTTAGCAATTACATCGGGCATATATTTTAAAAGCTTATCTGATACTACCTTTAATTTTTCAACATATCTATCATCACCTATATTATCAGTATTCATTTTTAATAAATATCCCAAAACCTCTACAGCACTAGTACTCATGCCACTTTTACATAAAGAATCATCAATATAAATTAAATCAAAACATTCTCCTATCTCTTCTTGTTTAATTAATATAAATTTAATAATTTTTGACTCAACATACCCCAATTCTGATAAATTCTTTGGATCTCCTAAATCTGTTATATGAGTCATTTTACTTAACCTATCTAAATAATAACTATCCTCATGTTTCGTCTTCATCATCTTATTCATACATTCCTCGAATTCTCTACTACTAGCTTGACCCTCAGATACTCCAAAAAATTTAGACATTGAAATCTTCTTATCTTGAGAATCTTCAGATATATCTTCAGTAACCATATCAACTGAAGGAGCAGATACTATATTTATTTCAGGTGCGTCTATCCCCCGTACTTCTAACCAATCAATTACTTCTTCGCGAATCATATTATTAACATTGTGATCATCGAAAACATGACCAAGTAATCCTCCTTTTTCTTGATGAATACTACCCAAATCAATATATCTACGTATATTTTCAGGTATCATGTTTAATATTTCTGTTTCAGTTAAACTATTATTTTCCCACCATTCGACCTCAATACCGGTCTCTGATATAGGAATTGTATATCCGTTTATAGTTACCGCAGTATTTGCTTCATTTAATTCACCTTCATATAAAGATGTAACTCCATCTGTTAGTTTGATACTATTCCAATCAATCATATATAATATTAATTATATTTTAATTTTTCTATCTTTTTTTGAGCAGTTTCTAAATAACGAGAATGCTCAATTATATGTAATAAATCTTTTAAACTATCATCTTTTTTCATAAGATATGTACTATATAATATAGCATCAAATCTCTTCCTTCCATTAATTCTAAAATCATAGTTCTTCATAAAATTTTTCCAATCTATTTTAGTATTTAATGTTTTTAATGTTCCACATGAAGTTTGAAATGACTTAAAATATTCATTTGGAAGTTCTTTATATAAATTCCAAGCTAACCCATTTTTCCATGGAGCAATCTGATACCATACTTGTTTTCCTCTACAACATGATATAATATCAGTTAAACTCTGATCTCCCGTAACTAAAATATCCTTTATACTATTTTTCATTAAAGATATAAATATCCCTCTCGGTTGTGGAAGAATATCGGCTCTAAATACTAATCTAGAATTAACTTTATCATCCCCTTTAATTATATGTGTTTCTTCGCCCTGGACTAAAATATTATCATATTGAGAAGATACTTTTAGCATCTTATTTTTAAAAGCATTATCATCCAATATATCATTCATAATCCATTCAGGTATAACAATCTGAAAATTGGAATGTTTCTTTCTATATTTCTTACATATCATCTCTAAATAAGATAAAAAACAATATTTAGAATGTATCCCCCATTCTGGAGAAGGTTGTATATATACTAAAGCATATGGTCCATTGATTAAATTTTGTTTACTTTGTTTAAAATTATTAAATAATATTCCCAAATTATCATACCCAACCCCTATAGGAAATGTATATGGAGGAAACTCTCCATTATATTCGCTAACAGCAAAAGTATTAAATACATTAGCATATGGCACTAATTTCTTAAATTTACTTATTTCAAATGTCTTATTAATTATAGGTATGGCTATCATTATATCAAATTTAATCTTTCTTTTTAAAATTAATTGATCATAATCAAGACATTCATTATTTTCAACTTTACTATGAAGTTTATATATATCTCCATCTATCTTTAACTCTTTATATTTTTCTGGAGTTGTTGTACATATCTTTATTTTTGAAGTTGGATACCATTCTTTTAAATAATCATAAAACGTTTTACATACAATTATATCTCCAAATCCAGCACAAGGGATATTAAATAAACCAATCGATACATTATTATAATGTTGTTTAGTTAGTTTTTTTCCTTCACTAATCTTCCAAAATATATCATATAAATCTTCAAAATATTTACTTTCTTTATTTAATTTTTTTATTAATGATAATTGTTGAACCATTATTATTAATATATATATTATATTATATTATATTATAATAATGATAGGAGGCAAATTATTAGCAACCGGATCATCAACATGCGTTTTTTCTCCAAGTATCCCTTGTTCTGAAAAAGGTTCGGTGGATAAAAATAAAATAACAAAAATAATGTATAGTCCTAAATCAAAAGAATCATACGATAAAGAAAAAGAAACAAATAATATGATAAAAAATATCAATAATTATAAAAAATGGGCAATCATATTTAGTGAATATTGTAAAGCACCAGAATATAATATATTAGCTTCCTACGATAAAAAAGGATTAAAAGAATGTACTTATAAAGGAATGAATGTATCTGATTTTAATAAAAACAGTTATATGCTTACAGGTATTAATGGAGGTAATACATTTGTAGATTATTTTAAAGAAAACTTTTCAACAATTAATTATGGTAAATCATTAAATAATAAGTTTGTTAATTTAATGAAAATGATGAGACCTTTATTTGTAGGTTTATGTGCATTAAATAAAAATAAAATATGCCATAATGATATAAAATATAATAATATTGTTTATAAAAATCAAAAAGAAGGATTTAGATATATAGATTTTGGTTTATCATCAAGATTTAAAGATAAAGAAAATTTTAAAAAACGATCTATAAAGGAATTTAATACTTCAAGAATATACATATTTTATCCATTAGAATATATCTATTTTTATGTATCCTCTAAATTACTTCATATTGAAAAATATAAACAAAGGAAAAATGATGAGATTATAAATAATATATACAGAATATTTAATCTTGATTTTAATAATATTAAAAAAGAAACTATACATAGAATTAAAAATAAACAAATTGATGAAAATAAAATGATTGAAAAAATAGATATATATAGTTTAGGTATCTTAATACCATTATTATTCATCCAATACTCAAATATTATCAATCCACATGAAAATAGTAAAGTAATCCAAGATTTCTATTTTCTTTTTAAAGAAATGTGTTTACCATTTACCGATAACCGCATTACACCGACTAAAGCATTAAAAAAATTAGATAGTCTTCTTAAAAAATATGGTACTAAGAAAAGTAAGAAGAAAAGTAAGAAGAAAAGTAAGAAGAAAAGTAAAAAGAAATAACTATTTCATAATAAGGTAACCACCTATTAATATAATAAATATACCTGCCAATTTCTCAAATGTAAAGTCAGCTTTTAAAAATATTAATGCCAAGAGAAATACAAATAACGTATTCAGATTTATTATTGATTTCGCATATCCAGGATTAGTTGATTCTTTAAATGCTCTAAATATAGAAGGCTCAATAATAAGAAACACAATTACTAGTCTCAATACTATTATTCCCATATCTTTTAAATTTGGTTTTTCTACTTTATAATTACTTATATTCAAATATATCATTGTAGCTATAAAAATAATTATATTTGCTATGATAATATAATTCGTATAATTCATTCTTTTAATCAAATCTAATGATATTACATCTCGGACCGCAATAAATAATGCTGCTATAAGAGCATAAATAACCCATTCCTTCATATAACTTATATAATATTTTTTGTATGTTTAAAATATATTAATTAAAAATATGCTTTAGTATGAAATTAAATGAAATTGATTTCAATATATTAACCGATCAAGAATTAGTCGGTTTATGTTTAAAATATAAATTAATTGAACCTCAAAGTGTTAATAGATATAATAGAAAAAGTCTTCTTTTATTAATAAAAGGTTTCATTAAAAGAAAAATTGAAACTTATGGACAAAACAACAATAATACAAAACCAAACAATAATCGACGTCTTTCTATCTCAGGTAACCTTCAAAAAAATAGTATCAATTATAATAAAAATAGTAATAATCCCCCTAGAGGAGTCCGCCAAAGAAGACTGTCTCAACCGATAACAAAAATAGAAAAAGTAGAAGCCGTAGATGATCATAATAAAACAGAAGTAAAAGAACAAGCACAACAACAAATAAAAAAAGAAATTAAATCATTAAATCCACAATATGATATTATTGGTATGTACCCCCCTGTTAAGAAATTAATCGCCATAGGTGATCTTCACGGTGATTTAAGGGCTACTCTAATTGCTCTAAAACTCGCAGAAGTGATTCCACAAACAGCCACACAAAATAATGTTAATGATATCCACTGGTCCGGTGGAGATACATGGGTTATTCAATTAGGTGATCAGATTGATAGATGTAGACCCGATAATTGGGACAAAAATTGCATTGAGGATTATGATAGTGTATTTGAAGATGAAGGTAATAATATGGCTATTATAAAATTATTATTACGTTTAGATGACGAAGCTAGAAAAGTGGGTGGAAGATTTCTTGGTCTTTTAGGTAACCATGAAATCATGAATGTTGATAAAGATTTTCGATATGTTTCTCCACAAGAATTCCTTGAATTTGTACCAGTTAAAGATAGAAATAAAAAGAAAACGGATGACGGTTATCCAATGGGTTATTATCATAGAACAAAAGCCTTTGAAAGAGGAAGTAATATGGCAAAACTATACTCTATCAAAAAAAAATCAATAATGACAGTAGGAAGCTTCGTCTTCGTCCATGGAGGAATAAGTTATGACCTAGCAAACAAATATACCATCGCAGAAATAAATAATGTTGTTTCAAAATGGATGTGCAAAAAAAATAACCCCACAGAAGAAGACATATTTGATGAAATTTTTAGAGATGACGATGATATGTCACCATTTTGGTGTAGAATATATGGTGAAGATGATGATGAAAATACAGAAAGAGGTTTCAATGAACTACTCAAAAAATTAAATCAAAAAAATAAACTACTTCAACCTATAAAAGGTATGGTTATAGCCCATACCCCACAATTTATGGACAATAAATACTTAAACTCAATGTATAATGATAGACTCTGGAGAATTGATGTCGGTATGTCAAGGGCATTCGGAAAACACCGCGATTGTGGTGAAGACAAATATAGACAAGTTCAAATATTAGTCATTCACAATGATAATAAATTTGAAATTCGGAAAAAACCATTTAATGATAGACATCCAACGGAAAATATGGGGATGAATGTAGATCTTTCAAAAGAAGAATTAATGTTTTGATCCTTCTGATTGAACAATTTTCTGGATCATTCGAATGATGTTTCTTTTCTTCTTCTCATCTGTTTCTTTTCTGAGCATAATTTCGAGGACGATTGTACTAAAGTATGCCATTGTCCATATAATCTCTTTATAATGTACAAATATAAATAATTCAAATTTGAATTTAATACTTTTTAAATTTTAAAGAAGAACCTAGAATAAAAATGATGAAGACAATTGTTCAAGGAGGATACTTTGATAAGAGTATGGTTTATAATGTTGAACCTGTTGAAAATCATTTAAATGATTGGGATCCTGAAAATGGATTTTATGAAGATTATGATATTAAGAATTATTTTAATGATGAAAGCTTAGAAACAGTATGTAAAGTTATTCATTCTCTAAATGTTGCATTACTCATGCTCTGTCTATATCAATATAATTATATGTTTAAAAATGGATCAAAAAAGATTACCAATAGATATGAATCCAAAAAGATAAATGCAATATATTATACTTATTTATTCAATAGAGTCTATTCATTCGGTATTCTTCTCTATGTAATGTATATTATCAAAACATTTGAAAAACATATCTGTCAATGGCATTATGGTTGTGATTCAACTGAAAGTGGAGGTTTAACCGCCTCAGCTTACTATTATAGTGTGTATAATAGTGAATGCCCTGATCTTAATAAATTAGAAGAAAATTATTTAGATAATCAGCCAGGTCGACAAGCAAAAGTAGATAGTTGTGGACAAAATAATTATGAATGTTGTAAAATTGATGTAGTATGCGAAGGATATATTCAAGACAATCGGTCGTATGAAGAATTCAATAATACAATAAATGATCGATTAATTCATCCTGAGAGAGGATATATACCTATTCATATTACGAGTAGAGGAGGGTGTGGGGGTTTTACTATTCTAAATCTTATTAGTAGTTATCTATACAATGATCATCAAGAATTTCTATTCATTCTAATAAATATAATTTTAATATGGTTTATTGTGAATATGGTTATCTTGTTTATCGTAATTGTAAATAAAAAACTGGATACATGGACTCCTCTCCCAACAGATGATACAACAATGAGAGGTTCTGTTTAACGTCCCTTATAATCTTCAACTTCATCATTATTTACATTAATAATATTTCAGAAAGATTTAAAATGTATAATATCCTATTCAAGAATGCAAAGAGCACATAGTTCGTGATTCTTATTTTTTGTATAAATAGGCACTTGCTTATAATACTCAGATATTCCATTAAAAAGGAATTCACATGGAGCATCATCAGTATTCCTATCTTCGTTTTCTATCGCACAGTGTCCAATCATAGTACATTCAGGATCATCGCACATTTGACCCCCGGTTGTTTCGATTAAAGTATATCTCCCATTCTCAGTATCTACATATTTAGGGATTGACCCTGGTTCTTCAGGATACTTATAATCATACTTATTAACAAGCTCGGCCATCTTTTTCTGATATTCAGGGAACTTATCTACATAACTTTGAAATTCTTCGGGTGTAAGGTTGTCCATCTTATTGAAATGGTCTGCTCTGAACAAGTACCCCTGCGCAACCCGGATACTTCCTTCCAAAGGAATATTCATTGCCCTCATCGCAAAAAGTTCTGATGTTAATGCTGGGGTCTCTTCGGAATACATATTTCTCACATCTATCAAACGATCATCGACGGTCTTAAGCATATCTTGATACTTCCACCAATTTGTGTATTTATAATCTTCCTCATATATGGGTTTTTCATCAACATATCCAGGATAATAATACCTGTATTTCTGGTGAATGCGATTCGGATGAGATCCAATAGTACTGTCCGTGTTACCACAACAAGAATTACACAACCCACACTGGGAAGAGAAACATGAAGCAGAGCTTTTTACTGAAAAGTCCATCGTATAATATTTGTCTTTAGTATTAATCTTAACTAAACTTTCAAATTTAAAATTTTCTAGTGTTCCTCATTATTAATTATTTCTATAGATGAATCATCTGATAAAGGAGACAATATTCGAGAAAGTAAAGGTAATTTCTTTTCTCCTTCATCTCCCACTTCTCCTTCCTCTTCCTCAGGATCAACTTCTACTTCTAATTTTAATTTAGGATATTCATCAATCTCACTAGTAGCATTACTAAAATTAATCTTCTTATGTTTATCATGTACCTTTGATTGTGGCATTATACTTGACTTCTTACTAATTATATTCTCTAATGTATCTTTTATAGTAACCATTCTATCTAAAAGATCATTTATTTCACCCGTATTATCTTCATAGTTATTAAGATCTTCTAATGCTTCTTCTATACATGTTAAATGTTCTTTTACACGTAAAATAGATATTTCACTCTTTTTATTTTTAATAACTTTATCTCTTAATTCTTGATTCTTTTTTTGTAATGTTTTAACCTCATTCTCAAGAATAGGTAATTTACTAATCCCACAATATCGTATAAGAAAAGCCGCAAATGAAAAACTTGAAAATGAAATTATTAGTTTTCGAAAATCCATTTCTCTAATATATTAATATCCATTATTTAAATAATATTAAATATTAAACATGGATTATATAAATTTCAATAATCAAGAAAAAAATTATAAAAAATATTTTATCGCGAATATAACTTCATATTTACCATTAATCATAATGAATACCTTTATCTGTACATCAATAGTAAACCTGAATAACCTTATAAATTCACAAGAAAATTTAGACTATATTCATAAGATTAAACATATCATCGATGATATTTGTAATGTTATTAATTGCTCTGAGTCCATATAGTTATGTAATGTTTGTTAGTCTTGATGGAATTCCGGCAAATTCACGATCAATATCAGAACATTTGGGATCTTTTATATCTTGAATCATTTCAATCAAAGGACCAATAGTATCATACTTTTCATGGGCCACTCTGACCCCATCTTTATCAACATATGTTGAGAGTTTCTCAATCTCTTTAAGAATAAAATTGTTCTTTAGACCAAATTCCTTCCATTGTTCCAGTTCCGTTTTAGGTGGTGTGTATTCCGTCTTAGGAATAACTATATTTTCTTCTGAATAATCAGCCAAATATACATCAAAGATCTTTACCTTATCACTAATAGAATCTCCCTGAATTACACTCTCAACTCCTCCATCTGAATTGATTACCTCAAAAATAGGGAAAGCAACAACTCTGGCCTTCTCCCTAATAAAACGCACTGGTGGGGTTGATCCATATGAACCAATGGTAGAGATGAACCTTAGATCATCGCTGCCAACGGATCCGGTACCATAATTGAATCCCCAATAAACAACTATGTCATATTCATTCAAATTGCTCACCTCCATTTTTACCCAAGATATTTCGTTTTTTCTTCTTTCCTCTTTTCTCTTTCTGGCATCTTCCTTCTTTTTCTTATTCTCTTGAATGAGTTTTTCCCTCTGCTCGGAAGATAGACCTGGACATGTTTTGTAGTTGTGCCCGACCTTCTTACAGATACTACAGGGCATCCTTCCCTTAGTCTTAGTCTTTTAATATTACTCTCGAGTGTAAACTTTCAAATTTGAAACATACATAAAGATATTCTTAAAAGAATAATTATAAATAGAAAAAGAACATGCCAAAAGGGAAGATTAAGAAAAAGAAATGTATGCTCGCAGGAGTTTGGACAAAAGGAATGCCTGCGCCTCGCTCTGACCCTTCCTGTTTGCCCCCTGAAGATTGGGAGGCATCTGAGAAGTTTGACGGATACAGAGGACTTTGGGATGGTGAAGAAGGAGAGTTTTACTCTAGAGCCGGGAAGATGTATAACTCCCCCGAACTATTCAAGAAAGCAATGCCAAAAGAAGATCTAGATGGAGAACTATGGTGTGGAAGAGACCAAGAAGACTTTCAATATATGGGGTGTGTAAGGAAGAAAGTCCCCATAGATGAAGATTGGGCAGGACATATCAAATATATCGTCTATGATCTTCCGGGTCATGAAGGGACATTTAAAGAACGCCTTGAAGAACTCAAAAAAATAGTTGAAGAAAGCAGGATAAAGTGGAATAAGATAAGGAAGGTTATGCCAGAACCATACAGGTCTATTGAATGTCCTCTTGTGATGGCAGAACAAACGACAATTAAATCAGAAGAACATCTCCAAGAAATATTCAAGGAAATGATTAATAAGGGCTGTGAAGGCGTTATTATCAAAGATCCTTCATCTATGTATGAAGATGGACGATCAAACTATATGCTTAAAGTAAAACCTGTCTATGATGAAGAAGCAATTATCGTAGATTATAAGTCCGGGAAAGGAAAAAATGAAATGAGACTAGGTGCTTTCATATGTAAACCACTTATTAACATGGATACTTATCAAGTAATTGATGAAGATGAAACACATGAGTTTGCTGTATCAGGGATGGATGATGAAGTGAGGGAATCATACAAAGAAACACATCCAATTGGAACAATAATTACAATCGAACATTCCGGGAAAACCGGTTCCGGAAAACCACGTTTCGCAAGATACATAAGAAAAAGAGAAGATGTAGTTCTCAAAGAACTCAAAGATGTTCCTAAAACAACCGAAAAAAGAGATCTTGTTATTTCAATCTTTAAGAAGATCTCTGATAGTGAAAAGGCAAATGGACAGGGGTTTAAAGCATCTTCTTATCTGAAAGCTATTTCAGGACTTAAGGGAATCGAAGATGATTCTGACCTCACAGAAAAAAATATCACAGCTATAAAAGGCGTGGGTAAGAGTCTTTGTGAAAAAGTCATTCAAATTATTAAGACTGGGACTTGTCCTGCTTATGAAAAGATTAAAAACAAAAAAGATAGTAAACAACTTTTTATGGATATTCATGGAGTTGGTCCAAAAAAAGCAGCAGAACTAGTGAAGGCAGGGTTTGAAACAATTGAAGATCTAAAACAATCAAAAGAAAAAGGAGAATACCTTAATAACGTTCAACTTCTTGGTCTGAAACACTATGAGGATCTCTTAAAGAGGATTCCAAGAGAAGAAATTGAAAAACATGAATCTATCCTTAAAACAATGCTTAAAAAAGTAGATCCTTCCGCAGAACTGACTATCGCAGGATCATACCGAAGGAACTGTGCTGATAGTGGAGATATTGATGTTCTTCTTAAATCTGAAAATAAGGGAACATATGATAAATTTATTAAGAAGCTAAAAAGCATAGTATATATCGTTGAAGATCTTGCATATGGAGAAAAGAAATACAATGGAATCAGTAAACTTGGAAGATCTGGTATTGGGAGAAGGATTGATATCATGTACACTAAACCAGAAGAATATCCGTTTGCTGTCCTTTACTTCACAGGATCCGGAGATTTTAATAAAATGATGAGAGAACAAATCAATGAAAAAGGGATGACTATTAACGAATACAGTCTAAAGGATATAGAAACTAAGGAAATAGTTGATCATGTATTCGTAGAAGAAAAAGATATCTTTGATTATCTAGATATGCTCTACATAGAACCCTGGCAAAGAAACCTTTGAACGAGTACTATAACTCCCACCATTCTGTCTAATAAACTTTTTTTTTCCTCCTTTAAGGGTTCTATGCTTCCTCCCTCCTCTTTGTGTTTTCTTTTTCTTTGAAGGTTTCTTTTTCTTTGAAGGTTTCTTTTTCTTTTTCTTCTTTAAAGGATTGGTTCTTTTCCTTTTACGAGTTTTAATTTTATTTGAAAATTTTTTAATTCCCAATGTCCCGGCTAAAGTTGCTGCTCCCGTTGTTAAAATAACTCCTGTAGATGAAACAATAGAGGGGGCAGCAGCAGCAGCAATACAAGGTGCGCATAATACCATTATATTATATGTTTTTATTTTATTTTTTTTGTAATATTTATATATTAATACTATGGGAAATGTTGAAAGTCAAGTAGAGGGTTCTGACCATAATGATTATATAACTGAACAAAAAAAAATTATTATAGCCCAGCAAGAACAAATTGAAAGATTATCTAGAATGAATTTAAGAACAAATATTTTACAACAACAACAACAACAACAACAATATAAACAACCACAACAAAACACACTTTCATTGGAATACAATGATCCTAATAAAAAATTAAATCCATATTCAATCCTAAATATAAGCAAAAATTATGATGAAACTTCCCTTAAAAAAGCCTATCTTAAGAAAGCAATGGTTACTCATCCAGATAGAGGCGGCAATGTTGATGATTTTAAAAAAGTTTCTATTGCTTATGCTGTCCTTCTTAAAAAATTAAAAGAAAAAGATTCAGATGCTCAGCATAATGACCTTAAAAATGGAAATAGAGAATATGTAAAAAGTCAAAATCAAGATTCTCTTCAAAATGTTAAATTGACAGAAAAGTTTGATGCCGAGTTATTTAATAAAATATATGAAGAAAATCGTATAGAAGATGTATATGATACTGGATATGGTAAATGGATGGAAGAAAATAAAGCAGATGGACCCGGACCTAAGAAAATGTTCAGTGGCAATTTTAATAAGAATATGTTTAATAAAGAATTTGAGAATTATAAAAGGGAACAACAAGAAAAAACAGGGTCTAATTTAGTAAAATATGAAGAACCGAAAGTTGATATATCATATAAAAATAAAGATTCTATTATGGTTCTCGGCAAAGGTAAGATAGATAATTTTACAGGTGAATCAGGTGGATTAAATTATACAGATTATAAAGATGCTTACACAAATAGTTGTTTAATAGATATCAATTCTATAAATTTAAGAAAAAGAAGTAAATCTCTTCTGGACAAAAAGGCTGAAAGGAAAAATATATCATATCAAATGTCTGAACAAGATATAAAATTACAAGAATTAAAAAGAATAAAAGAAGAAAAAGAAGAACAAGAAAGAATCGCAAGATTAAAACAATATGAAGAAAAAGCCTTTAATAATTATAATGAAATTCATAAAAGATTATTGGGAAGATAATTAAAAACCTGTTTCAGCAGTATTAAATCCCCGTGTCCCTATAAATCGTTTCTGTTTTTCTGTTAAACAAACACAGCCAACCCCTCTCGCCATATATGGGGATTCATCACAACATTCATTATTACCTTTATTATTTCCAAACATTGCCATTTTTTGAACTGAATCTTTATCACCATCGATCGTCGGACCTGTTAACGCATTTTCTTGTGTTTTAACACTTTGAATAGGTCCTTGAACACCCTGATAAACATCTAATTCTTCATTCGGTATAGTTTCATGTTCTTTCTTTTTAACAATTGAATTAAGACAGACTCCATCAAAAGGTCCAATTTTATAAACATCTTTCAATTGAACTAATTTAACATCCTTGTTTATTGGATCTCCCTTTGGACCTTCAATTTCAGGGATCTCCTTTCCGACTCCCTTTGGTTCATCTTTTAATTCCCCGGATCTCGCATCCTTAATAATTTGTTCGCTATCTTTTTTATAATCCTGGGGATTATCTGAGTCATTTTTATCAATTGTTCCATCTTCAGCATTTACAGTTGAACTGGATATTGATTCTCCCGAAATAGGGACACCTGCTTCGATCGGTTGTTCCCCTCGTAATACTTGTTCAAGTTCGTTACTTGTATTCTGCATATTAGAATTTACTACTCCTTCAATTTGATTTTTAGTAGTTTTACATAAAATTAAAGCGGTTGTGGCTGTTAATAACATCATAGTTATATAATCATTTGGTTTAACATAATTTAACAAAATATATAAATAAATAAGAATTAATATTATTTGCCTGTATTTGTAAAGTGTTTCAAATAATTTCATTTATTTATTAGATATAAATATTTTATTATTTAAAAATATATATAATTAAATATAATTATAAAAAAAAGATTAATGGACCAATACAATACAAATAATAATTGGTCATTATGGTATCATTCGATCAATGATACTTCATGGGAAAAATCTAGTTATACACCCATGGTAGATATTAATAATTTTTTTGATTATAAATTTATTATTGATAATTTTAAACAAAATCACTATCAAAATGGAATGTTTTTTTGTATGAAAGAAGGCATTTTTCCAAATTGGGAAGATCCAAATAATCGTTTGGGTGGATGTCTTTCATTTAAAGTATATTCAAAAAATATTGTAAATGAATGGAATATATTATTACTAAAATGCATAACAGGAAGTATTATGAAAAATAAAAATAATACAATAAATGGTATTTCGATTTCTCCTAAAAAAGAATTTAATATAGTAAAAATATGGTTTGTGGATAATAATGAAGATTATAAAGATAATTTCATAGAATATGGTAATGATTTTAATCTAGAAACATCTGTATATAAAAAACATGAATTTTAAGAACTATTAGGTGCTAAACACAATTTAATATCTCCCAAAGATGCTACTAAATAACGTATAATTAATGGATAATCATTCTTTATATATAAATTAATTTGCTGACATAAATTAGTACACTTTGTAAATAATATCAAATATTTAAGAGAAAACTCCCCCTGTGTTGGTAAAGCATTATCTGTAATTTGCTTAAATTGTAACCCCGTACTGTTGTTCGGTTCACTTAAAATAGTTTCCTGTGAAGCAAAATCACCCTCACAATTTAACATTAATTGATTCCCAATACTCTTTATTTCAATATTTTCTCCTATGTTTATCATATCCCTTATAATTTTTTGAAAATCTCCAGATGGAAGTGATAATTCTGTCTCAAATTCAGCTGGAGGTATTGATATATTATCTTCCGATATATCCAATAAATTTAATTTGAAAACAGTTTGAGAATTTTTCTCATTATTCGTTATTAGTATACCCAATTTATTCTCATTATCCTTATCTATAAATAATGTTAGGGTCTCAGAATTACCCATAGTCTTAATTAATTTAAAAAAATTTAACATGTTAACACCTACAGTAGTCTTTACTGGACAGTGGAATTCTTCAAAATTATTACTATCTAATTTCATATGTATTAAAATCGTCCGCGTCGAATCCATTGCCATAAGTTTTATACCGGTTGGATCAAAGATAAAATTAGCCTCCGTTAATATCTCTTTCAAGGCTTCAATCAATATTCTAAACGCACCGGCCTGTTCGGTCTTAATATTAAGAGTTTGATTATTAGTATCTATTGATGTCATATTTATTTTAAATTTAAACTTATAATCTTTAAATAATAAATATAATTTTAATATATTACTAATAATTAAAATGACTTTTTCTGAAAATGTAACGAATATAGTCGATGATTTAGAACTAGATAAACCGTATGATAAATCAATTATTAAGCATCGTTTCTTAGATGAAATTTCATATTATGAAAATAAAAGAGACCACACAAAAAAATATTATAATATGTTTCGTTTCATAGTTACAACAGGAAGCATACTTTTACCAGCAATTCTCTCAATGGGGCAAATGGATCCGACTAAATTACCAAGGAATTTTGACATGGTTAGTTATTGGGCTTCGTGGACTATATCATTAATGGTTACTGCTAGTAATGGTTTCCTTCAACTATTTTCACTTGATAAAAATTATTTCGGTTACTCAATGGTAGTCGAACAACTCAAAACAGAAGGATGGCAATTTTTTGGATTATCAGGAAAATATGAAGATTATCCAACACATCAATCCGCATATAAAACATTCTCTAAATCAGTAGAATCGATCAAAAGAAAACAAGTTGAACAAGAATTTCAAAACGGTAAAGGTGATAATAAAAAGAAAAAAAAGTTTGACTTTAAAGGAGAAATGGAAAAATTCTCACAAGAACAAAATGCCCCAATACTACAAAATAGAAATATAGCCCAACAAAGTATATCTAATCTAGCCCAACAAAGTATATCCAATATAGTTGAAGATATAGTTGAAGATAAAAAAGAAGAAATAAAAGATAAAAAAGAAGAAGTAATTGAGAAAATAGAAGAAATAAAAAAAGATGTTGATAAATCATCCGTAAAAACAGAAATAGTTGAAGAAAATAATAAATAAAAATAAAAATATATATATGTGTAAATAAATATATAAAGAATATTTTATTTAATATATATTATGTCGTATGAATTTATTAAGGAAATCTTAGAATCAGAAGATTTCTTAAAAGAATATTTAAAATATAATTCTGTAAATAAACGGGATAATATAACAAATTTCCTTGATAATATAGAAACAAATAAAAAATATTACAGAATGAATATTAACAAAAATAAAAAATATAAAAAAGAAGTTACTGAAGACACAACTACTATTAAAGAAATTAATGGTCTTGTGAATAGAATCACAGATATGAATTATTTTAAAATTAAACCCTTAATTATAGAAAAAATAAAATCAGAACACTTAGTACCATATTTAATCGAAAATATTTGCGATAATTCTATTTTACATCATAAATATATATCTTTATATGTTGGTATTCTAAAAGAAATAAACTCTAAAAACAAAGTTAAAATGATCATGAAAATATGTAATAAATATCATTCAAAATTCTTTAATAAGAAAGAAAGTGATGTAGATAATATGTCTTATCAAGAATTATGTCTAAAGAATAAAAATATAGATAATATCATTGGTCTGTCATTATTGATTACATATTTAGAAAAAGAACAAATCATTAATGGATTAATTGATAATATTTTAGAACCATATATGGATAATATATTAATTATAGAAGATGATGTTGAGATTTATAAAATGATTTTATCTTTCTATAATATATCTCAAATTCATTATAAAAATAAAAAAATACCCGATGTTTATGTTAATAAACTTATTACTTTAAAAGAAAAGACAAAATCATCTAAAATAAGATTTAAAATTATGGATATTCTTGGAGAATAAGTACTTAAATAATATATATCTATATTATCTATAAATGGAAGGATACCCTATAAATAGTACTACACAATTTCAATATGTAATTGATCCCGTTGATAATAATTTTGGCTTAAATATTAATACTCCCGAAGATACGATAATAAAAGATAAACACTTAAATGATACAATAACAGGAATAACTTACCTTAAAAAAGAAATGATAGATATCCTTAATCATCAGACCGGTTTAAATGATGCTGAAAATGAAAAACTAGATTATGAAAATAAAGAAATTGATGAAATAGTTAAAAAGTTAAATGATTTTGCTGAAGAGTTTAAAATCTTACAAGATAATTTAATTGAAGCTGAAAATGGTTTTAATAATGAAATGGAAAAAACAAAAAAAAATATTAAAATCCTTGATACAAGTATCTCCTTTTTTACTGAATTATCAGACACAAAAAGCAAAACTATAGAGGACATTACTACTGGAATAAAAAAACTACATGATGAAATATCTGATAATACTGAATTAATAAAAGCTAAAGAAAATTTTATATCAAAAAGGAAACAATTAGAAAAATATGTTTATCTCATCAAAACAATTAGTAAATGGAATAAAGCATCTGCTACATGTACTATTTGCTTAACGGGTGTTGTAGATCATTTTATTAATCCATGTGGGCATACATTCTGTAAAAATTGTCTTCTTGAAACTATTAATAGACATAATATTAATCCTATTACTGAAAATGATTTATATTCTATGAGAAGGGATGATAGTAGTTGTCCTTTATGTCGAAAAGGTATAATTAGTGTTAAACCATTGTTTTATTCATAATTGCTCTAATAATTGTTTGTAAAAATCTCTCTTTTTTATATCTTTTGCCTTCACTTTTACGAATATGTAATATTTATCAGGATTAATATTAACATTTCGGACATTACTAAGTTTTATACCTAATGTATTATCATCCATACAATATATTTTTCCAATATATTCTATCTCTAATGTATTTCTTTTTATACAGTATATTTTATCATTTATATAAAATTGATCCTCTTCATACTCTAATTTTATAACTTTCTCTCTTACATTTTTTTCAAGGAAATTTAATAATGTATCTTTTTTATCATTTGAATAACTTAATAATGTCTTTAATGGCTCAATTTCCATATTATTATTATATTATTTAAAATTTATTTTAAAATAATATAAATGAATTTAAACCTTAATTTAAATAATGATCCAAATTTTAATGATTATAAATCAAATATAAGTACAATTGAAAATAATATCACAATTGAAATACTTAATAAAAAAACAAATTGTAAATATGACCTTATTATAACACAAGAATCAGAATACTGGATAAAATATAATAAATTTTTTGAAAAATTCTCAGATCTATTTGATCTCCTTAAAAATGCATTTAATAAACAAAAATGGTCAGTAATTAGTGAAACATCTGAAGAAATATACATTGATTTCATCGTTGACGATGTATTTGGTTTTAATCTTGTCTTAATTATCCCCAAAGAAAAAGAAGAAAATGCTTATTTATATAGATATATTAAACTTTTAGAAGAAAAAATAAATAATATGGATGAAAGAATAAAAGACCTAGAAAATAATTAATTTTCTTCCGCAGATTCATACTCAGTATCAGAATCACTTTCTTCAATCTCATCATTAATAGCCAGAGGAGACCAACATAAATGATATTTTAATGATTTAATATCATTAATATCATGATACACTGCCCATATACGATAAGTATTTCCTCTTTTCCCTTTAGTCCAACATAAATGTCTAAAACCACGTAATTTAAATTCATCTACAGAAATAGGTAATTTATCTTTATTATCAAATGAATTATACCTATAATCCTTATATTCTCCATCTATAATTTTATTACATGAACCGATTCTGTTATTATCTTCAGAATAATCCTTCTTAAAATTATATGCTATGTTCATACCATTATTAGTTAATTTACGACTAGCATACTCAATCGCATCCTTAAATGTATCAAATTGCTTATGTCCAAGGACAGCAATCCTTTCAAAATTCCTCCATTGAGCATATGATATTGTTTCTTTTTCGTTTGATAACTTAACCGCATATTTTGCTTTCTTTTCTTGATTTATCATATATATTTTTGTTTTTTCATTGCTATATATATTTATTGGAGTAAAATCACTTTCACGCATAGATGAATTATAGGTTAATGTAAACCGTCCTGCCATCTGAGAGCCAGAATCACTCTTGGAAATATTACAGTGTAACATACCATCTGTAAACCTTACTTTCTTATTAAATGGATTTTGTATTGTTATACCTCTCTCAATACATCTAGACCCAGTTACAATTACAGGATTATCTTTCCAATATTCTCTAACCACTTCTATAATTTTCCAAAACTCATTTTCGTTTTCTTGAATTAATAGTTTTTTATTAAAATTTAAGTTATAATATTTACATCCTCCTGAAATTTTTGTAATCTTATTAGGAAATGTTTTTCTATTAAAACTTGTCTTAAATTTTTCAGGTATCATTGGTATCTTATTATTATAGACATCTACAACAGGACTTAAATATTTATTATCTATATCATATGGTAAAAGTATATTAAATCCATCGGAATTAACAACAATTCCAATACACTTAAATACGTTTGTTGCTTCTTCGGCTATTTCATAATGAGAATCTTTTAAAATAATTCCAGGGGCAAATATAAATTTATCTTTATCAATTATTCCACCATTCTTCCGTTTTATATCATTAAACATTTCTCTTAAACAATCCATATATTCATGGGTTCCGATATTAATCCAATTAGCATATTCAAGACTAATATATTCCGATAAGAGATCCCTTACATTATATAACTTCATTTCATTGTATAATTTTAATACTTTCTTAGGTGTTGCTGTAATATAATAATCTTTAATAAACTTATATTCCAATATCGCATCAAGTTCCCGAGTAATGCTCTTAATAGTCTTGTCTGCTTCATCAAAGTATAAATTAATAGTAGGACAATGGTCAGGTACAATTGTTCTCCCCCATGAATCTTTTTCTGTTAGTAGTTCGATTATCCTTCTCATTTGAGGCAACCTTACAGCATTAGTTAATGTAATAATATTTCTTATGTTATCATGTGATATCATCCCCAATACATGTGTAGCAATTTCTTTTCTACTAACACCTTCAATATCACTAGATTCACAATTAATAGAAATTGTCTTTGGAATATCTGACCCATACATTGTAAATCCGTTCACTTCTTTTATGATACGATCACTTGTTTGTGATCCTAACATACATAAATTATCAGTAAATATAATATTAATACTATTTCCTATATTTTTTAATATATCATTTATTACTTCTTGAGTTTTTCTATTTTGTGTTGGTTTGTAAATTAAAACTTTCATAGTTCATTAATTATTTTATTAATTTTATTAATTTAACTATAAATAATTTTCAAATTTAATTAAAAGATAAAAAAAAATTTTCTATATATATTTGTAATTTTTTTTTTATTTGTTTGTTTCTTAGCGCCTCTTGAAACTGATATATCTTACATTATACTTCTCTTTGTTAGATGGTGTATCCATATCTTCGTATACAGGGATAATTAAGAACCTGCTTCCCTTGTCCGTTGACGAAATACATTGACCATCCGCAATGTATCCCTCTGCTCTAGGGTTTGTAGCTTGCTCAATAGTAACTCTATCAGTCGCTTTGAGATCCTCAACTTTCTTCCCCCCCTTCAGGAGTTTTGAGGAAACAGCATATCCGTCAGGTCGGTGAATTGCGGATTTCTTCTGCTCTTTCTTCTTTGTCCCCATTTCCCTCGATTTAGTTGCGAGAAAGCGTTGAGCGGCTGTATATGTAGGAAAGAGGGTTGGATGGACAATGTAGTTGTACTCTTCGCTTAGAGTCTTGAATTCCGCTTTACTGATCATGGTTGACTTTCCCTCGGCTTCTTTCTTGAAAGCAAGCTCGGCAAGATTCCGAGACTTCTTCTCCCATTCTCGAGCAATATTGTCGAACCTTACAGTTGTAAAGACCTTGGGTGGCTTGTATCCAGGCCAGTCCTTAATGTTCCCCTTCATCCTCCCAGAACTTTGAGATGCTTCTTGTTGATTGTGGCAAGAGGATAGAATCCCATAGTCCATCATGAAATCTTTCGACATGATACTGATTCCACGGCCGATACAGATGTTCCCGGTGATGGCCAGAGGGTACTTGTCCAAAGAATGTTTTTGATAAATATCCAAAATCTTTGGATTGAGCTCATCGTCCTTCTTGAATGTATACATGGTGCGATCTGGTAGTGTGAGGCAGATTCCTTCACCATTAACCACGAAAACCGCGAACCCCATCTTGACACAGATTTCCTTAACAGCTTCGTGTGAAGATTTCTTGTACTCTGCCGGGATATACCATTTTGTCCCTGGCTTGATTCGCCCATTCTCCCGCACCTCTCTATCAAGGACAAACTGGATGAAACCTTCGCAAGAAGTGTTAAAATCGATCAAACAAATGTCATTGTCATCCCATCCGTGGTAATTAGGCTGTGTGGTATTCTCGAGAGGCAAGACATTCATGTAGTTGTACTTGTCGAACAGCTTCTTCGGTGTTGCTGTGATACAGAAAACTTGAATGTTATCATAATCATCGACCAATGGGCGAAAAGTTGTATCGATGAATCCTGTAAACTTGTCTGCTTCATCAAGCCATATCTTAAAGAAGAGTTTCCCCTTTGTGAGGGTGCTCTCATTTAGTTCGCTAACAATCGTATAGATGTCTTCGATCCGAGTCCCGTTGGTACAGCAAAGGACGTTGTTTATCCCCTTCGCCGCGATAGCTCCCTCAACCGAGACAGCATCGTGGTAGTCTGTCCTTTTGTGGGAAGAGAACTCTAGATAAGTTTCTCCGTTGACCTCAAACTCCTTGAGACTATCGCCAATTCTCTCAGTAGTTTGTTTTGTGAGGAGGAGATTGTTGTCACATAGGATAATGTTCACAACAATTCGGTTGTCGACTGGTTCTTCAAGATCCTTGATAATTTCTTGGATCATGATGAATGTCTTCCCGGACTGTTCTGGTTTACAGATGAGAACGAACCTCATCCACTCATCTTCTTCCCGGATCCTCCTCTCCATCTCGGCCTGGTCGCCGATCGATGACATAAGTCAGTGAAAATTCCTTTGTTCTTAGAACCTTTACTCTTGTGAAGGTCTGTGTATGTTTCTTGTATGGTCAAAGGAAACTACACTTTCAAATTTTGAATACCTCCTCCCGTGAGTCAAAGGGTCCTCCCATTATTTGAACCTAAAATTTTGACGACTAGGTCCAACGACCGTGGGAACCCTCACCAGCCTTGAAGGCCTGTAGTGGGGTCATGGACAGACATGACCCACCGAGGCGACAAAATAAATAATTTTATTTAATTTAATAGTTTAATTTTTTACAAATTTGAATATAAAAGTTTATTATTAACTATATATAATAAATGGATACTCTAATTGAAGGAATTAATAATATAAATATAAACAATGGATTAAGTATAGATAATATAAATAATGGATTAAGTATAGATAATATAAATAATGGATTAAGTATAGATAATATAAATGTATTTACAGTAGTATCAGAAAGGTCTAGAAATGATTCTTCTAATAAACTCAGAGAAAAAATTATTGAAATGATAGGAAATAGGGGTATTAATAATGAATGGTTTCAAAATGATCTATGGAAAACTTTAAGGGATGAAATACACAGATTCGAATCTATTAATTCACCTACTATATATGAACGGGTTAAATGGATAAAAAAGGGGGGAAGAGGCTATTCGCGTGATTTTGATTTAGAATATTATAATAATAATGAAAAAATTAAAACAAGGAAAATTGAATTTAAATATAATGTAAATACCCTTAGTGATTGCCCTCAATGGGCGAGTCCAATGAAGCCTTCCCAGTATTTAATATGTGATAAGTCATATGAAGAATATTTCTATGATAATTATTTAATTCAATTATGTGAAAGGTTTGGAAGAGAAATGCCCAATAAAGAAGAATATCTTAAACAAATACACTGTGATGAATCAAGGTGTATTTCTGATATGCAAGAAAAATATTATAAAGGTTCTTCAGGTTCTAGTAGATGTAGTGGCTTAGATGAAGATCTCCAATTTTGTAAGTTTTGTAAACAAATTTCTAAAGAATCAATTAATAATTATTTCGAATTATGTGAATTAAATCATGATATTCTTAATAAATATCTATTAAAAAAACAAAAAGGAAAAGAATATATGCTTTATAAAGATGGAAAAATATATCATGAAGTATATACTTCAGACGACTATACAATTAACCCAGATAAAACCATTAAAAAATCTCCATATTTTAAATGCGAAACTGTTTCTGGAAAAAAAATGAACATATTATTTAGATGGAAAAATGGTAATGGTATTGCTTTTCCAGCATTCCAAATTAAGTAAATATAGGTAAAAGGTATTCTAATTCCGTTGTATTCATAGCGTTATTTCCCATACACATACTTATAAAATCATGTGTTTTTTTATTATTTAATGAAAGAATAATATCATTATATCTAATTAATTGTTCTTCTTTAGATAGTTCGCCATTATATTTTATCCCTAGGACATGGTTTTCAAGATAATATTCATCTAAACAATCAATAAGGGCATAATTTAAGTTATATTTAGAATTTCCATAACCACGATTAATAACAAGCGTAATTCCCTTTAATGGTTTAACATCATGGACAGATACATAATGTTTCTTATCAATTTTATCTTTTATAGATTTTTTTGGATTTTTTTCATATTTTTCTTTTAATTCATCCCATCTTTCTTTTAATGTGTTTTCATTTAATTCTTCTAGTTTATTGTTTTTTATATCTCCACTGTATATTAATCTAATATCTTCCATTTTATTTGTTAATTTAGGTTTTTCTTGATTCCATACAAAATTACCATTAAATACAGAAAATCCCAATTTATTTAATGTTGTTGAGCCATTAATAGCTTCTTTCATCTTTACTATATTTTTTTTAGTATTAAATAAATAATAATTATTTCTTATACAATTTTTACTATTTGATATCTTTTCTTGTTTTTTTAATATTAGGATTATTGTTTCCTGTTCTGTTTCTATATATTTATCGTCAAAACATTCAATTATAGTTTTAATCTGGTAATTTTTAAATATAAATTCTCTAACACCACTATAATAGGAACAGTTCATAAAACTTTTTGGAAGTATAAAAGCAAGGATACCATTATTATTTAGTAATTCCAATGATTTCAATATAAATACCGTAAATATATTTGGTCTTCCTTTCATATATTTTTGATATTTTTTTGGTATTACTTTTTTTTTTATAACGAAATATGGAGGATTACCTATAATTAAATCATATTTCTTACCGGCTTTAAAAAGTAAGTAGTCATCCTTTATTAAATTCACAGTATTATTAAATCCTTCTCTTAAATTTTTTGTATTATTATATATCTCTTCATTATTCTCAACCCCAGTTATATTTAATGATAAACCCTTAGATTTATTATAGTATTTTTCTAAGTATTTTATAATTTCACCAGAACCATAAGAAGGTTCTAAAACATCTTTTATATCTTTTCCTATTTTAGACCCCTTTAACATATTATTTATGTAATTTGTCATTCGTTTGATTGATTCTGGAGGAGAGAAAAATATACCTTCTTTTTTCTTTATTTCATCACTTAAACTATTTGTTAAATCTTTTGATAATTCACTAAAATCACTCATATTATAATTATAATTATAATTTTAATTTTATTTTTATATTCATATTAATATTCAAATTTAATTATTTAATTAAACTCTTTGATAACATCTTTGTCTTTGACCAATAATACAAAATTTGAAATAAACTTTGTAAGAATAGCAAACAAACAAAACATAATGAACTTCACGAACTTTATCTTCCTTCTTCTACTCTCTCTTTCGACTGTTGTCCAAGGTGTTCCAATCAGAGATTACTTCCGTTCCCCTGACAATGACTCGGGGAACCGCCTTAATGAACACCTTTATTCTACATCTATCCTTCCAATGAGAGGTGGAGGTGGATATCCCAGCACTACTGGTAATCCCTCTGGACGTGGTCGCTGGAATGATTAAGTCTTTTAAAAAATGAACATATACTCTATCTTTTCACTTAATATTTTTTTTACAATGGAATATTACCTGTAACATTTCTACCAGATATTCTTTTTGAACTTGCTCTTCTTTTTGCTTTTATTGTATCCCTTCTTAATTTATTTTTCATTGATTGTGGCAAACTATTATATCGATCTTTCCAATATTGAGCCCTTTCTAATGCTAACTTCGGAACTACTCTTTTTGAAGGTGTGTATCTACTTCTTTGATCAACAGGTTGTTGTTGTTGAACAAAAGGACTTTGATCAACTGGCTGTTGAACAGGCTGTTGTAGAACAGGAGGTTCATTGGGTTCTTGAATATTTATCGGTGTAGCCATACCTAATTTTTTTTCATTCATTCTCTTCTCATTTTCAGTAGATATGCCTTCATCATATATATCCTCTTCTTTTTCAGGAAATAAATTACCAATATCCTGTAATCCATTAAAATATCTTTCGTCAGAACTATTCGGTCCACCCATCATTCTTTTATTAAAATTAGAAAAAAACCTCTTGTCTGAACTATCAGGTCCTCTATATCCGTCATCATATAAACCTTCTTCTTTTTCAGGAAACAAATTACCAATATCCTGTAATCTATTAAAATATCTTTCGTCAGAACTATCTGGTCCTCTATATCCCTCACGACACATCATTAATCTATTTTTTAACTCCTCAACCTGCTTTTTACACATTTCTAATTCGTGTTCATGAGAACCCCCCCTATAGTTACGACGTCTAGTATTACGACGTCTAGTATTACGTCTAGTATTACGGCGTCTAGTATTACGGCGTCTAGTATTACGGCGTCTAGTATTACGGCGTCTAGTATTACGTCCTCTAGTATTTCTTCGAGTTCTTCTAACCATTTATAATTTAAAACAATATTTAATTCTTACTTAAATATAAATTATATTTACTTATTATTAAATGGATACTCAGCTTGCATTAGAAAAACAATCAATGTCAAAACAAGAACTCATTCAACAGAATAGATTTGAACAATTAATCAATATTATGATTATGTATAAACAACAAAATCCAAATATAGATGTTTACCTAACAGAAAAAAATATTACAAAAGCAATTAAATGGTATCAGTCAAACTTTACATCAATGTTAGCTGAAAGTATTAAAAGTAAAGATAATTAAAACTAATTATAATATTCTATATTATTAATAATGAATATAGAAATCCATAAAACCTTATTTAGTCAAATCAATATTGTTTCTGCTATTAAAAATATATGTCCATTCAATCTAATAAAAGGTCTAATAAAAATCCTCCCAAAAGAAGATCTCTCAAACCATTTAACTAATACAGATCTATTTAAACCCATCCAATGGAATAATATAAATTCCATTGATACTTATCTTTTTAATTCATGCCAATCATTAACATCCAAATTAATTCAAGAATTAAATGAAAACTATTTATCAGATACTAAGAATATTAAGTGGTGTGATATTAAAAACTACCTCCAATTTACTATTGAAGAATATAAATCTCTTAATTGGTATAATTTTATCAAAATAGATTTCTATACAATATTCTTAAAAAATGAAAATGCTCAATCATGGATAAATAAATATAATGATAAAATAGACCATCCACAAACTAACACCAAAGAACTTATCAAAAAAATGTATTCAAAAATAGAATCTATGTCTGAAAATAATATAATCAATGATGGTGATCTTTTAATCTTATCCGACTATCTAATGAATATTAATCGAACTCTATAATATTAAATATCCCAATTATTAACAGTTTTCACATTCTTCCAATATTCGGGTTTCTTTGAAAATACTTCCATAACTTCATTCATATTTAATTGTCGTGTACAATAACATGAGTTACTATTACAACTAGGGACAATACACGGGATTATATCAATAAAATCACCATTAGTTGCCCTTTCTCTCTTTCTAGGACACTTTTCCATAATCTTCTTACTTGTCATATAATGATTCACAAAATCACATAAATCATTAACTTTTTTCTCTATTTTCTTTTTATCTTCTTTTAAATCATTTATTTCTTTTTTCAAAAGATCAATTTCATCTTCTTCTTTTGGAACATCAATCTCTACTGTAAATCCAAATAATCCATCATATTGTAAAACTATTTGAAGCTTATTCGGATTATCTGACTTAATATCACTTTTAATATTATCATTATTACCTTCAAAACAAGACTTTAATAATTTATGAAATTTCTTAAAATCTTCTTGGAAATATTTTTTATTTTCTAACCAAAATCGTCCATTATCAGAATCTATATCTACCTTATAACTCACATTAGTTAGATTATCTTTTATCTTTAATTCAATAATATTATTTTCAAGGAAACAAGAAATTGTATATTTAATAATTTCTTGGGCCGGAATTACTGGAGCAGGAGAAGGGGCTTCTGCTCGATGACTCCTATTCCCCGGATTTGAATATTCATAATCATCTGGAGTAGGTTGAGCAGAATCAGGCGTTTGTTCCATAATCAATGTGATTATTCCTATTCCAGGGAAATAATGATTCATTAATATTTAATTTATTAAAATGTAATCAAATTTGATTATTAGTTAATAAAAATAATTATAATTATTAATAATGAATAATGTATGCCAGTGTCACTTAATCGATTGGTCAGGTAAAAATGGAAAATATATTCATATTTCTTCAGGAACTACCTATGATTCGCAAAAACATGGCGCGTTAGATTGTCAAACAAAAGTAAAAGAAGGATCATTAAATTATTCTGAATATTTTAAAACATGTAAATATATTCCAGGTGATCCAAAATCTCATTTTCCAAACGCATCAGAAAAAATAAAAAAAGTTATTATACCCAGATTTGAAGAAGGAATACCTCCTATATCTGAAAAATTATTTAAATAACATCTCGCCTCTGTTGAACCATAATTCTCCTACGCTCTTCTTTTTTTTCTTCAAGTCGTCCCGTATAGAATATAATTAACTGACATATAACAATACAAATTGTAAATGCCCCAAATATTGCTACCACTAATTTTAAAACATTATTATCTACAGTAGGTAGCATCGCATCATCAATAGACGCCTTTAATAAATGAATATCCGATGATAACTGATCTATATCTATTCGTAAATGTATTACTTGATCTTCTATATCTGAATATGTATCTTGTATATTATTGACTATATCACACATTTCACCTATATCGGTTACTATAGATGAAACTGAATTTGCGGCATCTCTCGCTGAATGAGAAGCATCTTGAGCCGTCTGTATTACTTGAGCAGCACAAGCAGCGCCACATTGTTGAGCACTGTTCATTGAAAATTATTTTTTTATTATTTTAAATATTAATCAATCAAATTTGATTTTTATAAGATATGTAATACAAAATAAATAAATGGATAGTGAAGAGACTGTTCAAAAAAAACTGTCATTCGATTATAAATTCTTATTTGGTATTATAATCTTTTACTTTTTATTCAGAAATAGTTATATGATTAAACAACAATAGTAATCTTGAAAAGCATTTAAATAAATAATTGAAAACATACTATATAATGATGGAACTTATCTTATTTTTCTTGTTTCTCCCTTTCTCTTCAGCTGATTTGGTTATGGAAATTCCAAATATGCCTCCAGAAAACTATGTTCCTATGGATAATATGATAGCAGGGACATTATGGGCTATGGGTGTCTGTTCTTGTGCTGGAATTGTATGTAATCATAAAAAGAAAGTTCCTATAAAAGTAGAACAATGTGAACATGATGATTATTATGAAACTAAAAATTATTATAAAATACAAATTCACGATAAACAGAAACCTAATAAACATAAACTTAATAAACTAAAAAATGACCTAAAAGAAATGATGAATGCTATTAAATCACTTGAAGATGAAATAGAAGAAGAAGAACAAGAAAAATATAATAAAGAAAAAGATAAATTTAATAAAGAAAATAATATCTCAATGGACATACCAGAAAATATAAAATATAAATTTGGTAAAGGGGCAATACGTATAAAAGAAAATAGTAAATATTATCACGGTATTACAATACACGATAAACAAAAGTATATGAATGATTATAATCATAGATTTTTTGAAAGATTGGATGATAAAAAAATAAATTGGTTTCTCGGAACTAAAAATCCAAATGAATATTGCTGTAATTGCTCATTAGATCAAGAAAATTCTAAAAGAAGAAAAGTTTTTAAAATCTATAAATGTAATGGTCATGAAATCTAATTATATATAAAATAATATAGTATTATATATATGGGACAATTAATAAGCAGAACATTTTCGGGACTTACTCAAGAAGAATGTAATGCCCGCTGTGATAAGAAATTTGCCGATGGAGAGGAGAGTGGGAAGAAAGAACAGAGTAATACCTGTAAAGAAGAGATGGACGAATTACAAGAAGGAGCAAAAGAAAGGGTTATTAACGAATTAAAAGAGGAATATACTGATTTAGTTATAGAACTTCTTAAAGATGATTCTTTTTTAGATAGTTTTGAAGAATATGTAAGGGAAGAAATTACAAATGATCTAAGTACTGATTCTTTTCCTGTAAATGATGAACTTGCGCAGGGTATAAAAATGGCTGTTATCAATGAATTAACAGATGATTTTAAAAGGTCAACGGATCGTTTTAAAGAGACGTTTCCTTCAGAAGAACCTGAAGTACGGGAGAAAATAGACGGGGCATTTTTGAAAGTTAAAGAAAAAATCATAAATGCAGATGAGGCTTCTAAAAAAGATATTATAAGTAAAGGGATAAAAGCCTTAACTTATAAAATATTCTTATCCGAAAGAATTAATGAAACACGGGATACCGCAAGTAAACTGATCAACAATTTACGATTTCGTCCGGATTATTGTACAAGTATGTGTGAAGTGTGTGATACAACTAAAATACAAGAAGATTATCGAAGTGGAACTATAAAGTCTTTATCTTACTATATTGATAAATATAAGATGGCATGTGAGAGATGTAAACCAGGTTATCGACTTATTTGTACTGGAGGGTCCTGCGTATGTTTAAAAGAAAGTGAAATATTAGATGAAAATGGTCAAGAAAAACCCACTGAAACCTTACCAAGATCTCTTTTATATAAATATGATGGATTCCAAAATATGGATAAAGATATATATTTTACAAGATCATTAATTATATGTCTAGTAATCTGTTTATTGTTATTATATTTCTGTAAATAAATTAATTAAAATTATTTACTATATTATAAATGGAAGGAAATCCACAACAAAATTATATAGGTTTAATGACAGAATTAGAAAATATTAATGGTCGATTACAACAAAATCCACAGGATACAGCATTATTGGAATATTATCATTATCTTATAAGTATTATCCCACAAGTATATGCTCAACAACAAGCATATGCTCAACAACAAGCAATTGCTCAACAACAAGCAATTGCTCAACAACAAGCAATTGCTCAACAACAAGCAATTGCTCAGCAACAAGCACTAAATTCTTCAGAAGAAAGGAATAGAGTTTTGGCTGAAAATATGAGGGTAAATCAAGATATTAATAATCCTATGAATCTATCACAGGCTAACCGTCTTTATGGTTCACATTCTAGTGATATTAATCACCCGCTCAGACCATTTAATTTTTGGGTGAAGCAACGTCCGATAGCCGGTAGAGGCGGTGTGCCATTAGGGTCAGTTATGGATTCTTATCCATTAACTAAATATAAAGGAGGTGGGAGGAAAAGATCCAAAAGATCTAAAAGATCTAAAAGATCTAAAAGATCCAAAAGATCTAAAAGATCCAAAATATCCAAAAGATCCAAAAGATCCAAAAGATCCAAAAGATCTACAAGGAGGAAAAGGTAATCAAAATTTGAAAAATTTTTTAATGGTTTTTTAGTATTAAAACTCATTATGGACCTCACGAAGGATTACTACAACAACAAAACTGTACCAAATAAAAAGGACGAATATACACCGTCCATGTCCCTTAATTATCCTTTCATTGGGATTTATAAAGACTTTCATGTGAAAAGAAACGTGATTCAACCCTATACCCAAAAGTACATGTCAAAGCAAAAAAATAATATCAGAATGCGTAGGTATCATCGTATTCAGCAACCTGGATTTGATGTTCAAAGAGTTGGTCATAAGTAAATCGTTATTTCTGAAGTTTAACCCATAATTCTCTTAATTTTATGTATTGAATATGACTCACATCTGTAAGTCCAATAGAATTATATTTTTTTATTTTATCTTTATTTACTGTTCTAATCTTCTTTTGAGATTGAATAATATCAAATTGTTGTTTTTCTTCTTTAGACATTTACTACTATTAATTATTAATATTTTTTTATTAATTTTATAATCATAAAATACTTAAATGAATTATAATATTATAATTATTATATGAGTCAAGACTTAGCTACTATACGAAAAGAATTAATTGGTTTTAAAGAAGTTGATTCTGCGTTTGATTTAAAAAAAGGTAAATGTGTTAAATATATCACTATTAAGGATAATGGAGAAGAATATTTTTATTCAGGAGGGAAATATAAACGAATGGGTGATAATAAAATATATTTAGATGCGAGTCCTCCTTCATGTATATTAAAAGTAAAAGATAAAATGGGAAATGTAACATATTCAACGCGTTTATTCACTGAAGATGAAGAATTAGAAACATGTACAAAAGATAAAAAAGAATATGAAAAAATAATAGAAACACAGCAACGGATAATTGAAACAATGACAGAAAAAATTAAAAATAATTCAGATATAGTGAATCAAATTCATGAAAAAAATCAAAAATATGAAGAAATTATTAAAAAATTATTGGAAGAAAGGAAAAATAAATAAAATTATATCTTTGATAAATGATTCCTTGAAAAATGTATAACTTCGTCTCGTAATTTGCTTATTTCACTATCAGGATTATCTATCATACCATCTAGATTCGTTTTAAAATCAGCTAATTTTGTAACTTTTATATCTTGTCCTATTTTTATTGCTCGATCTATAAATGTTGCCACACATCTACAATTATTTTCATCTAAACCCCGTGTTGTTAATGCACATAATCCAATTCTTATACCTCCCGGGGACAAAGCACTTTTATCACCTATAATAGTATTTTTATTAACACTTATCATAGCCTTTTCTAATACATACTCAGCCTTACTTCCAGTAATAAATTTATTTCTTAAATTAACAAGTAATAAATGATTATCGGTTCCTCCAGTAGATAATTCATATCCCTTATTATGTAGTTCTTCTCCTAATACCTTACAATTATTAATTACTCGAATAGAATATTCAATAAAATCAGGATGTATAGCTTCTTTTAACGCAACAGCCACAGCAGATATTACATTATTATGTGGTCCTCCCTGTAATGATGGAAAAACAGCAAAATCAATTTTATCAGCATATTTTTCTTTACTAAATATCATTCCTGAACGGGGTCCCCTCAAACTTTTATGGGTTGTTGTAGTAACAATATCCGCAAATAAAAATGGATTATTTAACTGTTTAGAGGCAATTAATCCGGCTGTATGTGCCATATCAACTAAAAGATATGCTCCAACTTTTTTTGCTATTTCAGAAAATTTTTCATAATCCCAGTCCCTAGGATATGCGGAACCTCCAGCAATAATACATTTCGGTCTAAATAATAATGCTCGTTTTTCTAATTCTTCATAATCTATTAATCCAGTATCTTTATCTATTTCATATGGTAAAGATTCAAAATAAATACTAGTAGCAGATATTTTCTTATTACCATTATAAAATCCATGGGTCAAATGCCCTCCACTAGGAAGGTCTAATCCCATTATTCGATCATGTGGATTTAATAATGCTGTATAAACAGCAAAATTAGCCGGAGAACCAGAATAAGGTTGTACATTTACAGACCATTCATTTTTATCCAATTGAAATAATTCTAAGGCACGTTTTTTACATAATAATTCCATTTCATCAATATATTCATTACCACCATAATATCGTTTCCCAGGTTGTCCCTCACTATATTTATTTGTCATTATTGAACCTAGAGCACTTAGAACATTTTTAGATGTATAGTTTTCACTAGCAATCATCTCTAATCCATCATTTTGACGAATTGATTCCTTAGAAATAATATCAAAAACTTCACGATCATTATTAATTAAACATTCACTCATTTATAAAAGATTAGTCTTAAACCTTTATATTATTATTCAAGAGTTATTTTTGTAACTTGGGGTGGATTAGTTGGAGCACTAGCTTGAACTACAGGTTGACTAGGTGGAGGATTTGTTACATTATATATATCCTGACCTCTTAAATTATCAGAACTTCTTGATCGACCTAAAAAAATATCTTTATTTTTACAACATATAATAAGACCTGACCCCAATCCTGCTATATATGATAATAAATTAATCATAAAAAAATCTAAAGCAGATATTTCCATTATATAATATATATATTACAAATATATCTTTCTGAGAACTTCTACTATTTCAAATAAAACACGACAGTCTATCATATTATACTCAACAATCTCACTTATTTCATTATATCTTTTTAATGGAATATTTTTGTTTCTTTCTAAACATATTTTTTTAAAACGTATCATTGAATCTAAACCATTATCATTTTCTCCCCATGTTGTATTTATAAGACCATTTTTATATAAAGCAGTACCTATTTCTTTTAATCCAAATTTAAATACCCCTTGAACAATTACAGGTTCAGTTCTAAAATGATCTAAAACATTTACTAAATTTATTCTAGGAAATTGAATTTGTGGATATTTTTTATAAATATAATTAAAATAACCATTCTCAGCATGTCCCCAATGATAAATATTTAATATATCCCCATTACTTATATAATGTAACTTATCAGAAAATAACTTTATAATATTTTCTTCATCTTGAATAGTATAGTCTTGAATAGTAAAATCATAATAATGATCATTGTAAATAAATCCCAAAATAGCTATAATAGGTTCTACCGGAAATACTTCTCCATTAAATAAATCTTGTTTTTGATCAAATGTTAAGAAACTTTCAACATCAAAATAAATACCATCCATTTCTAATATGTTTTTAAATGAATCAGATACAGTTTTTCGCGGATATATTAAAATATCATTGTTTTTATTCATATGTATCATTCGTTCTTGAATATCTTTCTTTTTCGATTCTTTAAGATTATTTATCAAGCGATTATCATCCCAACATGTTATACCACGTTCAACATAATTACATCGTTCATCATACGTTATATTCCATACTAAAGTTATTTCTTTTATTTGAATAGCTAATTTATGTTTCTCTATCTCCCAATCACTCTCTTTATAATTCATATTTGGATATAATTCATTGTGAGTTGGAGTAGGGCGAATATTCATATTTGAATAATTATTCTTTATATATATTATCCATTGGAGTGCTTTATTATACTTCTGAATAAGACAATCACTTATTTGAAAATAACAAATAAAATCATTACTCGGTAATATAGCGTTTTTATACTGATATCCCTTCCCCAATATAAAACAATGTGGTTTATATCCCATAATTTTATAGAACGCACTTTGAAAAGAATAAAGACTACATTTTTTATATGGTATAACCCCATCATTATTAACATCCATTAAATCAATCTTAAATTTTAATGAGGAATAACTTACACCAATTAACATATAATCCAAAGGATTTTGATATAATAAATGAAATGGTACATTCGATATTGATGGAAATAGTTTTTTAAAATAATCAAATCGTATAATTATATCACAGTTTACATTTATATTCTCGTCTGGATTATATAATGATCCATTTATAATAATAGGATTATTATCTCTTATTAATATTTCAGTTTCATTATGGTCTTTATTAGTTAGATTAATATTATTTAATCCAGACATAATCACTATTTTTTCAAATAAATCTTGTTTATACTTATTTGATTCATTCAATATTAAATTTTTATAATGACTCGGTTTATCTTTTTCATATAGTTCATTATTTATGTTAAACCAGTCACAGATAGGATCTTTTAAAATATAATTTTTTAAAAGAGATATGTTAATTTGATTTTGAAAATATTCCATATATTGTTAATGGAAGTTATAAAAAATAATAATGTTTATTTAATCCTCTAATTCTTCGAGTTTATCATTAATTAATTGTTTTTCTTTAATTATTCTCTCCAAATCTTCTTTAATTATATTTTCTTCTTTCCGTTGTTTTTCTATATTATCTAACATTGATTCTTTTTCTTTTTGTTCATTTTCTCTTTCATTTAATAATTCATATAATCCTTCTTTATCATCGGTACTTTCAAGCCATTCAGGAGTAACTCTATTAATAATTTCTGTTCCATCTTGTTTTTTAATCCATTCTCTATGATAATCATTCATAGCAAATAAATCTCTAATTGTTGAGTAATATTTACCATCGGATATTATATTTGATAATATATACTTATCTTTCTTATTATCTCGTTTACCAGTTTTTTTATTTAAACCCTCATATTCTATTAATGTATGGTGAAATGATAATACCTTTGTCTCAAGATATAATTCTTTAGTTGAATAAAAATATAATTTCAACTTTTTATTTTTATCATATGTTATTAATATTATTGCTAAATCAGTTATTAAATCATTATCATCTATGTTTTTTAAATCATTATTTAAATCATTATTTATATCAAAACTATTTAGTAATAATTCCAAATCGGGTATATGGACAATTTTATTATCAATCTCATTAAAAATCTCTTTCGTATTTTTATATTGTTCTGTTTTTTTATTTAATAATGCATCTGTTTCTACTTTTTTCTGATTATATTTATCTAAAATATCGACATCGGATTTATCCATTTTTCTGAATTCATCGCTAATCCGTTTTTTAATAATACTCTCGAAATATCTTTTTTTAGTAGAAATTTTATTAAATGCTGTTGTTAAATTTAATAAATCATTATTTATATCATTTAAATGATATAATACTTTACAGCTTTGACCATATAATTTTTTAATATGATAAGGTATTGTATCTACCTTTTTAAATTTAGATTTAATTAAACGGTTTTCGGGTTCTCCAATTGTATTTAATGTTATATCTTTATAACTACTCTTCTTTGTAAATATAGTTTCAAGTTTATCTAAAAATCTATAATCTTCATATGAATATAATATTTCATTGATTTCATATTTATAATCCTTAGGATCGATTTTAATACTAATATTTTCCTTCAATTTATCAATCCCACTGATTAATAAATTATTAATAAATGTTTTTAAAATTTTAGAATCAGTCACAATTTCAGACATTTCCCATTCTGTAATTCTCGGTTCACTTTTATCCATTAATTTATATTTATCATTTTTCTTATAATTCAAATAACCATATAGATTAATCCTTTTATGTTCGGGAATCATAATATTATCAGAAAGGATATTATTTATAATATCCAATAAATTAACCTCAATAGTTATATTATCGCCCTGATGTTTAATAATATACCCTTTTAATACAATATTATTATTATTCCGCTCTTTACTATATATATTTCTATGGATGTAATCGATTTTACTCTTCTTAATTATTTTTTTCCCATATCTCGTAAAATATATAGTTTTATTTTTTAACTCTTCATCTTCAATTATTCCAGTTATCTCTACTTTTTTTTCTTCTATTTTAGATATAATTTTATAATTTATATTCTTTTTATATTGTTGTTTGGCTTTATATCCATCTATAAATTTAGTTAATTCATTATCATTTAAATTAATACTATACAAATACTTCTCTAAAAATAACATATTACATTCACTTTCAATAAAAGAATATTTTGTCCGCAGTTTATCATTTTCTCTAATATTTTCATGTATAACAGGGACATATACATTATCCTCTAATAATAATGTTGTTACTTCTTTGCTTGAATTTTCAATTAAAGAAATTGGTTTTTTATTAAATACATTTAAATATTCAAGAGTTTCACTTATCGTTGAACTATAATCTTCATTTAATTCATATATTATTTCATATTTATTATCATATGGTAATAGAAATGGAACTGTAGGGATTATTTGATATTTACCTTTTTCTTTTTCCGTAATAATATAGGATACTTCTGAATAACTATTTAAATGTAGTTTTTTTATAGTATATCCGGCATTTTCTATTAGACTATAGTCTTCATATTCTTTCTTTTTTATTTGATTTTTTATATCTTTTACTATATCAATTAACATAAAAAATTCACTTTGAACTAATTCTAGTACTTCTTCTGTTATATCATTGTCAACTAAATTCCGGGTTCCAACAGAATAATCAAATAATAATTTATCTTTTTTAGGATGTTTCTTTCTTCTTATTAAAGCTTCAATATTAATATCAGCCAGATAATTACTACATGATTTATCAATCCATTTCCATTTCTTTTTATTTTCTAATAATTCTTTTATTTGTGAAATTACAACCAGTTTATCTAATTTAACATAAACATTTTTATATCCTAAATCTACATTTCCTTTTGTGGTAATTATTTCTTTATTTTCTTCATCTATTTCTAGAACCGTAGCATAATTTTTAATTTCTCCATCAACCCATTTTATTTCAGATCCTTCAATTAATTGTGTAAGAGATATACATTTTGTCCATTCACTGCAGAATGTTTTACCATCCTCAGACTTACATCTTTCTTCTATTTTTTTAATACTTTTCCTTCCTCTTGGATATGTGTTTTCTTCAAAATATTCTTTGTAATTTCCATTCTTAAATATTTTCTCAACACCGTTAGGTATTTTTTCATCAAATTCTTTATCATTAAATATTTTTAATTCATCTCCTTTTCTATTTATCCTATATATAAGTGGTTCATAATGTTTATCTTTCTTATATATAAATACAACGTTTTCATGACCCACGGGATTAACACCTTTAACCTTTATTCGATTTTCAATATTTTCAAATAATACAATATCAAAACCAAATAATATTTGTATTGCTGGAGCTATCACTTCAATATGTTTTTCTTCATCACTTAATAAATAGTCTTTATAAGCTTTGAGTGATAAAAGAAGATTAAGTAAAAACATACTTTCTGAATTAGTTATTTTACTCGTATCATCTATGTTATTTATTAGTTCTTCTGAATTAAAATCATTTTTATTTTTTAAAATTTTAATAATATATGATTTATCCACTTCATCCATATCCATTTTTCTAAATGATCGAATCAATGAACCACATTTCTGATATTTACTAATATCTTTCTCGAATTCAAGTATAATGTTCTTAAAAATAAACATACGAATAGATTCTTTTAACTCTTTATATGATCTTTTAAGAGATTCCTTTTCTTCATTGTTTTCTTCGTTTTCTTCTCCTTTTTTTATTTTATCTTTTAATGTTAATTCATATTCTTTTTTTATTTTTTCTAAATTTTTTGAATGTTTGATTACATTACTACTATCTTCATAACCTTTAATATTATCATTAGAGTTATATATTAATTCTATAATTGACATAATAAGTGAGGACATTACAATATATTCCGTTTTATCTCCCATTTTTATTTTAGGTATTTCATATCTTCCATGATGAACACCTTTTCTAAGGAAACCTTTTGAAACTTTAAATATCTCGTCATATTCAGTTATTTTATCTTGACCGAATAATTTTAACAAAGTATATGGTAATTTAGCATATTGACCCGGCTTTGTTTCATCTTTAGTTATTATATTACCTATTAATTGTATTTTTGGAATTGTCTCTTCCTCTTCGACCTCCCCTTCCCCTTCTTCTCCCAATTCCGTTTCTTCCTTTTCCCCTTCACCTTCTCCTTCCCCTTCTCCTTCTCCTTCTCCTTCCTTTTCTCCTTCTCCTTCTCCTAAATCCTTTTCTTTTTTCTTTTCTTTTTTAATGTGATTTAAATCAACGATATTAATACTTTCTTTTTTTCCAGTTTCTAAATTTTTAACTATGTATTGTTTGTCTTTATTCTCATCTTTTTCTATAATAACTCCTTCATGAGTATCTCCTTCTCGATCTACCCAAAAAACATTATCTCCTTTTTTATATATTCTTGATCGTTTTGTATTTGACATACAACATGGTAATCCATATCCTTGGGGATGAATACCATCACCTATTATAGATGGTATATAATATTTTGCTGATATTGAATCATCTTTAGTAACGCCAGCCCAATATGTTCCATCTCTTTTTAGAATTGAACGAGTAGTTGTATTTTTAACATTATTAGGGACTATATTTGATTTATCAACCGCATTAGGTCGAATACTTAAGTCACTAGCCATATCCCAATATTGAGGACATATATATTTAATATTATCAGGTCTTCCGGGTATAGATATAGCATATGAATATGATTCTCTACCTGAACCCTTATCATAAGAAGCATCAATAATATCTAATTCTTCTTTTGTAACAACTATCGGTTGTCGTTTTTGTTCTTTTGATGCTGTACAAACTTTAGGATAACCATAACGAGATGTTTTTTCACCTTTTTTATTTTTTTGCCATTTTTCAGATTTAAATATAAATAATTCAGGATCATATGCTTTTAACCGATTTATATGATACGACTTTACTTTATAACCTGATCCACCTTCCTGGGATGAGGAGTCTGAAGAAAGATCAGAAACTTCATCATCAGAATCTAATATTTCAGCAATATTTAATTCCCTTTGTACATCTTCCACTTCTTCTTCTTCTTCGGATATATCTTGACCATATTCATATTCAATAATATCATCACTTTCAAAATACTTCTTATTTCTATTTATTAACTTATCGTTAATATAATTATCATACATCTCTATAATAGATTTAAGTACATATATTATACGGTTTAATTCATTAAAAGATTTTACATTAGTAATATCTATTTGTAAAAACCTATCAGATGATTTTTTATGAATATTAATATCTGGACCATTTTCTTCAACATTTAAATTATAGTTATTTGTCATTTTTTTATTTAGATTCTCTTTGTTTCTCTCCCTCATTATATTTGTTTCATTCCATAAATCATACTCTTCCTTCATTTCTTCTAAAGGTTTTCCAAAGTCTTTTGAAATTTTTGTAATTATTTCTTCTGGTTCATATATATTTGAATAAGCTGAAATAGTTGAATGAATGGTTGATAAATTCGCATAATTATTAACCCGGTTATAATGTCCTATTATTCTATCTTCATTTTGCATATTTTCCTTTTCTTCTACCTTGATTCGAAAATACATAGGTAATTTTGACATAAAATTACCTATTAAATTTACCCAATTTGGTAATTGGTTTCCAATTTTAAAAGGAGATAATTCATCTTTATAACCATCGGGGACTTTGTCAAGGTCTATTCCTTTCTCAACCTTATGTTTATGTTTATCAAATAATAATGAACAATCAATAAAATCAATGATTAAATCTCCTTTATTTATAAATACGTTTTCTAATGTACTTTCATCACCAAAATCTATAATAGGATCTTCTGAAACTTTATAATTATTAATTATACTAATTAATTTATTACAGTATTTAAGTAAATCTATAATATCTTCCTTGGCTTTCACACTAGTTTTTCTGTAAGATTTTATATTTTTCCGTTGTTTTATAATACATTCAATATCGCCATTTATGTGTAAAATTAATGAACAATAAATATCTTTTATATTTTCTCTATATACCTTAAATATTATTACATTACTAGGATGAATAAAATCAACACTATGTTTATATTTTGAATTAATATGAAAATCATCAGACCACTCTTTACATAATTCTTGATCAACTAATTGATTATCATTTAATTCTCCTTCGAATCCATTGTATATAATTGAATCCTTAAACAATTTATAATATTTCTCATTATGACTATCTAATACAAGTTTTACAAATGGAATATATTCACTTAATTTAGATTCATTGAATATTTTCGAAATATTAATATTATTTGATTTATCCGATTTTTTAATAATTCTCATATACTTAATTTCAAATGAATCACATAGAATATCTTTCTTTTTTTTCCTATTAATTAATCTTATAGCATCCGAATATTGTTTTAATATTATTGATTCACTCTGTTTTTTATCGATTCGTTTTTCTTTAAAACTTTCTATATCATATTTAGTCATTTCATCAAAAGTTATCTTTGGCCAATATTTATATATCATTCCATTATAAAATGATTTTATTTCACAATCAGTCATCATACTATCCTGAATTTCATTAAATATATTCTTTTTATCTAAATATTCTTTCAAAGATATATAAATAATAATATCATCTTTGATTTCATTATTCTCAAATAAATTAAGTAATATATTCTTTTTTTCAATTAATTTTTGCTCTCCATTCTTATCAATCATCGTTGTATCAATTAAATCGCATGGTTTCCCTTCAATTATATTTACTTCAAAATTATTATCTGGATAATCAATATTTAATGATAATATCTTATTATCAATAGTCTCATAAAAACTAAATATATACTTCGTCGGTGTTGGTTCAAAAGCATTGTAACAATATTCAGATATTTTCATTAAAACTTTCTCATTTGTATCATCGTCATATATTAAATCATCAATAAATATTGATTCATAATCAGTTATAAATAATATATTAAGTATTTCTTTTTTCATTTCATCTATATCTTCAGTTTCGTTATCAGTTAAATATGTATATAAACGTTTAATCTTATCTTCACCATTATTCATTTTTTCAATTTTTAAAAAAGGATTACTGGAATTAATATTGTTTTTAATAGTTTCTATTACAAATCTATCTTGATAATTTCCAATAAAAACATAACATTTTTTTTCCAATAAAGGAATACATTTAATTATTCTTTTATTCGAATAATTACCTGAACAAAAAGTCGTCATATATAAAGAAAAAATATTATTTTTTTAAATCATACGGAGTTGAGTTAATTTCCATCCCACAATAATCGACAGGAATTTTTCCATAATCTTGATGATTATATATACCTATTTTTTCGGCTTCATGTAATAAATAACTCATATTTTCCCAAAATGTTTTATCATGACCAACCGTTTTAGTCATCACATGAGATAATTCATGTAATACCACAAACATTACTGTATTTGTATCTTCAAACGTATTATTCATTTTATTTCTTAAACAAATTGATATTTTTTCCCCTTTATTCACAGAATAAGAAGTATATTTAGCATTTATACCAGTCTCAGATAAATTATTTGGATTATAATTTTCTTTTAATCTATCGACACCATCCTTTTTTTGATCTTTAATAGAGTCAATCAATCTTAATACTTTAGTATTAATTTCAGATAGTCTATCGGCAGCTTCTTTAGCATCAGGAAGATCTCTAACAATATATACTATATTATCTTTCCCTGATTTTATTTGAACGACTTCATCAAGAGCATATAATTTATTTATTATTATAAATACAACAAATACAGTTAAAAAGAATACTAAAAATTCTCTCATATATATAAATAATCTTATATAATAATTTAAAATTTGAATGTAGTTTAATTACTTAAACTAATACACATATATATATATATAAATGAAAGATGCCCATATATTTCAAATTATTGATTTAAACTCTGATGATTTAACTGTCGATGGTGGTGATGGATGGAATGATAAACATTTTGTCATCACTATGTATGGTAAAACAAAAGAAGGTAAAAATGTTGTTTGTAATATTAGTGGTTTTCGTCCTTATTTCTTCTTCCGATTACCAGGTAATTGGGGTGAATCAGGTGTCAGGACATTCCTAAAATTAATTAATAAGTTTATCAACTCATACAAAACAGGTTATAATGTTTGGAATGGAATGTATGAACAAGACCTTTTAGAAGTTAAACGATATTATAACTTTTATGGATTAAATTATGATATTGAATGTAATAAAATAAGTAAATTTAAGTTTGCAAAAGTTTGTTTTAAAGATTACAAAACTATGAGAAATTGTATATCAGCTATTCAAGATTTTCATAAGATTAATCTACCTAAATCAAAGCAAAATAAAATCATTATGGGTTTTAAAGGTAAAGATAAAAAACCAATTGAATGTTTAATTGATAAGAAATATAAAGATTGGTTTGAAATTGATAATGGTTGTGATTGTACAGCTAACCTTTATGAATCTAAGATTCATCCCCTTCTAAGGTTTGTCCATGAAAAGAAAATTAATACTTGTGGATGGGTTAAAGTAACTGTTCCAAATGAAAGATATATCATAAATGAAAAAGATAATAAATGTTTTAATGTTGATATTGAAATTAAAGATCTTCCTCTCAAATATATCGAGCCATATACATGTGAAGAAATAGCAGGTTTTATTACTGCTTCCTTTGATATTGAATGCGACAGTTCTCATGGAGACTTTCCGAATCCAAATAAAGATTTTAAGAAATTAGCAATTGATATTCATGAAACATTCTTTACATCAGAAACAAAACTAAATCCCAATAATCTTATTCGAATTCAAATAAAAAAATGGATTAAAGAAGCTTTCAATGGTGGATCAAATAATATTCAATCAATTTACACCCTTAATGGTATATATTCAGAAGATAGTCTCGAAGAAATTATGGATAGATTTGATGATCATTTCATCGATGCATTAAAATCTTCAAAAGAAACATCGAAAAAAAGGGAAATTATGATTAATAAATTAACAGATGTATTTAATACTCTAGAAAATGAAGATGGTGAGTGCATTAAAGTTGAAGGTGATCCAATTATTCAAATTGGTACAGCATTCCATCGTTATGGAGATAAAGAATGCTATGACCGTTCAATGGTAATTATTGGTAATGATAAAAAACCCAATGAAGAAATATGTGATGATATAGAAGGTATTCATGTTTATCGCTGTAAATCAGAAAAAGAACTTTTACTTAAATGGAAAGATCTAATGCTCTATCATAATCCAGATCTTATTACCGGTTATAATATCTTTGGTTTTGATTTTGATTATCTCAATAAAAGAGTTGATTTCCTTTTCCCGTGTCACTCAAACTGTAAGAGAACTAAAACCTATAGTAATTGCTGTAAAGATTGCTCTAAAAATGATTTCTATAGACTTGGACGTCTTATGAGAAATAGAGATTCAGATATTATTGATACTATGGATGTATTATCAAAACCTAAGAAAACACTAAGTTCTTATAATGATTATTGGGAAAAGAAATGTCAAGTTGTAAAAAAAGAACTAAGTTCATCTGGATTAGGTGATAATATCCTTAATTATATATCTATGGATGGACGTGTTATCTTTGATATTCAAAAGGAAATTCAAAAAGGTCATTCACTAGATTCTTATAAACTTGATGATGTATCTGCTCATTTTATGAAAGGTCGAATCGTAGAGTCGGGACTAATTAAAACAGATACATCTGATTATATTACGATGATATATACAAATACACTTGGTAATCTTAAGAAGGGAGATTATATTACAATTAATTTAATTACTAAATATGGTTCTGTAAAATATGGAGATGGTGAAAAATTTAAAATAAAAGGTTTGAATACAGAAAGGGTAAATTCAAATAATCTTAAAACAATGGGTATCATTGGAAAACTCGATTTAAGAAAATATAAAAAAGACCTTATATCTTATGAATGGTGTTTAGCCAAAGATGATGTATCACCCCAAGATATTTTCAATTTTCATAAAAACGGAGGTAGTAGCGGAAGAGCAAAAGTAGCTAAATATTGTATTATGGATTGTGAACTTTGTATTCATCTATTACTTCAACTTGATTTAATCCCCAATAATATCGGTATGGCAACAGTTTCTTCAGTTCCATTATCATATATATTTCTCAGGGGTCAAGGTATTAAAATCAGCTCAATTTCAACAAAAGTATGTTCAGAAAAAGAAACACGGATTCCAACTCTTAAAAATTTTAGTGAATCAAAAATGGATGATGGTTTTGAAGGAGCAATTGTTCTTGAACCTACCCCAGGTATATATCTTGATGACCCTGTTAGTGTTTTAGATTATGCTTCCCTATATCCAAGTTCTATTATTGAAAAGAATTTTTCACATGAAACATACATATGTACTGAAAAAGAAAGAGAAGAAAATCCAAATAAATTTAATAAAATACTTGAAAAAGTTGATAATTTTAAAGTATCTTATGATGATTATGAATCTATCATGAAAGGTAAAACGATTCATAAATTAAAAAAAGAAACGCAAACAACATGTTATTTTGCTAAACCAACAAAAGATAAAGAAGGAAATATTAAAAGAGGAATAATACCTGTAATTCTAGATACTCTATTAGATCAAAGGAAAAAAACAAGGGCAAAAATTAAGAAAACATCAGACGAAAATAAAAAAAAAGTATTGGATGGTCTTCAATTAGCATATAAGATCACAGCTAATTCTGTTTATGGTCAAATGGGGGCTAAAACCAGTTCTATATTCTTTAAAAAAATCGCTGCTTGTACTACTTCTATAGGCCGTGAAAGGATTTATGATGCTAGAGATGGTGTTGTAGAATGGGCTGAAATAAATGGATATAATAAACCCGAAGTTGTTTATGGAGATACTGACTCAGTATTCGTTAAATTTTCTAGAATACATCATGAAACAGGTAAAGAATTAGAAGGTAGAGAAGCATTGGAATATTGTATTCATTGTGGAGTAAAATCTGGAGAATGGATTACAGAACATAAAATGAACCCTGACTGGGATACAGAAAGTTCAGGAAAAGGTCCACAAGATTTAGAATATGAAAAAACATTTTGGCCATTTATTCTTATTTCTAAAAAGAGATATACGGGTGATAAATATGAACTACAAGCAGATAAACCAAAAGAAAGAACATCTATGGGTATTGTTATGAAGAGAAGGGATAATGCTCCAATAGTAAAATATGTATTCGGAAATGTAATTGAAATTATAATGAATCAAAAAAATATTGATCTTGCTATTGAATGGTTAAGGAAAACACTTCAAAAAATAAAAGATGGTAAAATGAATCAATCTATGTTCGTTGTTTCAAAATCATTAAGAGGATTCTATAAAAATCCAGAAGGTATTGCTCATAAAGTACTTGCTGATAGAATGGCTGAACGTAATCCAGGTAATAAACCTAAACCAAATGATAGAATACCTTATGCATATTTTAAATTACCTGATGAACAATTATATGATTATGATAATCGTTATAAATCTGGAAAAAGGAAAGGACAACCACGGGAAAAAAAAATATTACAAGGTGATCGTATAGAACATCCGGAATATATTACTCAGAAAAAACTTAAAATTGATTATTCATTCTATATATCCAATCAAATAATGAATCCAGTAAAACAAGTTCTTGATCTTGAAAAATCAGAAGAAGAAACAACTCTATTCTTTAATCAGTTTATCTGAATTAAAAATATATATAATAAAAATGTTCTTCATTTTTTTATTTTATCATATCGTTTTATGGAAAATATTATTATATAAATAATAATATATAATATGGGCGGAGGAATACTACAATTAGTTGCTTATAGTTCACAAGACTTTTATCTAACTGGAAACCCACAAATTACATACTTTAAAGTTGTTTACAGAAGACATACAAATTTTTCAATGGAATGTATAAAACAAACTATCAACGGAAAAAAAGTTATTGGAAATAATGGAGTCAATAATAAAGGTTCTGTCGTTGTTTCGAGAAATGGTGATTTATTATGCGGTGGTCATGTAAGATGTATTTTAGCTGACAATACTTTTACTGATAATTTTGGTATATGTGGTGATAATATAATTGAAGATGTTGAAATAGAAATTGGAGGTCAAAGGATTGATAAACATTATAAAGAATGGAATCAAATATGGAATGAATTAACTATTCCGGAATCAAAAGCTGCGGGATTCAAATATATGTCTGGTTCTTTTAGTAATAGTGTTATTAAAACACAAACAAAACAAAGCGTTATTACATATCCATTAAACTTCTGGTTTTGTAGAAATAAAGGTTTATCTTTACCAATAATAGCACTACAATTCCATGATATACATATTAAATTTACATGGGGGGATGGAGCATTTAACTATGACAATAATTATGGTATTCAAAATAGTGTTAATCTCCATAGAAAAGAAGGATGGGCTGAAACAGGTGGAAGGAAAGAGGATGGTTCAGGACCTTCAGCATTAACATATTCAAATCCTTCTCTTGAAGTTTGGTTAGATTATATATATTTAGATACAGATGAAAGAAGAAGATTTTCCCAGGTTTCACATGAATATTTAATCGAACAATTACAAATTCAAAAAGAAAAAGATGCATCAAAAACAATTTTCCCTCTTAATTTAGAACATCCTGTTAAAGAAATAATATGGACAACACCAACATATAAAGTAATAAATTCATCATCATCTATAGATGATAATAAAATACACATTGAATTAAATGGTCATGAAAGATTCTCACCACAGTATAAAGAATATTTCACATTACAACAACCATATGAACACCATACATCTATACCTAATTATAATATTAAAGAAACTGAAGATCCTGTTTTATTAGCTGAACCAATTTCTTTGTGTTCACAGTTACCTGTAGATGGATCGAATTATATAAAAGTATATAATAATCAAGCAGTAAACATTTCAAGTTTATTAGTAAATACTGATAATATTACATTATTTAAGATAAATATATTGAATTTAAACATTAATGTAAAATATACAGGTGATTATTATGAAAATATATCAGAAGAAATTAAAGAAGGAGATATTATCAATGTTGAAGTAATAAAAAATTATGATAAAATTGTAAGTAATTCTGTTGGTGATGGTACTGAAGATTTATTATTTAGAAATACAACTTCATCTCATCTATATGTTACAAAAGTAGAAGTCACATCAACAGTAACAACATTAACATGTAAATTAAAAGGAGTAACAGGGCCTCATTTCTCTGGTAAAAAAGGAAAAATACCAGGGATAGTAACTAACCATCGCGGAACAATAAATTTACCACCGACCATTAATTTAGCAAATCCGAATGGTAGTTATTTAGATGAAGGTCCCGATCCATCAACATTAGATAATTTATATGCTAAAACTCCTAATAAAACACATGGTTCTATAGACAACAAACTGTTAGAAGATAATATTGAAGATATTCAATTATTCATTGGAGAACAATTATTTGTGGAGGTCAATGAAGATGGTACTTTAGTTAAAAAAGATATTGGAGTATTTAGAAATTATGAAGCAAACGAATTTAACGGGACAAATGGAGCAACAGTCAATAATGAAAATTATTTATCGGAAAGTACTAATGCTACTACAGCTAGAAATAAAGGGATATATATACCACATGAAACTTTTAGTGTGACTATTATTGGTCGTTCTCAAAACCATAAATCCAGATGTTCACAACTTAAAAAAGATATTTATGTTTATTCATTTGCTATCAATCCAGAAGAACATCAACCGTCCGGAACATGTAATTTTTCAAAATTAGACAGTGCTAAATTAATATTATCATCAGCATCCAAGATAAGTAATATCTATGCTGTTAATTATAATATTCTAAGGATTATGTCTGGAATGGGTGGTTTGGCATATGCGAATTAAATAATAATATTTTATATTATTTATTATAAATATGGGAGGAGGATTAATACAATTAGTTTCTTTAGGAATTCAAGATGAATATTTAATAGGTAACCCACAAATAACTTTTTTTAAAACGGTCTATAGAAGACACACTAATTTTGCTATAGAAACAATAGAACAAATCATAGATGGAGTAAAAGATACAGAAACAACAGAAACCGTCGGTGTTGTTAATGTGGCAAGGACAGGGGATTTATTAACCAATGTATATGTAACATGTGATCAAAGTAGTAATGGTATTAAAGGGAATAAACTTATAAGAGAAGTTGAATTACTTTTAGGAGGAACATTATTAGATAAACATACGGGTGAATGGATGGAAATATATAGTGAATTATATACCCCCGAATCTAAGAGATTAGGATATAAATATATGACAGGTGGATTTGAAAACAATACACAAAGTTTCACTATTGGAGATCAACAAAAAATAATGATACCATTAAGATTCTTTTTCTGTAATGAACATTCACAAGCTTTACCTTTAATAGCTTTACAATATCATGATATAACAATGAAATTTAAATGGGGATATAATGGAGATATAAATAGAAAAACTGGAATAACTGAACCAGTTAGTTGTGAGGTATGGTGTGATTATATATTTTTAGATCAAGATGAAAGAAAACGTTTTGCGGATTCAACACACGAATATTTAATCGAACAATTACAATATAAAGAATATATAAGTTCCAGTAGAACATTTGATTTGAAATTTTATCATCCTGTTAAATGTTTATTCTGGACCGAAGAAGGACTAATTACTGATCAAAAAGCAAACCTTCACTTAAACGGTTCAGATAGATTTTATCAACAATCTAAAGAATATTTTCAATTAAAACAACCATTTGAACATTTTACATCAATTCCAGGGAATAATATTAAAGAACAAGATTTTCCTCAAATTATTAAACCAATACCATTGTCGTATAATTATATTACTTCTTCTCCATGGACACCAGATTATAATTCAGGTTTTACATGGCACGTCGCTGATGCTAGACTCGCCGACGAGCCTCCGACTTTCCCCGATAATGCCATAAATTACCCTCGAGCTATTATAGACTCAAGAACATCAAACGACTACACCGAAATAAAATTTGAACATACTCAGGATCTGAGAGAAAAATTAGATATTAAAGTCGGTGATATTATTTTAACATCGATTTCAGTTAAGGATCCGGATGCCGAAGGAACTGATTTAGGTCAAAAATCAATAACATTTACTTCTCAAATAGACGCTATAACAAATAACGATCTGGACCCTGATATCGCTACAGTAATAAATATAAAGCCCAATAATAATATAACGATAGAGACTACCGATAAATATGTCGTATCTATTGATGTAATTGCCCGTCACCATAATACTCTATCAAGGTGTTCAGATTTAAAGAAAAATATTAATTGTTACTCATTTGCTTTAAATCCAGAAGATCATCAACCCTCAGGAACATGTAATTTCTCAAAAATAGATGATATTAAACTTGTATTTAATGATATAGTATATGCAGCTCCACCTCCCGATGGTAAACCTCTTACGGTGTATGCTTTAAATTATAATGTTTTAAGGATAAAAAATGGAATGGGTGGTTTAGCATATTCAAATTAATTAATTGCGTTTTCTGAAATTTTTTTCTAAGTATATTGTATAAAAAACAATGGGAGGAGGATTAATGCAACTTGTCGCTTATGGTGCTCAGGATATCTACCTTACGGGTAACCCTCAAATTACTTTCTTTAAAGTTGTCTACCGCAGACACACTAACTTCTCGATGGAATCCATCGAACAAACCTGGAACGGAACTGTTGCCGGTGGAAACCGTGTAACTGCCACTGTATCCAGAAACGGTGATCTCGTTCACAGAATGTACTTAGAACAAGTTAACGACGGTGGCACTAATCTATTAGCTAACCATGGAAATGGCCTTGTTGCGGATGTTGAACTTGAAATTGGTGGTCAAAGAATTGACAAACACACTGGACACTGGATGGAAACATGGGCCGAATTAACTGAACCTAACCCAACTGGTTTGAAACTTGGTAATGAGGACGGCGCCCCGGGCGTCGCAACTAAATATCAACTTATGGCTCGTGCTGGTGGTGTTGCTGGCGCGGCGCACGGGAACATTTCGGCAAGTGTTTTCTTTGTCCCTCTTCAATTCTGGTTCTGTAGAAACCCTGGTCTCGCATTACCCCTTATTGCTCTTCAGTATCACGAAGTCAAAGTTGTACTTACACTTGGGACGACTGCTGCTCTCGGAGGTGGCTCATCCCTCAAATTATATGCTGACTACATCTACCTTGACACTGATGAAAGACGTAGATTTGCTCAAGTTTCCCACGAATACTTGATTGAACAAGTTCAAGAACAAAGTTTCACAGCCGGTCAAGCCGATGTGGTACTTAACTTTAACCACCCAGTTAAAGAATTAATTTTTTCTGCTGGGACTACACCTGTAATAGCGGACACGATGGCCGATGCAGGCACTACTATTGGTCTCAAACTTAATGGACACGAACGTTTCTCTCCTAGGGATTGGAGGTACTTCACTCGTGCTCAAGTATGGCAACACCACACCGGATATGGAGGTGTCACCAACGCTGATTCAATTGGAGTATATTCGTTTGCTCTCAAACCAGAAGAACACCAACCTTCAGGAACTTGCAACTTCTCTCGTATTGACAATGCTGTTATTACATCCAGCAATGCCACCGCGAATGCTGGGAGAAATGCCGGAGTTTGCTACGCCGTCAACTACAATGTCCTCCGCATCATGAGTGGTATGGGTGGTCTTGCGTACTCTAACTAAATAATTATTATTATTATTCTTTTTTAAGTAAACTATTATCTTTTATTAAATTTTTTTCATAAAATAAAGAAAATAAAAATAATTTTCTTATTTTTTTTTCTAAGTATATTGTATAAAAAACAATGGGAGGAGGATTAATGCAACTTGTCGCTTATGGAGCTCAGGATATCTACCTTACGGGTAACCCGCAAATCACTTTCTTTAAAGTTGTCTACCGCAGACACACTAACTTCTCGATGGAGGCCATCGAACAAACCTGGAACGGGACCGTTGCCGGTGGAAACCGTGTAACTGCCACTATTTCCAGAAATGGTGATCTCGTTCACAGAATGTACTTACAACATAATATCGCCGCGTCCGCGACGGCAGTAGTAAATCAGGGTAATGCCCTTGTCGATGATGTTGAACTTGAAATTGGTGGTCAAAGAATTGACAAACACACTGGACACTGGATGGAAACATGGGCCGAATTAACTGAACCTAACCCCACTGGAATAAAGGTCGCCTCTACCGCCGATCCTGCAGCTGGAACGGCAACTAAATACCAACTTATGGCTCGTGCTGGAGGAGTTGCGGGTCCTAGGACCACCGGCGCCGCGCATATGGTCTTTGTTCCACTTCAATTTTGGTTCTGCAGAAATCCAGGTCTCGCATTACCCCTTATTGCTCTCCAGTACCATGAAGTTAAAGTACTCCTTACATTTGGTGCGGCAGGCACTCTCGCAGGCTCCGCGGACGTTAAATTATATGCTGACTACATCTACCTTGACACCGATGAAAGACGTAGATTTGCTCAAGTTTCTCACGAATACTTGATTGAACAAGTTCAAGAACAATCTCTTCCTGCTGACGACAAGGATGTTGTCCTTAACTTCAATCACCCTGTTAAAGAATTAATCTTTTCATCTGGAACAACTCCTGCTATCACCCAAGCTATTGATGGTGGAAACTGGGGTCTTAAACTTAATGGGCACGAAAGATTTAGTCCGCGTGATATGAAATACTTTACTCGTGCTCAAGTATGGCAACACCACACCGGATACGGAGGTGTCACTGTAGGTGATTCAATTGGAGTTTACTCGTTTGCCCTTAAACCAGAAGAACACCAACCCTCGGGAACTTGTAACTTCTCTCGCATTGACAATGCTGTTATTACAAACAGCGCCTCCCGCAAAGTCGGTGTTTGCTACGCCGTCAACTACAATGTCCTTCGCATCATGAGCGGGATGGGTGGTCTTGCGTACTCTAACTAAATTATTATTATTATTATTATTCTTTTTTAAGTAAACTATTAATTATCGTTTATTAAGTTTTTTCATTAAAAAATAAAAAATCTTATTTTTTTTTCTAAGTATATTGTATAAAAAACAATGGGAGGAGGATTAATGCAACTTGTCGCTTATGGAGCTCAGGATATCTACCTTACGGGTAATCCCCAAATTACTTTCTTTAAAGTTGTCTACCGCAGACACACTAACTTCTCGATGGAAGCCATCGAACAAACCTTTAACGGAACTGAAGGATTTGGTCAATCTGTTACTGCGACGATCTCAAGAAACGGTGATCTCGTTCACAAAATGTACTTAGAACACTCGGTAGATTTAGCCGGTCCAGACGCTGCAGGCGCTATCGCTATATTAGGCAACTACGGTAATCGCTTGATGAAAGATGTTGAACTTGAAATTGGTGGTCAAAGAATTGATAGACATTATGGACACTGGATGTCGGTATGGTCTCAATTATCGGAAGATAATCCAACTGGAAAAAGTGGAACCCTTTTTAATAAGATGAGTGGTAATGGAAATAGTGTTGCTGTTGGCACCGACGCCGCCACCATGACTTCTTCTTCAGAAAAAGGCGCATGGACGACTGCTCCTTCTGATACTGGGAAAGATACTGCTGCGGCGCATCTTTTTATCCCACTACAATTTTGGTTTTGCAGAAATCCGGGTCTTGCTCTACCTCTTATCGCCCTTCAATACCACGAAGTTAAAGTAAAGGTTACATTTGAACAATTGATAAATTTAGCTCGCGAAGGTACAGGTAATGATTACACATCGATGCAGACGGCCCCAGACATCACCTCATCGAGCTTTAAATTATTTGCTGACTACATCTATCTAGATACTGATGAAAGACGTAGATTTGCTCAAGTTTCGCACGAATACTTAATTGAACAAGTTCAGCATGCTGCTTACAGTTCTGGGGGAACAATGACTCTTAACTTTAACCACCCTGTTAAAGAATTAGTTTGGAGTGTTCAAACGACCGTTCCGACTACCGACATGACGGGCGCCGCCTCCGGCGACGCGGATGCGAAATGCGCCGCTGTTGAAACTATCTTAGATACACCAATCACCCCGGCTAAGACATGGATCCTTAAATTAAATGGACATGACCGTTTCTCAGAAAGAGACACTCAATACTTCACGCGTGCTCAAGTTTGGCAACACCACACAGGGGGGTCTGTAGGGACTGCCGACAAAATTGGTGTTTACTCTTTCGCCCTTAAACCAGAAGAACATCAACCATCCGGAACATGTAATTTCTCTCGTATTGATAATGCCCAACTTGTTACAACCGCCACTCAAGACTACCATGTATATGCTGTTAATTATAATGTCCTTCGCATTATGAGTGGTATGGGTGGTCTTGCCTACTCGAATTAAAGTATTATTTATACTAAAATTAAAAAGGTTATAATTAAAAAAGTTATATTTAAATTTATTCTAATATGTTTTTCATTTCTTCACTATTAATTTTTCTTAAAGAAAAATTAATAAAACCATTAACTACTAATTCCAATTTGTTGTTTTCTATTTCTTTTTTAGAATTTAAATGATAATTATTTATATTTCTTAATTTACTGACAACTTCATTATTTGTTTCACCAGAAAACCATAATTTCATAATTTCAAGTAATTTATTAAGTGTTTCATTGTTTTCTTTCTTAACTCTATTATTCTCTAGTGTTTCATAAAATGTACTCCTTGATATATTTCCTGAAAGCCAATTTGATAAACATTCTTTAAGTAAATCTACAGAATATTGTTTTCCAATATCGGGATTTGTTTCTTCTTCAACCGGCTCAGGCTCTTCAACAGGCTCAGGTTCTTCAACGGGGGCTGGTTCAGGCTCTTCAACTGGGGCTGGTTCAGGCTCTTCAACTGGGGCTGGTTCAGGCTCTTCAACCGGCTCAGGTTCTTCAACCGGCTCAGGCTCTTCAACGGGTTCAGGCTCTTCAACGGGTTCAGGCTCTTCAACGGGCTCAGGTTCTTCAACCGGTTCAGGCTCTTCAACCTCATTAACTTCCATACTAACATTTTCTTCTGCCATTTTATATTAATACATATAAAATTATTTAACTATAAATACTTAAATTTGATTATGGGTTCAGAAACTAATTTATAAATAATTGTTTAAAGAAAAAAGAAATAATATTATATAATCATAATGAGTAAAGGTTTTACTAATTTAGGAAATACATGCTATATGAATTCGGCTTTACAATGTATATGTCATTTAGAAGAATTATCATATCAAAATGATAATTTCACACTTGATTGTACTAAGAAATCACCTCAAAACGATTATAATTTAATGTCCGAATTAATGAAACTTCAAAAAGAAATATGGAAAGATAATAAAGAAGGTGTTGTATCCACAAGAAACATACTTATTGAATTTATCAAAAGGTGTCAAAAAGAAAAATTATATTTTGAATCTTTTAATCAAAATGACTGTCAAGATTTTCTAAATAAACTTATTGATCTTTTACATGGCTCAATTAAAAGAAAAGTAAATATCGTTATTAAAGGAGAACCAAAAACTAACTATGATAACCTTAAAATAAAAGGTATTAATGAATGGAAATCTTTTTTTGAAAGTAATTATTCGTATATCATTAAAACATTTTATTCACAACTTTTATCAATTACGTCTTGTCCCGAATGTGACTACATTACAACCAATCATGAACCAATTATGACAATCACATTAACATTAGAAGATAACTACAATGATCTCTATGATTGCTTAGATGAATTTGTAAAACAGAATGTCCTGGATATGGATAATACATGGAAGTGTGATAAATGTGGTGAAAAGGTATGCCCTCAAAAGAAAATAAATTTTTGGGATTTATCTCCTGTAATAATTATACTTATTAAACAATTCAGATTAAATAGAAAGATAAATAAACATATCGAATTTCCAGAATATCTTAATATGAAAAAATATTGTGTAAATTCTAAAAAAAATAGTATGAACTATAAACTAAAAGGGGTATGTATCCATAGCGGAGGATTACACGGTGGTCATTATTATGCTATGTGTTATAATTATAATACCAAAAAATGGAATATTCATAATGATACATCTGTTCAAGAAACTACAATTCAAAATGTATTAAATGAATCGCCATATTGCTTTTTCTATTCAAGGGTTTAAAATATTCCAGCTCTAAGATATCCCCCAACCATATCATCTCTTACTTTTACCCATCTCTTACCCTTTGAATATTTTTTATTTTCCCATAAATTTCCATCTTTACCTTTCATAGTAACTCCTAATGGTGTACATCTGGCACAATAACCAATTCCTTTGGGACTTGGTTCTTCTCCTGTAAAATAAGCTTTTTTATTTTTATCACATCCATTTACACATTCATATTTTCCAGGAGATCCTTTTAATTTTCTTTTCGATAAATCTCTAACCCGTATTTCTTTTCTTCTATTAGTCCGTCTATCAGTGCGTCTACTAGTTCTTCTACCCGGTTTTCTAGCAGTGCGTCTACTAGGTTTTCTACCCGGTTTTCTAGCAGTGCGTCTACTAGGTTTTCTACCAGTGCGTCTATTAGTTCTTCTGTTAGTCCGTATACCCGGTTTTCTACCGGTTCTTCTGGCATCCCGTCTTCTAGATCCTCCGCCTTGGACTTGTGAGTTAGATAAATGAGCTCCACATGAACTTCCTCCAGTCTGCTCTAATGCGGAACTCGGGTTGTCAGCACAAGTCGAGTCCCCACCCCTTTGTGTCCTCCGTTGTTGTCTTCTTCTTTCATTGTAGACTGCAACTCTACCAGTCCTTCTACCAGTTCTTCTACCAGTTCTTCTACCAGTTCTTCTACCAGTTCTTCTACCAGTTCTTTCTTCAACTTTACGAGATCTGGTTCTACCTCTTTTATTAGATTTTCTTCTTGATCTTTTAGCACCACCGCTAAATAATGAAAATGGAAGGGCTCCAGCAATTTGAAGGAAAGATAATGTCATTGTATAATATTTATAATATTTTATTTATACATCTCATATTCATAATATATTAATTCTTCATTTTCATTATTTTGAGGTTCTTCTTCTAGAATATATGTATTATCCATTAAAAATTCTAATAAATTATATGACCCAAAGTTTTGGAACATTATTGACCCCTGAGAATTCATAAAATCATTTAACTCTAAATATAAACATACAACATCATCATTATATTTTAATTCATAATAAAGATCATTAAACTCTAATTTATCACGTTTATTATTTATCCCTAAATAAATATACTTATAAAAATTAATCTTAAAAGTATTGTAATCAGTATTACAATATACATCATCAGTAGTATTCATCCAATTCACTATAATTTCTAAAAGATTATTAACTAAATATTTATTAGTTATACTATCATCGACTTGAATCGGTTTTTCTTTTAACCAATCTAAAAAATCCATTATTAATATAAAAAAGATAATAATTAATAAATTTTAAACAAAGTATGAAATACTTTTAATAAATAAACAAAGTATGAAATACTTTTAATAAATAAACAAAGTATGAAATACTTTTAATAAATAAACAAAGTATGAAATACTTTTAATAAATAAACAAAGTATGAAATACTTTTAATAAATAAACAAAGTATGAAATACTTTTAATAAATAAACAAAGTTTACTTTAATAAATTTAATACTATTTCTTTTAAAGATTCATATTCGATTGAAGTATCAATATAAATTGTATCTTCAGGTAAATTTAAAGTATCTGTTTCTGATTTATGTTTCATATTTTTTACATGGTCTTCATGGTTATCATATAAATTTTTAAGTCTTTCTAATCTTACATTTAAAGGCGTCGTTAAACAAATAATTTTCCATCCTTCAAGGTAATTTAATTCATTTTGAAATCTTAAATCATCAATAATACAAAATTCTTTATCTTTTGTTTGATTAATTACATATTTAGCCCAAACATCTTCATCAATTTCTCTCATTTTTGAAGCAATATTAATAAGTAATGATCTGTCTTTATTTTTCATATCAAAAAGTTCTTTAGCTAATCCTTTTATTCTACCACCAAATGAAAATATTTCATAATCTTTATTTTTACTTTGAATGATATTTGCTATAGTTGTTTTTCCAGAACACATTGGTCCATAAATAGCAAATTTCATATAATAATTTATAATAATCAATATAATTTTAAATATAATTTTAATCAAATTCTAATTTAATTATCCAAGCATGTTCCGGTTTCTCCTGTGTAGCCGCGGGCGTGTTGCTCGCGGCGGTACAGTCGCGGGATGCACCAGCCGCAACGCCAACTGCGGTACCTTTGTCCGTTCCGCGACGCACGAGTGCGATGGAGCTCCGACGTACAGCAGACGTCTGTGAGCGGTGAGCTACTTGGGCTCTAGCGCACACAAGGGCGATGGAGGGTCGCGAGCCCCAGCTCACATCCTCACCCGCCGGGGACGTAGGTGCACGCGCCCGACGCCGCGGCCGTGCAAGCCGCCCGGCTGGCCGCCTCGTCGCCCGAGATGTCCGCTGCCGCACACGCAGCATCTACGGCCTGGTCTGTGCCGGCACTAGTGGCGGTGCAGGCCTCGGCGACCACGCCGCTGCCAGCGGAGTCGGAGGCGGGACCGGCGACGCATCTATCGGCACCCCACGTGCAGACATGATTGCTTGGCGAGACGCCTGCGTCGGTGCGCGTCGTGTACTGGGCCTCGCAATCACTGTCGCTAGTTCTCTCATGACATTCTCCATAAACTTGTTTGTATGCTTCTGCCTTCCATGAGGCTGGGGCGTTGGATTGATTATATCCTAAATCGCGCCTGTAAGCTCCAAGCGCTACCGTATTATCAGCAACATATTCTCGTTCGGCTCTTGTTGAATTTCCAAACCAATATTCTTTTCCTGATAAATCCTCACTTTCCTGAAGATAAAAATGTGGTTTCGCAGTTTCAGTATCAATAAGAATAATACATCCTATGACAACGCCGATTATCAATAACCATCGAACAATAATATAACTATTATAACCGAGACCCTTACCAGACAATATTCCATGGCACGCAAAAAAAGCTGTACATAAAGCAGTTAATCCACCAATCAATAAAGTTGTAATTTGTCCCCAATATAAAGCTTTCGCATAATTATCTTTTCTAAATTTTGCTTTATCTTTAAGATATAAATAAGATAATCCAAAGGCATTTATAGTCATCAAAATTATTCCAACATATACAGTTAATGTTGTAGTGTTCATATTCTTAAAGAAATCCAAGGGTCCTCCACCCTTCATTTCTTGTTCACTTGCTTTCATTCTTAAAAATCCACTGAAAAATGTATATGCGCCAAGGGAAATTACAGAATACGGGAGAAAATCATTAATATATTCTCTAATACTTAATAAATTGATCTTATGAAGAGACTTAGTCTGAGTTATTTTCCTTATTACAAACATAATCACAAAACACAACAATACATATATTTTACCCATCACTCCCATATTTAAATACGATGACTTGGGGAGATCAAAGCATAAAAAGGATTCTTTGTAAGGCATTTTAGATTCAAACATCGTATAAACCCCATACATAATACCAGCAATAATTAACCATATAACCAATTCTCCAGAAGACATCCACGTTGCCGCCCCTTGCTCTATAGCATGCTTTTCAATTTTTTCGGTCCTTTTTCTTTCGCATAAATCTACATGGTCCGTTTCATCTCCTTCAATCGTTACCCCTACCTCTGTAAAGAGACTACTACCTGCGATGCCGGAGGTGGTTTTTATGGTGCCATCGGCCACCGCCATATTTCTCTCGTCAGATGAAAACTCATAGTCGAAGATATCTCCGTCTCTATCTTTATAAAACCCTTTCGTGGAGGAGTCATCCGTAGAGACTACACATTTCTCGACACAATTGGTATCCTTTGTTGGTTTATAGCAAGTTCCCATTTCTTTTATAATATATATATATAAAAAAAATATATATATTTATAAATGTCAAAACGAACTCTTTATAAAACAAATATTAGGATTTTTAATAAGTATTTAATTATGAAGGTTAAAATAATTAATAATAAAACTAAATATGATTTTTATTTAACAGAAATAACTGATCCAGAAAAATGGATAGATCAAGATGAAAAACAATTAGAGAAACTTAAAGGTAAGAAAATGACCGATAAAATTGAAAAATTATTAGATGAACATAAGATATATTCCAATGTTAACTTTCATTTATCTGAACTTGAAGGAGGTGACATCTCTAAGGTAAATGTTGTTAAAGTTGGTGGCTGAAGTATGGCGTTTAAAAAACCTCTCCAGGAAGGTGGATGATCATTAAAAAAAAACTTCCAGGAAGGTGGATGATCATTAAAAAAAAAACTCCAGGAAGGTGGATGATCATTAAAAAAAAATATATAAATAATAAATTTTATCTTTCAAATCATTTATCATATGACAGTATTAATCAAATAATAAAGATTTTTACTTGAAACGGATAAATATTAAATTTGAAAGTATATAAACATAATTTAATAATAAAAAATAAATTGATAATAAAAAATAAATTGATAATAAAAATAATGCATCTTAAACTAAAACCTCAAACTGATTCTATAAGAGCCCTTTATGAAAACCATACAACTTACCATGAAGGTGATAGTGGTATTGATTTATTTGTAACAGAAAGAATTATTGTCCCGGCAAAAACTCTATCTTTTAAAATTGATCTTGGTATAGCTTGCGAAGCATTTATGGATAAAACAAAGCAAACTAATGTATCATACTATCTATACCCGCGGTCATCAATGGGGGCAAAGACACCCCTACGATTAGCAAATTCAGTCGGTATAATTGATGCCGGTTATCGTGGAAATATCATTGGAATTGTAGATAATCTCTCAGATGAAGATTTTGTCATTGAACAAAACACAAGACTATTTCAAATATGTTCTCCAATTCTTTCACCTGTATCGTTTGAGGTCGTTAATTCGTTATCTGATACATCAAGAGGTACTGGGGGGTTGGGAAGCACTGGTGCTTAAATTACTATTATCTTGATTTTCTGAATTTCCTTCATTTGATTCTTTATTTTTTTGTTTAATCGCATTTTCATAATATGCGATCATACCTTTTAAATCTCTTAGAGTCATACCAATGGGTATTAATTCATCAGGTTCCCAATGGATTCTTGAGTTAGAAGTTAATAATAAATTATATACAGAACATAAAAATTCGAAATTAATAGGGACATTTACATTAAAATTTGGTTCATTTACTTTTTCTTCTTTATTCGTTTTTTGTTCTTGAAGTGCTTTTTTTACAGCTTCTTTTTTTTCTTTTTTATCTTTCCGTTCTCTTTTTTTCTTTTCTTTATCCATTTTTTAATAACATTATAAAAAAGATAAAAATTAAACTTAGTAAATATTTTAAAAATATTTTAAAATATTCTTATTATGGATGAACAATATTTAATAAATGATAATCGTGAATCAAGTTCTTTTAAATCAAAGACATTTTCAGGTTTTAAAAAATCAGATGTAGTAAATACTGTTATTAAATCAATTGATAGTAAAAAAATAGAACAGGCGTGTCACTGGACTACAGAATGTATTATTTCTGGATATTCTATACTTCTATGGGAAAAATTAATGATATATACCTCCAAGGTTATTAGTGTTAATAATCCAAATTTACCAATATATTTCCTTAATAAAACACTCATTTTACAAAATCAAATTAATCGTTTAGATACAAAATCAAAAGAAGGAATACTATTACTTCGGAATAGTCAAATGATAAGGAACTTATTTTTTGATATTATAACAACATTATTAACCTCTCCTAAAAGTAAAAAATATGATAAATATCCAAAGATTAATGGTTCTGAAGATTTTAAATATGATAATATTCAAAAACGATTATTTGCTCAAATGAACATCTTACCTGATAATATCATTAAATTTAATGATCCAGATGAATTAAAAATAATTATTAATGAAATATTTGCCCTTTGCAAGAATAAACAATTTGGATATGAAAAATGCTGTTATTGGATCTTTTGGCTAGTTAAATGGGAAGCTCTACATAAAAAAAAGAAAACACCGTGGAACATACACGAAAGGGATATTAAAGAAGTAGATAAGAAATATAGAAGTAATGTTGTATGGGTCATCTGGGAAACTGTCTTTGAAGAAATGAGATTAAGGAAAAATAGTAATATAACAAAACAAATAAAAGCACTGTTCTCTCTCTATACTCTCAATTATACAACAGGTAAACGTAATACACGATTACCTATTTTATTTAATGCTATAGCATATTTAACAAATATAATAAAATTTTCAATTCCTATAAGGAATGACCATATATTATTAATACAAGTCCAAGGGAATGTTAATAAAATGTTTATGGCTAAAAAAGTTCATGAACAAAAAAATAATACCATCAATAATAATACTAAAGAAGTTAAGAAAAAGAAAAAACTTGAAAAAGTAAATGTTGAAATCATTCAAGATAAAATTAATATTTTTAATGAAGTTGATTCATTTATTTTAAATAAATCAACCGGTTAGCAACCTTACCCTGAACATGACTCACACGCCTTTTCAGGTTCGATCGTAAATTGGATAGCTTTTGAACTTGGACGAGTCCGTAAATAATACATCCCGGTTTTTAATCCTCTCTTCCAACCATAAAAATGCATTGATGATAAGACCTTAAAATCAGGAGACTCAACAAACAAATTAAGACTCTGAGATTGACATATAAATTTCCCCCTATCAGCAGCCAGATCAAGAATATGCTTTTGCTTGATCTCCCATGCTGTTTTATACCGAGTTCTAATAAACTCAGGTATTTCAGGTATTCCTTGAACGGATCCATCATGTTCAATAATCTTATTCTTAACTGTTTCATTCCATTTATCCAAAAGCATCAAATCTCGAACAAGATATTCATTAATTACCATAAATTCTCCCGCCAATACTCGACGAGTATAAATATTCGAAATAACCGGTTCAATACATTCATAATTACCCAGAATCTGTGATGTAGATGCTGTCGGCATTGGAGCTACAAGCAAACTATTTCTAACACCATATTTCTTTATCTCCCCTCGTAAATAGTTCCAATCAAATAATTCATTGGATACTTCGACACCCCATAAATCAAACTGGAGTTTTCCATTATACATAGGAGAACCAATATAACTTGAATATGTCCCCAAATATTCATCCCTTTCCAATTCCCTATCAAAAGGTTTCAATCTATTATTAATATCTTTTAAAATATCATCGGAAACATTTTCATTTCCATCATTAACCTCTTTTAGAACTCTCATTTCAACTTCTCTATCTCTAGCAATTTCCATAGAAGCTTCTAAAGAACCGTAATAAATACTTTGGAATATCTTATCATTTAACTCCCTAGATAATTCTGAACCAAACTCAGTTTTCATTTCATAAAATACATTTGCTAATCCCTGGACTCCTAAACCAATCGGACGATGTCTCATATTCGATAATTTCGTTTCAGGAATAGGATAGAAATTATAATCAATTATCTTATTTAAATTATAAGTTAATACCTTTGATAAATTTTTTAACTTATTATAGTTAAAACTAGGTTTTGTATACTCAACCAATTCGGTATAACCACCAATATGTTCATCGGTATTATTATATATCTGAGGAAATGTAATCCCTTCAGTACTTGTTTTCAACTCTTCTTTATCTTTTAAATTATATTTAATATTTAAATCATCACACAATAATTTAGAATATTTACAATAATTACACCCTTCTTTTGTATATATTGTCAAATTTAATTGAGATAAATCCCTATTTTCTAAACAACTTGGAAGTGATATTGATGCCAAATTACAAACAGCCGTCTCATCTTTATCGGAATACTCAATAATTTCAGTACATAAATTTGAAGATTTAATAGTTCCCAAATTTTTCTGGTTTGATTTATTATTACAAGCATCTTTATATAACAAATATGGTGTCCCCGTTTCAATCTGACAAGTTAAAATAGAAAACCATACCTCTTGAGCATTTACAGTCTTTCTAACCTTTCCATCCATCTCATATTTAATATAAAGTTCTCTAAATTCATCGCTATGACAATCACTTAATCCAGGACACTCATCTGGACACATTAAAGACCACTTACCATTTTCCTTAACTCTCTCCATAAATAAATCAGGTATCCACATACCATAAAATAGATCTCGAGCCCGCTCCAATTCATTACCATGATTTTTCTTTAATTCAAGAAAATCAAATATATCGGCATGCCAAGGTTCCAAATAAATCGCAAATGAACCATTCCTTTTGCCCCCTCCCTGATCAATATATCTCGCAGTATCATTAAAAACCCGCAACATAGGAACAATACCATTTGAATAACCATTTGTCCCTCGGATAAAAGAATCATTCGATCTAATATTATGAACATGGAGACCTATTCCACCAGAATATTTAGAAATCTTAGCACAATCCTTAAGTGTATCAAAAATACCATCGACAGAATCATCTTTCATAGATAATAGAAAACAAGAAGCTAATTGTTCTCTAGTTGTTCCAGCATTAAATAAAGTTGGAGTCGCATGAATAAAATCTTTATTTGAAATATGTTCATATGTTTCAAATGCCTTTTCTAAATTATCTCTGTGAATACAAAGAGCAACTCTCATAAATAAATATTGAGGACGTTCACGAACTTCCCCATTAATCCTTAATAAATAACTTTTCTCCAATGTTTTAAATCCAAAAAAATCAATAGTATAATCTTTCATATGATTAATTTTATTATTAATTAGTTCTTCATTCTCAGTTACAATTTTAAAAAGATACTCTTTTATAATTCCATTTTCATATAAATCCCTAATTACTCCAGGAAAACTATCAGAAGTATTCTTATGATGGTTTGAAACAACAATGCGTCCAGCTAAAGTAGCATATTCAGGATTTTTTGAATACATAGAAATAGATGTCTCAGATGATAATTCATCCAAAATACTAGTCTTTACTTTATCATATATCTCGGAACAAACTTTTTGAGCTATTTTTGTTGGATCAATTTTTAACTTTTTATCAAATTCAGAACCTATACATAATGATCTCAAACGGACTTGAATTTTATCAAAAGAAACGTCTTCTAGATTACCATTCCTTTTTTCAACTCGCATAGCAGTATACATTATATTAACGCTAACATTTTAAGTATTTTAATTTATTTTTATAGATTAAATAAATAATAAAAAATAATAAAAAATAATAAAAAAATATTATGGATATGACGGGTTACGATCCCGTGTGAATTGGAACTTACGCCTGTGGACTGGAAGGTCTCACCTATCTTTCGATAAACTCACTTTAACCATAAACATACCCTAAATGAAGACTTTAAAAATTATTTAATAAATATGGATTTTGTTAGTCTCTAACAAATCTCATGGATAAGACGTTTCCAATCTTCTTTAATAACTTCAGGACGAAGCTTATCTAAACACTTTCTAGCTTTTTCACAATTAATTTTCCTTTGTTCAGGACTAATCTTCCACATCTCGTCAAGCACCTTACTAAAATTATTAATATCGTTTTTATAATTATCAATATCTACTTCATATGTAATTATGTTGTCTTTTACTTCTTCTATAATCTCTTTTGGACCATCTATATCAGATACAATCACAGGAATCCTTCGATCAAGTGATTCACAAATAGTATATCCAAATGGTTCATATATTCCAGTAATACAATTAATACCAATTGTCTTCCAATAATCTTCTTTTACTTTTGTATCGGTTGAAAATGGAATAATAACAAGTCTGTCCTTATGTTCCTTTTCCAGTTTTCTCCAATATTCATTATCATATTTATCATAATCAACCCCCATATTAAAAACCCTTACATCACGATTTTCAAGAGTATTTACAGCTAGTAGAGGAATTTCAGGTCGCTTCCTTGGAACATGCCGTCCAATATATCCAACATCATTCGACCCATAATTAATATCAAGTTCAACATTATCATATTTAGGTGTATAACTATTATAAATTACTCGTGTCTTTGTTCCAAATAAATTATATCCAAAACTATTATAATACCTCTCCTCTGCCTTACTAATCAAAACCACATAATCAGAATTCTGAAATGTTATCTCTTGCTGATTAAAATTATTTGTATAACAAGATCCCATATTTGTAATGTTCTCCATCCGAATTAGAGAATGACATACAGATACCATACTCATATTTGGATATTGTTTCTTAATGTTTATAATTGTATCTAAAGCAATCCATAGATTATTCACACATACATCAATATCACTAAAACATCCAATAATATCTTCTTCGCTATTAATTACTCGAATATTCTTATACTTCTTCAGACATTCATCAGGAAGAGTATCCTGATAAGCAAGGAAAATAGGAACTACTTCAACATCTTTATCATTTTCAAACATTTTAATAAAATTAACAATCCAAGTCGCCACACCACCATAAACAATTGGAGGGATCTCATTTGTCAAAAGTCCGAGTTTAATTTTCTTATCAAATTTAATCACTTCAGTAGTATTTACATTAGTAGCATTTACATTAGTAGTATATGATAGTTCAAACATCGACTTGTAAATATTATATATGGTTTCATGGTTTATCTCGTATGTTCCATGAAACATGAAATAAACCCTTTCAAGGATCATCTTAAACACCTCAATAATAGAAGACAACATACCATAAATAAACATCTTCTTTTTTTTTTAAAATAATTCTAATACTAATTTCAAATTTGAATTTATTTTTTTAATTATATAAAAAAAATATGAGTGAAATTAATCGTCTCAAACATATCCTTACTATTTTAGGATATTTGGATGTTTATCTTAATATGTATCTGAAAAATACAAATAAGAAAGATAACCTTGAAAATATTCAACAATATATTAACCAAAATTTAGATGTCTGGCTTCGTGATGGTCACAGACTTTAATTTAACATTTTAATCAAAAGATAAAGCTCAGAATAATTCCATGTTAACTTCTTTGCGGAATAATATTTATTTGTACTTGGATCAAACTGTTCAGGTAATATAAAATCAGAATCCAATGATAATATTCTCTCTAATATCTCATTTGCTATGATAATATATTCGTTGGTTGGGTTTGACTTTGCTCTATGCATAGGAGATCTATCTTTCGTAATGTTCCGATTTATATATAATTTCATATATACTTGTGCTAATGCTAAACTACATATAATCCATATTTGTCCATTATAATACTGGTCCTCTTTATATCTTCCTATTAAATTAATATCTTGATCATTATATTTATCTCTAAAATATTTTAATAATTCATTACAAGTACTTTTAATATATTCTAATTTAAACGTTTGTAATAGTTCTTCATCATAATTAATATGTGAAAAAGCCAATATGTTTGCTGAATCTTCATATTTTATTATTTTACCATCTTCATCAAAAGAAGATATAATACTTTCTCCATTTAAATGATGTTTTGTACTTTCTAATAATTTTAAATATACTTTTTTTGCTTCTTCTAAATTAAAAGACTTATTTAAATATTCATAATTTTTAATACAATCTTTCAAAAATTTTAATTGAACAAGTCGAGTATAAAAATGCCAACCTTTCTTTTCTTCCCATATATCAAATGATACCTTATTATAATTATTTATAATATATTCTAAATCTTTTATAATAATCGGTATGATAATATTATTAATTAAAATACTATACCTATATTTAAATAAATCAATTATTTGAATCATAATTATACCTCTTAAAGCAGGACCATCATTTTGAGGTCTCCCCCATGAACCATTAAAAGGAGTACAATCAACATTTATCTTTGGTTCTCCTAAACCACATATAGTATTTAAATCTTGAATTTTTGACTCATTTTCTATATAATTTATAATTGATTGAAAATATTTTGGATCTTTTGTTTGTTTATACATATCAATAAATATTCTCATTACTAATGCTGAATCTCTTATCCAATGGAATTTATATGGAGGATCTTCAGATGGAGAAGCTATAATTATACCTGGGTTAGTTGTTGATTCAGTATTTTCATAAACTCGCTCAATTATCTTATTTAAATAAATTGACATAATAATTATATAAATATTATTTTTTATTCTTAATATTTTTACACATATCTTCTACCAAAGAATACTTATTTAAATCAATCGCCATTTTTATCTCTTCATTTGTATATTTATAATTATTATATACTAGTTCCCGAATTAATAATTCATGGATATTATATTTAATAGATAAATGTATTATATTCGAGGACTTTTTTATATATGTTCGATGATAATTAACTATATTACTTATGAAAGATGGAGTATACGTTCTTTTTTTTAAAAAATAAAATGAAAACTTCTCTGGAGTTATTTTACATTTTTTATCGTTCATTAAATAATTAAGTATTTCAACATTATTATAATGTATACACTCTTTCATTAAATCAATATTTTCATTATCATTTATATAATGTTTTTCATAACAAAATTTAAACAAATCTGTATATGCCTGATTAATACATCCTATCAATAGTTTTTGACTAACCTTAATTTTATTACTATTCATTAAATAAAATAATAATCCCTGACAATTTTCTACTCTATTTATAATTGCGGATAATTTATTCTGAAGATGATTTGAAATTATATTATAATAATTCACAACTAAATAAGATAATAATTTCTCATAATTATATTTAATAGAAATATCCAATAATTTTGGTATTTCTTTATTAAAAATACCCTTTTTAAAATTTAATAATAAATCTATAATTTCAACCATTCCATTATTACCCGCAATAATTAAAGGATGTAATACTCCTTTACTGGATAATATATCATTTTGTTTATCCAAAATTTCTCCAAGATGAAAACGATTAAATATTATTTTTTGATTTTCTTCATAAAGAAGGGCCATTTTTATTACATCAATCCGATTATTAATAATCAAATATTTTATATTTTTTAAAGACAAAAATATATTATTTCTAAATAACCATTCAACACTCTCTTTTGATGCGTTTTTCTGGCATAATTCAGTAAATTGTTCATCAATAGACCGTCGAGAATCATATTTATAATCCGACCATTTTAATGTCTTCTCACGATATACACGATTATAATATACCTCCGGCAAGCCATTCATATTATTTTTAAAATCCCACAAATTACTAATACTATCAATTAACGCCCTAAATTCAGTGTTTATATTTCGCAATTTTACAATCTCTCTTATATCAATTTCCATAAATGAATGATAACCATTACTTAATCCCGCATTCATATTTACTATAGAAATAATTATTTCATTTGGTAATGTAGTGAGCATTTATTATACATACATTATATAAATTTGAATTTTAGGTTTAAATAATAATAAATAAAATAATAATAAATAAAATAATAATATGTTAAACATAGAAATTATCATTAAAATGCAAAATATCAATCTACTCAAATACATCGCATATAAAAAAAATTGGAACTATAAAGATTTATGTAAGAAATATATTCAATAATTATCCTTTATTCTTTATTATATATATTATCATTGTTTTTTTTAATGGGTCTTTACCTTAATCTTACGACCATCAAGTACAACCTCAATTTCATCAGATACAAGGAAAGTTCCGATCATTGGTGGATTCTTTCCCTCAATATCATCATAAGTTACTTCGGGAAGAATCTTAGTATTACAGAAAGTCCACTGATAATTATGCTTACTGTGATAAGATGCCTTTAGACTTCCAGGATGGAAACCACCACAAAGAGGGTAATCACTGTTATTTACTGGAAGAGTAAGTCCATCAATCACCATGAACCAAATTCCTCCAAAAGAGACAATACATTCAACTTCAACTGATCGAGGGAGGGTATTACTCTTAAACCAAGTATGGTCGAAACGGGCATTACCATTCTCATTTGGCTTGTTAGGGATCTGATACTTATCCTTATAATGATTAAGGGAGTAGTTCCCCTTCATTACTGAAGAATTGGTCTTAATTTCAGTAATGTATCCCGGTGAATAACTTCGAGGATCAATACTAAGTGTATGGGATCCCTGGGACATATAGACAAGAAGATCTGAAATGTTATCTGGAAAGTTTTCTTCCTCCCTCTCAGAAAGATAGACCTTACGCCTCTTATTCGAATTCTGTGTATTCTTTTCAACTGTAGCCACCGCCATACTCATAAAAGATTCACTCAGGTCATTAACAGTTTCCTTCTTATCCCAAACATTCACAGGAATAGTCAGGTTTGAAAGATTAGGTACAATTGACTTTGGATTACCAAAATGAGTTGTCCATTCATCATTTACCGCAGTTGCTCGAGAAGCTGCCTTGGTTGACATAACCAGTTCAGGACTAGTTACCGGAGTGAAAGAATGTTCGACAATATTCATAAAATCCCCAGAAATACGACTATGTGGCCAGGTCCTCTCATAAATAATATTCTCATTTCCTTCCTGATGAATAATCACTGTAAAAGGGATGTCTGCTCCATATGTCTTCCTTGAATAGTTGTTCACCCTGATCTTGTAAGATCCGTATGGTGAGCAACTGATATTCTCAGATGGTTCTGCCTCTGCCTTAGAGGCATTCGCATCAAAATCAAGAATAGTAGTGTAATCATTGTTGTCCATTCCTCGGATAGTGTACTTCTTGTGCCCATAATAGATACGTTCGGTGATATTCAGGGATTCATCCCTCTTCACATGTGCCGTCCCGGGAGAAACTTGTACAGTCCAGAGGACGTCAAGATCCATATCATCCTTATACTTTCCATCCCATACAAGAGAGATTGTCCACTTTGATTCGACCTTGTGCTTTGCCATGTTTCGAGCAAGCTGAGAGACCATATAGTTATTAGGATCTGAACGAATGTCCATTTCACGGAGAGCAAGTTCCACAGATGGATAAACCATGAAATCAATAAGGTTGTTTGACTGACGGAAATCCTTGTGAATAGCAACCGTACCATCAACTTCAACACGACCAGTCGTAATTGCGAACATTGTAAGATGAAGACGATTCACCTTATTAGTTGGCCAATGGGGAATAAGACCCTTCCACATACTCTTAACATGTTCCTGAAATTCCATTACCCACTTAAAAACACTCCGCCAATGATCTGGACGCTGGAGGCGATCAAGATTCTGAAAGAGAATCTTAATAGAATCAATTGCGACCTGTTCAGAAAACTTTTCAAGACGACTCTGGAAACTAGGAATATCTTGCATAAAGGACCGGTAAATGTTAGCCTTTTCTGGAGATGTGAAAGAAGATGGAATAACCGTAATGTGCTCATATGGGAGGTTCGTTTCATGATCCACTCCTTCCTTAATAGGTGGAAACGTATCCTTCTCAATCATAAAAACCTTTGGGTTAATAAATTCCTTGTTCACCTTCATAACCTCTTCCCGCACCTTGAAAAGACTTCCCTTCTTACACCCGTCGTGTTCACAACGAATATTTGAAAGAAGGCATGGACCATCAGGTCCATTCAGCCCAAAGAGTTGCTTGGAACGACGGTAGCACTCCTGACACTTACCATGGTCAAGCATAAGGGATCGAACCTTATCACCATTTACAGAGTTACGGACGTAATACTTCACGCCATTGATACCAAACACCTTCACAGGTGTAGGATCATTGATGAAATCCCCGTAACTACGTCCCGGATTAGGGGTCGGAGCAGGGGAAGGTGCTTCATCCATCCCAACAACTTCAAAATCATCCATATCAACAGTAGTCATCTTTATTATTAATCTCCAGAATTGTTAGATACTATGTTCTTTCTAATTTTTTTCAAATTTTGATTTAACTCAAAGAAGCACGACAAAGGGGACATGACTTTCCATCTTTAAACCATTGTTTTGAACACTCGTGATGATAATAATGACCACACTCTAAATATATTATAATCTCATCTTCCATATAATTATCAAGACATATAGCACATTCTTTTTCTTTAAATTTATCAGTCATCTTATACTTCTCAAGTTTGGTTTTTATTAATCTTTCTCTACTATATCCCATAATTATATTATTATTATACCTATTACACATTAATACCCCACATATACTTAAAAATAAAAGTAAGAAACACATAAATGAATATAATTCATATCCTATAATACCTAATGTATCAGTACTATTATCATCATCATTTTCATAATTATGTATATAATTATTCCCATAATCATTTTCATAATGAGGATAATTGCCTTCTCGATATTCCATTATATTAATATTTATTAATATCTATTAATATTTAAATGATTGTTCATATTATAATTATATAATGGACTCAAATCATCACACAAAAAAATATATAGATTTCCATAATAAATATACAAAGATATATGGAGAAAATACTGTTGTCTTAATGCAATCCGGTAGTCACTTTAATATTTTTGCCGTCATTAATGATGAAATTAACCATGGACCCGATATATACTACATATGTCAAAACATATTAAATAATGCTCTCCAAGTTACTAAACAAAATAAAAATAAACCAGATATATCATACTCAAATTGCCTCTTAGCCGGATTCCCCATTTTTTCAATACAAAAATATGAAAACATATTACTCAATAACAACTATACAGTTGTTATCGTTGAACAAATTACACCCCCTCCTAACCCTGAAAGGGGTGTCACTAGAATTGTTTCACCAGGAACTACTATTGATGGTTATAATAAACAAGAAAACCATTATCTTATGTCGATCTATATTGAAAAAAATAGTTATATGACAAAAGATATCTATATTACAGGTATTTCGTCAATTGACCTTTCAACCGGTAAAAACTACCTTCACTATGTAATTGATAAATTAGATGATAATAACTTCTGGAATGATGAAATCGGCAGATATATTAATTTTTATAATCCGTCAGAAATAATCTTCCATTTCAAAAATTTTGAATTATCAAAAAACGATATCATACAAAATTGGGACATTTCACATAACTCAATACAAATTAACCATTATAAAGATAAAAATTATCTCAAAACATCTTTTCAAAACGAATTTTTACAAAATATATTTGACCTAAGTATCCTCATGTCTCCAATAGAACACTTTGATCTTGAAATGAAAAATGAACTTGCTATAGCATACATCTATCTTCTTCTTTATGTTAAAGACCATAGATCTGATATATTAAATAATATAGAGAAACCACTATTAATTAACGATAATCAATGTCTAAGTTTAACATCTAACTCAATTAGACAATTAAATGTAATTAATAATTACTCATACTATAAAGGGAAAAATGAATCCCTCCTTTCTGTTTGTAATCTATGTGTTACTCCAATGGGGAGAAGACTCTTTAAAGAAAGATTACTCTATCCTTCCATAAATATAGATATAATTAATCAAAGATATGATTATATAGATAAATTTAAAATAAATAATTTCTATAACGATATTATCCCAATTCTTAGAAAAGTTTCAGATTTAGAAAAATCATTAAGAAAAATAGGTATTGATCTACTACAACCTAATGATTTCTACTCAGACTCATTATCATTTGAATACATCTATAAAATACTTAAACTATTAGAAAATGAAAAAACTATCATTCAAAAAATAAATATACCAGAAACAATCGAAAAGTTTAAAGAGTTTTATGATTATATCCACAATACTTTCATATTTCAAAACTTCTCATCTACAAATAACCTTGATCGTTCATTCCTAAAACCTGGAATAAATAAAGACTTAGATATGTATGATGATCTTACAATAGAATATCATTCTATTCTTATTAAAATAGCTAAAAGGTTATCTAAACTACTTGATAATTCAGAAACAAGTATAAAATTAGATTATGATGAAAGGAATCACTGGTTTCTATATTGTACCAATAAAAGATCATCAACTTTCAAAGAAAGATTAACAAATATAAATAATAATTTAATTCACGTTAAAGATGAAGATAATAAGATCCTTCAGTCCTTCTCAAAAGAAGATTTTTCATTTAAAAAAAAAGATGGATCAAGCACAATTATAGTTTTAAATTATTCAAAAGAAATATCTAATAAACTGATCACAATACAGGATAGAATAAATAAATTAAATAAAGAACAATGGAAATCAAAAATGGATTACATATTTAAAACATATAATATTCATCTTAAAAAATTCTATTTATTCTTAGCTGAAATCGATGTTTACACATCAAACGCAAAATTATCAACTCAAAATGGATATCATCGTCCAAAGATTATTGATGCTCAAAAAAGTTTTGTTAATGCGAAAGAATTAAGACATCCTATCGTTGAAAAAATCCATACGAATACTGAATATATAACTAATGATATCCATCTTGGAATGAAAGATGAAAAAGATGGAATGCTACTATTTGGAACAAATGCTTGCGGTAAATCAACACTAATGAAAGCAGTCGGTCTAAATATCATTATGGCTCAAGCAGGTCTCTTTGTGCCTTCTTCCTCATTTGAATACTATCCTTATAAACAAATTTTCACAAGAATTCTAAATAATGATAATATTTTTAGATCACAATCATCATTCGCAGTAGAAATCCAAGAACTAAAAAGTATCCTTAATCGTTCAGATAATACTTCACTCGTTCTAGGAGATGAACTTTGCTCTGGAACAGAAAGTATTTCAGCTTTATCTATAATAACTGCTGGTTTAAATACCTTATCTAAAAGGAAAACTTCTTTTATCTTTACATCTCACTTACATGAATTAACAAAATTAGAGGAAGTAAACTCATTAAATAATCTTAAAATATATCACCTGAAAATAGATTATGATAAAGAAAAAGATTTATTAATTTATGATAGAAAATTAGAAGAAGGATCTGGACCATCTATCTACGGATTAAAAGTTTGTGAAGCAATGGGTCTTTCCCATGAATTTATGAACTTCGCAAATAAAATTCAAAATAAATTAGAAAATAAAACAACAAATACAAAATTATCACAATACAATACAAATGTATTCATGGATGAATGTAAGATTTGTTTCAAAAAAAATGAACAACTAGAAACCCATCACATTAAAGATCAAAAATATGCTGATGAAAATAATATGATTAATAATCACCATAAAAATATTAAACATAATCTTGTTCCATTATGTAAATCATGTCATCTGAAAGTTACTAATCATGAATTAATTGTTAAAGGATGGAAAGAAACGAATCGAGGTAAAATATTAGACTGGAAAAAAGCAGATAAAAAAAGTTCAGTTAATAAAAAATTCTCAGAAAATCAAGTTCAAAATATTCTTGAATTAAAATCAAATAATCCATCTCTTTCACAAAAAGACTTTCTCAAAAAAATTGAATTAGAAAATAATATTAAACTTAGCTCGTCTACTCTCAAAAAAATGATTGATAATAAATATTAATCATTTTATTCATTATTAACTATTTTATCATAATTATTAATGAATAATAATACCCCTATAATAAAACATATACACATAGTAAATAAACATATTGTATATAACCTTAATATACATCTATTACCTTCATTATAATAATCATCATTTTCTTCAATCATACTTTAATTACTTTTTAATAATCAAATCAAATTTTAATTTGCTAATTCAAGTGCTTTCTTATAATATGCTTCCGGCCAATGATGGAATACACTTTTAACATCTGTAAATGTTCCACATCCAGCATATTCAATTTCATTCAAGAAATATTTTGTCTTATCAAGTGTATTTCCTTGACAACATCCTAAATCAATCCTTAAAAATAAAGGTCTAACAACCTTTCCATTTATCTTTGTTTCCGGATAATTATCTAAAACTTTTTTTGCTATTTTTTTTGCCTGTTCCAATGTCTTCTTATCCACTGTCCCTATACTTTCAGGGGGAGGCCAAGCTTTTATAGCAATATAATATTTATATTCACCATTAATCCAAAAAGTTTTTAATTCCCATTTTTTAACAAATCCTTCCATTTTTTCTTGACAAACTAATCCAGGAAATTTTTTTGTCTTTTTTAAATATTTAATTAATTCTTTTTCAACGCCCTTTTCATTCTCATCGGTTATATCTGTATAAAATGATTCACTCATTTCAGGAATACTTTCATCATTAGAATAAAATGATTGTGTTGTATATGTTTCATCTCCTTCTTTTAAATCGAACTTTGATATTTCTATATTAGCAAAAGCATAATCAGGTTTAACTACAAAACCCTTCCATTTATTTTTTTTAGCTTCAGCAATAATTTTCTTAGCATCTCTTACCTTTTTAATTAAAAATGTAGGCGCAATAGGGACACCCTTTTTTTCATAATATTTTAAATAATCTCCTTTATTATATAAGAAATCTTGCTCCGATAAAGGTGGATAAATATTATTTTTCTTATTCTTCATTATTGATAACCATTTCTTATGCATAGCATTTGATCCATGCCAAGCATTCAAAAGATTCACCCCAACCAAAAAATTTACATCATTTTTTTGTAAAGTTTTTTCATTAAAGTTTTTTAAATATTTCACCTCGGCATCAGGATATTTATATTCAATAGCAGCAACTAAAGCAGCTTCGTTTAATATCATACCATCATCTATATACTCTTCTGGAACATTATCCATCCATTTCCTATAAGGTTCACATGGATTTGTCTCCCCCAATCTTCCTCCAAGAATACCAATTTTAACCATTATATTATATTATTATATTAAAAAAAAAATATTTGCTAATAATAAATGAACAAAAATTTAGAACATCTCCTCCATGCCGTTGTAATTGGTATTGTATTATGTCTTATTATGACAAAAGTTTTAGGACAAAGCACGGGTGTTGCTTGTGATCGCAGTATGGTTTTAGCCGCGGTTGCTCTTATCTACATGGTTTTATTTGGTCACACATTCCCTCCGGGATCCATAAATCCATCCTTTAAATTTTAATTTAATTCAGTATAAATATCTTTTAATTTATCCATTATTTTAAGGTATGTTCCTTCGTTTACATGATCTTTTACATCTTCTTCAATTATCATTTGAACCCCCATCAAATGATCTCTTATTTTTTTATTTTTTTCATCATTTATTTCTTTTTCATTATCATCATCCACTTCATATTCAATATCCGATATATTCACTCTAAATGGAGGTGCGCCTATCAAAAATGGATATTCATTATTAAATGATTCCGTTTCAGGATCCGAAATTGGAAGTTCCCATGTATTTTCTGAATCAAAATTAACTCTAAATTCATATTCCGAAGTATAATCATCTATCACATAATTAATCCTTTGCCTCTGTATAGGCGATGTACTTTCAGCTTGATATGTAAGTTGACAAAGGACTGAATGATGGATATATTCTTCCAATGAAATATGATTATTAATATCAATTAAGACTTCATCAACCATACGCATACGGACTGTTAACCACCTTTGGTTTAATATTGAAGGTATATTATTCATATAAGCTAATATTGTACAAGTATTCGAATCAATAAACCAATCATGTGTTTCGTTTATTATTAGTTTTAATGAAGTTCCAAAAATATCATGTTCATGAATCTCAAGTACCTTTTGAATATGCGTATAGCGTCCATTAACCTCATCAAAGTAACTTACATAAAAATGTTCAGCCACATCCCGAGGATCACAGAGAGGGAAATCCGGATTTCCATAAAATTTAGGATCAACATGATCAAATATCCAAGCAATACCCCTCTCACAATAAGGGACTGTGTCAGGATTACTCATTAAATCAAATGTCGTCGATACATAATCAGTAACTTTATAATCTTCACATTTGTATGCTTCTTCAGTTACACCAACCTGTCTCTGATTAGAACTATAATAAACATTTCTATCAACATGTCTGTCAAGGACTCTCTTCATAACATAACTATAAATACAACAGACATCTACAGGTTCAACTTCTGTCTTCCAAAAATCTTCCCATGATTCATTTCGTCCAGGACTTCGAACAATTGATAATATCTCTTTTAGAAGTTTACAAAAACGTTTCGGAAGTTTAGAATCAAATATATCCTCATCCCCCTCCCAACCTGGAGCAGATATTAACCCTCCCAAACGAATTAATTTCCACCAATGCCATACAGAACCCTTGCCCAGTCTATAATAACTGTTTGAAGGTCGTCCATGTTCTTTTGATGGACCTTCTTTAAAATCCATAATATCTTCCCATTTCAAATGACAATAAAGAGCATATTGAACATAACCTAATATTATCTCTTCCATTAAAGGTTCATACTCTCTTTTTGGTGGAATAGTCGTATGGGATAAAATAGCATCAGTTATACCATCATTACCAGGAAGAATTCCACTAGTCTTTATTTTTTCATATGTTCCATCTTCATTTTTACTCCATCCCCAAACACCACCATTATTCATAGCACAAATAGAACATGGTTTCACAACCATAGTATCTCCCCCGACAGTTGTAAAACATATACCATGCTCTTTACAATATATACATGAATAATCTAATCCAGAAGGATTTTCTTTAGCTTCTTCAGGGGTTTTTGCAGAAGGGTTTGATTTATCTGTAGGATAATAACATCCTTCGAAATACATAATTATTAAAAGATTATTATTTAATATATTTGATATTTCAATATTTCAAATTTAAATAAACTTATCCCTTACCTTAGGATAAATAAATGTAAATATCGCATAAAGGACTAACCAATGAATAGCATATATCTCTAATGAATGTTTTCCAGCATTTTCTAATAAAGTAAAATTCTCATTTTTTTTAATAATTGGTTCTGGCTCATATCTTACTATATAATTACCAATCAAAATACCTATACACATTAATATCATCCACGGTATAATTGGAAAATGATCGATTGAACTATAATTAGAATTTAATCCAAATATAAATCCTATTGGAGAAGGTAATAAATATTGTAATGTATATGGTTTCACCTTTTTAATGATATAAAATATAGATAATATACCAATGATTATTTTTATAATATATTCTTTATCAACAAACATAAATAATAATAATGAAGATAATGATATAAAATGTAATATTCCAAATTTAACGTATTTATCACCAAAAACAAAATAAGTGAACAAAGACATACATATAGCAAAAAAAGCCAATTTAAGAATACGTTTTATACTTTTCATAATATACATTTTTTTTGATTCTTTCTTTTTCTCTGATTTCTTTTTAGAAATTACTAAATTTATACCAACACAAGTAATAAATATTATTTGAGCAACCTTAGCAATAATTTTAAGTAATTGTGTATCATACTCTAATTCTTTAAATCCATATTGATTCGCATAATAAAATATATGAAAGAATATCATACAAAAAACCGCAACACCTTTTAAAATATCTATTTCTATATAACGATCCATATAATAAATAAAATATTAAAATTTGAATATTATTTTATTTAAAACTATAAAACGTAAATATATATATATACTATGGCTGAAGATGAATATGATGAAAAAGACCTAAGAACACATGTTTATGATACTCCAGATACTTATGCCGGAAGTGATCAAGAAGCACCTGATACACTACCACTAATGGAAGATGATAACATTATATTCAAAGAAACTGAAATTATTCCAGTTATTTATAAAATGTTTGATGAAATTATTGTTAATGCTCGTGATCAATATGAAAGACTAAAAGATATAAAAGATTCTCAACCATTAACAGAAATTAAGGTTACCATTAATGAAGAAACAGGTGAAATTTCAATCTATAATAATGGAGATAGTATTAAAGTTCAAAAACATAGTAGTGGCATCTATAATGCTGAACTCATCTTTGGAAAATTACTAACATCAGGTAATTACAAGAAAGGTCAAAAGAGAACTGTCGGTGGTAAAAATGGATATGGTGCTAAAATTGTTAATATCTTTTCAACTTCTTTTGATGTTGAAACTGGAGATAGACACACGAAAAAAAAATACTTTCAACATTTCTATAATAATATGAAAGAAAAAGATAAACCAATTATTAAAAAATATAATGGAAAACCATTCACCCGTATTACCTGGATTACAGACTTTGAACGATTTGGAATTAAACATTTTTCAAAGGATATGATCGCTTTAATGAAAAGAAGAGTTCATGATATTGCTGGTGTTACAGATGCCAAAGTAAATGTATATTTCAATAATCAAAAAATTAAAATTAAATCTTTCCCAGATTATATCAAACTTTATCCGACATCTCATGAAAAAGTATATGAAAAACTAAATGATCGTTGGGAACTAGCCGTTTCAGTCTCATCTAATGATAAGTTTAATCAAGTATCTTTTGTAAATGGTATTGCCACTACTAAAGGAGGTGTTCATGTCGATACAGTTGTAAAACTTATTACTAGTGGTGTAGTAGAATATATTAAAAAGAAAAATAAGAGAGATGTTCAAGGGAAATATGTTAAGAATTATCTATCTATTTATCTAAATTCTGTAATTAATAATCCTTCATTTGATTCTCAAACAAAAGAACGACTCATCACACCAAAAAGTAAATTTGGATCTTTGCCCGAAATTAATGAAAAATATATTAAAAAATTATGTAATTCAGGTCTTTCTGAAAGAGTTCTTCAATTTTCTGATTTTAAAGAAAAGACTTTGGCAAAGAAAACAAATGGAACCAAAAAGAATAAATTAAGAGATATCCCAAAACTCGATGATGCTAATTGGGCCGGAACTAGAAAGTCACACCTTAGTACTCTTATTCTAACAGAAGGGGATTCTGCTAAGTCTATGGCAATCGCCGGATTATCTGTTGTTGGTCGAGATAAGTATGGAGTTTTCCCTCTTAAGGGTAAAGTACTTAATGTTCGTGATGCTACTATTAAACAGATTACAAGTAATTCAGAAATTACTAATATTAAAAAAATCATCGGTCTAGAAAGTGGTAAAAAATATACTGATATCAAAAAATTAAGATATGGTAAAATTATGATTATGACTGATCAAGATCATGATGGATCACATATTAAAGGTCTTCTTCTAAATCTAATCCATAGTGAATGGCCCGAACTTCTTAAACTTAATTATATCAATTGTATGGTTACACCCATTATTAAAGCAACTAAGAACAAAGATATTAAATCATTCTATACACTGACCGATTATAACAATTGGAAAGAAAATGAAATGAATGGTAAATGGAATATCAAATACTATAAGGGACTTGGGACATCAACATCAAAAGAAGCCAAAGAATATTTTAAAAATCTTAAAATTAATCAATATATCCTTGATGATAAAACAAATGAATCAATGGTCCTAGCTTTCAAAAAAACAGAAGCAGATAAAAGAAAAGAATGGCTAAAAACATATAATGAAGAAGAAATCCTGGATTATAACCAAGAAAAAACAAAGATTAATGACTTTATTAATAAAGAATTTAAACATTTCTCTAATTCTGATAATCTAAGATCAATCGGTTCATGTATCGATGGTCTCAAAGTATCACAAAGAAAAGTACTCTTTTCATGCTTCAAAAGAAAACTATATTCTGAAATTCGAGTGGCCCAACTATCCGGTTATGTAAGTGAACAAGCATCATATCATCATGGTGAAGCATCTCTTCAAGGTACCATTGTCGGTATGGCTCAAAACTATGTTGGCTCAAATAATATCAACCTGCTTCAACCCAATGGTCAATTTGGAACTCGTATTATGGGTGGTTCTGACTCGGCAAGTGCAAGGTACATCCATACTCAATTAAACCCTCTTGTTGACCATATATTTCCATCAGCCGACTTCCCTCTTCTTGATTATATTAATGATGATGGATTAATGGTTGAACCAAAATGGTATTGTCCAATTTTTCCAATGGTCCTAGTAAATGGTATGCTTGGAATTGGAACCGGTTTTAGTACTAATATCCCACAATTTAATCCGAAAGACTGTTGTAATAACATCCGAAGGAAACTTGATGGAAAACCTTATCTTTCAATGATGCCATACTATAAAGGTTTTAAAGGTAGAATTAGTAAGGTCGTTGAAAAAGGATTGACTAAGTTTATCACTCGTGGAAAATATAAAATTAAAGATGAATATGTTACTATCACAGAATTACCTATCGGAAAATGGACACACGATTTTAAAGAATTTATTGAAAAAACAATTCAACTTGAAGATTCATGGATTCTTGATTATGAAAATCATTCTACTGATGAAAAAGTAAACTTTGTTATTAAAGTTAATGATGAAGTTCTTTTCGATAATCAATATAAATCAAAAGATATAATTGAAGAAAAATTTAAACTAACCTCAAATAGAAATGTATCAAATCTACATCTATATACTAAAGATGGAACTATCAAAAAATATGATGACATTTATAAAATCCTTGATGAACATTATTATGTGCGTCTTGATTTATATCAACAAAGGAAAGATCATCAATTAGATATTCTTGAAAATGATATCAAATTTCTAGAAGCTAAAAGAAGATTCATTGAATATGTTATTGATGAAAAAGTAATTGTTTATAAACAAAGTAAAACGAAAATTATAAATTCTCTAAGAAATTTTGAATTCCCATTTTATGAAGATGGTATAATTGGAGAATATGATGAAACTGTTGATGTTAAATCACAATATAATTACCTTCTTAATCTCTCTATTTATAATTTCACACTAGAAAAAGTTGAAGAACTAGAAAATGATATTGAAGATAAAAAAGAACAACATCAAACTCTTGAAGAAATGGATATTAAAGACATTTGGAGAAATGAACTCGACACCTTTGAAGAAAAATATGATGAATGGCTAACTACATCGAAAAAAGAATAATTATTTAAAAAATTAATATTTAAAAATTAATATTTAAATATAGTAAATATAGTAAATTTATGATTGGTGATTATTTATGGATTGTTATTACTGGAGGGATAACTTCTTTTATTGCTGCTATGGGTATCGGAGCGAATGACGTTGGAAACGCATTTGCCTCTTCAATTGGTTCAAAAGCATTAACAGTCAAGAATGCTGTCGCCATTGCTAGCATTTTTGAATGTGCTGGTGCGATCCTCATGGGCTCCCATGTTACAAAAACAATTCGAAAAGGTATTGCCGATTATGAATGTTTTGAAGATTCTCCAGAAATTTTTATCTATGGATGTTTTTGTGTCCTTACCTCTGTTGCTGCTTGGTTATTTTTGGCTTCTTATTTAGAAATGCCTGTATCTACAACTCATTCATGTGTCGGGGGTATGATAGGTATGACATTGGTAACAGGAGGATCTGACTGTGTAATATGGTATAAAGCAACTGAATCTTTCCCATGGGTAGGAGGTGTTTCCGGTATAATAATTTCATGGTTCTTATCACCAATCTTTTCTGCTATTGTAGCCGGTAAAATTTTTTATTTAACAAGATTATTAGTATTACGTAAAGAAAACAGTTTTAATAAATCATATTGGTCATTTCCTATTTTTGTTTCACTAACAATGACTCTCAATACATTTTTTATTATCTATAAAGGAGGAAAAGGGATAGGATTAAATAATATACCAATGGGTGCAGCATTATTAGTTGCTTCCTGTATTGGATTATTTTCAGGTGGAATAATTATACCATTTATCCCCCATATGAAAAATAAAATTAATCAAAGAATTGATAATGAACGTGAATTACCCGTTATAGAAAATAATGAAATTATCCCTATAATTCAAAAAGAAAAGAAAGGATTAAATAAAATTGTTTCAAAAATTAAAGATAATATGGATTATAATTTAGATCAAATAAAAGTTGATAATGTTAAAGAAATTCATGATAATTGTGAAGTTTTTGATAAAAAAACAGAAGAAAGCTTCAAATACCTTCAAATATTTACAGCTATTTGTGACTCATTCAGTCATGGTGCTAATGATGTTGCCAATGCTATAGGTCCATATGCGGCGATAGTATCCATATACATGGATGAAGGTGAAATGTCCAAAAAAGTTGAAATGGATGAATATGCATATATGATTTTAGCTATGGGAGGAGTTGGTATATCTCTTGGACTAATACTATATGGATATAAAATCATAAGGGCGATTGGAGTTAAATTATGCTGTATCACTCCCAGTAGAGGATTCTCAATTGAACTAGGATCCGCTACAATTATTATTATTGGTAGTCGTTTAGGTATTCCACTATCAACAACTCACTGTCAGGTCGGAGCAACTATGGGGGTTGGTGCTTTAGAAGATTTTAAAGGTTGTTCAGGTATTAATTGGAATATTGCGTATAAAGTATTCTTAGGTTGGATTATAACACTCGTAGTTGTTGGAGGAACAACAGCATTATTAACTGCTCAGGGAATATATGCTCCAAGTGAATTTAATGATCAATGCTTACTAGTAAACCATACTAATTCATCTCTTTAATTTCTTCTTAGTTCGTTTTTTTCTCTTTCTAGTAGTTCTTTTCTTTATCTTAGATCTTCTCTTTTTACCACCACCATCCCCATATGCCATGGGCATACTTGACTGAGCCGCCTCTGCAATTCTATCCTGATAATTAACACCGTTATATTTATCTATACTTTTTTTGTAATTTCGAGTTGCTATATCATACTGAATTTTATTAATATGAACTATCCTTATATATTTTGTTTTTACTTCATCTTCTTTAAATTCATCATAGAGTTCATTTAAATCATCAATAGTCGGGATAGTTGTAAAATAATATCCAATATAATCTTTACTTTTTCTTAATAATAACTTTAACTGAGAATAAACCTTTTCATAAATTTTTCTATTTTCTTCCATATCTTCAAAAAATTTTATATTATACAAAGGATAATCTCTCATTTCACAATTGATTACCTCTAAATTCCCATTATTACATTTTAAAATTAATCCATACCCTTCATCTTCATCTTCACATGTTAAAATATCATGAAAATCAATAATCTCTTTTAAACCATATAAATCACTTATATCTCTTCCCTCTCTTAATTTAACACCATTCTCTTTCATCCATTCTTCATAATTAGTCGTTTTTATATAACATTTATTACCATAATTATGGGTTATATTAGTTTTTATAATATCTTCTAAACCAGATGATTCATATAATCTTTGAATAAAAGGCGGGGGTTCCATAATCCCTTGAGAAGGGATATCTGTACGGGCACGAAATAATTTGGATTCTAATTCCCCCTCTCCATGGCGTTTACCCGTTAGAGTGTTTATCATATTTATAATAATGAAATATTTAAATTTGATTTTTCTTTGAATAAAAGATGTTTATAAATATATATTATAATGAGAATTGAAGAAGAAAGTCCCCTCCGTTTCCTTGATGTTGATGTTTCAAGGTTAATTTATGAAACATATTTTCCAAATAAAAAAACAATTCAATTAAAATCTATGGCGATTGATCAATTTAAATATCACCTTAAAGAATATTTAAATACATATAAACTCCCCGACATATATGGTCCTCTCAATATAATTTCTACTACTAGACGTCCTCGAGGGACACAACATCTACATGGTAATGCTAAAAAACACTACTCTTTTAATTCGTATCTTATAAATGTATGTAAATTTAAAATAACTCTAAAGAGAAAATATTACTCAGATATAAGGCATAAACCTTCATATAAAAGGGCTAATAGAATGGTTCTCGAAGGAAGAAAAAAAAGAAGGGAATTAAAATATTAAATAATTTAATGAAAGATAAATTATTCTATGTTTTATCAGTCACCTCTGCCACCATTCTATTAACTTCATTAAATTACTTTGTTATCGAAAATAATAAACTCACTGAAGAAGAAAAATTTAAATTATTATGGAATCCAAAAATCTAAATTTGAATTATTAGATGTTATTATCTTAAATAATGACAGAAATGACCTCTTACAAAGGTATAAAAGTACTAAACTATGCTGCCGATGATTGGGGGGATGATGATGATCCAGGAACACCTCGCTCCAATGACGGTGAAGGTGATTCTATTAAAAGTTATTCAGACGAAACACCATCTCCAAGAAAGGTGAATAGCAAACCATTTGATTCTAATTTCCTTCTAGGGATTCTTGTAGGTATCCTGATACATAAATATTTTATCTAATGATTATTAAAAATTTCCATTATTCTCTATAAGACCAATATAATTCCTTTTTTTATATTTGATAATATATATATTATGGGGGATTTATTAAGAATGGCTATTAATGATCATAATAATGAGGATATAATAAAAATTATTTTATCACTAAAAGAAGAAGAATTAAATGATGTAATCACTGGGGATCATCCACTAATATCAGCAGTTAAAAGTGATAATTTTTTTGCTTTTGAATTATTATTAAATAATGGTTCTGATCCACATATGCTAAATGGAGGACCAACAACAGTATACTGCGATATTTTAAACATTCTAACAGATAATCTAATACTAAACCCCCATAATAAATATGATAACTTTGATCAATTTATTGAATTACCATTATTTTACGGTAATCTTACAGATTCGCTAAATGAAGGGAATCCAAGTGTATATGAATATATCTTTGGAGGAGGATTAAGGGATCAAATAGAATATGGAGGATTATTAACACTTACTAAAGAACAGTTATCAAGTATAAATATCATAGAACAGAAAGTTAAATCATCTATTAATAATGTAGAAAAACTTGCTTTAATGAATACTCAACAACAACTAAATCTTCAAAAAACATACTTACAAGGCAGTGAAACTAGTCCTTTAAATTTTCTAGATAATGATACAATGTTAGAATTAGTAGAATATCTAAAAGAAGAAGCACCATACTCTACAGCAACATCAAGATTTAAACCCGAACAATCATACAAAAGCTATGAAAAAGAAACTAAAGGAAAAAGGACTAAAAAGAAAAAGAAAAAGAAAAGGAGAAAGAAAAAGAAATGGAAAACCCAACGGGGAGGACTATATGTTAAAATTGATGAAAATCGTTTAAATAATTGGAATTCCATCCATACATTTAAAAATGATTGTATTCCATGTACATTAGATTTTATAGGTTTTGGAAGAGAATATTGTTCTATCTTATGTGGTTTCTATGGTCAAATGGGAACAACTCATAAAGAAATAATTAGAGAATTAAAAAATAAATATAAAGGTTATTCAGTATCAGCAAAATTATTAGACGGTTTTAAACCATATTTAGATAAATTATATGATTCATTAAATCAATATAAAAATGATAAAATTATTCGTCAAGTAGATAATGATGACCTTGATGGCTATATGTTAGATCTAAAGAAAATATTTAATACAATACCCAATAATTATGTAATGCTCGGTAGAATAAATATAAAAAATAGAAATTTCGGTCATGCTGTTGTTTTTGGCAACATTAATGGTGTCCCAGTATTATATGATCCCCAGCATTCAAAAGACTACAAAGGTCTCGATGATATCACCATGTTCCTAGTCTTACATATGGTAGATTATATTCATCTATATTATGTCCATAAAAAAGGAATTCTATTAAAGGATAATCAAAGCGGTTTTAAACCATCGAATTACTATCATTCAGAACCTACATTAGATATAGAAAGCTTTAATACTGCATCAGAAGGTTTTCAAACAGCATCAGAAGGTTTTCAAACAGCATCAGAAGGTTTCCATACTGCTCCAGAAAGATTTCAAACAGCATCAGAAAGATTTCAAAGTTATCCGGGAAGAAATTATTATTCACAATATCCACAAGATCTATCACAATATCCTCTATATCTACAAGCCTGGCAATAAAATTCTGAACAAGGATGAATATTATTATCAATCATATAATCACATAATCCTTCGTTATGTAACAAATCATAATAATTATCACATTTTATTTTATCCACAACACCATTACTATGAATAGTTTGATTTCTATTTATATTTGTCTTATTCATATCAGTATTTAATTGATATAATGACAAAATTATAAGTACAACAACAAATATACTAGTGAATATACATAAATACTTATCACATTTTTCTTGATCACATAAACATCCCTTTTTCCTATTAGTTTGTACATTATTTGAATGTAAAGGCAGTCTCTCAACTTCCATAGTTACTTTTTTGAATATTCACTAATAATTATTTCAAATTCTAACTATCTAAATAATATCCAGTCCCTTGATCACTTGTCTTAAAAACATATCCTTCTTTTCTATCTATAAAAGTTTTTGATGATATAAATGGTTCAAAAGTACCATTATCATTATTCATAATATTATCATTTATAATACCATTATTATTATTATTATTATTATTATTATCATTATTATCATCATCATATATAATTATGTTACCAATTCTTTTATTACATAATCCAGTAATACAGTATATACTACGGAAATCTTTGATATGGTATAATAAATATACCATGAAACCAATAATGTAGAATATACATGGTACATAGGTTTTATAGGGTGTTTCTTCCATTATTTTAATATATATAATCCCAAATACAGCAGCAATTAATCCAATAATAGTACTTTCAAAGAGTAAATTCATTTTCATTTCCTTTATTCAATTGAATATATTTTTTTCAATATTTAATCAATAGCTTCTTTTATAATTTTATGAGATTTTTTTAATGTCTCAACAACCTTTTTCTGTTTTTCTGTTGCCTTTAACATTGTTTCCAATTTTTTTACTTCATTATTTAATTGCCACTCAGATAAAAAATATGCAGATTTAATAGGATCATTTGATTCATATAATAATAATGGTTTTAATTTATCATTTGATTCATCGTCAGAAGAATTAGAAATACTCATTATAATTAATATTTATATTTAAGTTTAAAATATTTAAAAAAATATAATGTACTATTTATAAATAAAATGACAGAAGAAGAAAAAGTTGATTATCTAGATGTTGATGATTCCATTCCAGGACAAAATTATTGTTGTTTATCATTTGTATCTCCAGAAGATTTAATAGAATCGAAAGAAGCCTGGAAAGTTTCCAAATTTTTACAATCAGTTTGTAAAGATAAAGATATGGAATTTAAAAAAATTATGGAACAATATAAAGACTTTTGCTATAAATTTCAAGATGACCTACAGAAAGATTTTGATCAACAGAATGATTTTAAAACAAATATTAGAGGTGTAAAAGTTAGAGGAGTATATAACACACAAGCAGAAGCCACTTCCAGAGCAAAAAAATTACAAACAACCGACAGTGATTTTCATGTCTTTGTAGGTCAAGTAGGGTATTGGCTCCCGTGGAATCCTTGTGCTGATAAAATTGAAGATGAACAATTTATGAATTCTCAATTGAATGATATGATGGAAAAATATAAAGAAAATACAATTAATAAAGATATTTTCTATGAAGAACAAAAACGTGAAAAAGTTAAGGCCGCTAGAGAAGAAGCCTTGAAAAAGAAAAAAGAAAAATTAGAAGCCGAAAAGGAATTAGAAGATAAAGAACCAGTTAAAGAAGAAACGGAATTAGAAGATAAAGAACCAGTTAAAGAAGAAGTTAAAGAACCTGTTAAAGAACCAGTTAAAGAAGAAGATAAAGAAGAAGTTAAAGAAGAAGTTAAAGAAGAAGATAAAGAACCAGTTAAAGAAGAAGTTAAAGAAGAAGATAAAGAACCAGTTAAAGAAGAAGTTAAAGAAGATCCCGTTAAAGAAGAAGTTAAAGAAGAAGTTAAAGAAGAAAAGGAACCTGAAGAAATTAATGAAATAATTGGTAATGACAAAGTAGATGATGATATAAAAGAATCTTTAGAATCGGTTGATCCATGGATGGCTAATAAATTAAAGGAACAATAAAATATTACTATTAACTATATGGAAGCAGTACTACTTTTTTTATCATTAATATTTATGAGTATAATAATCTATCATTTGGTAAATTATTATAATCTAAAAAAATTAAATAAATGTGAGACCCTTTATAAAATTAAAGAAGAAGTAGAAGATGAAGATGAAGAAGATGAAGAAGATGAAGAAGATGTAGAAGAAGAAGTATCCGAGTTGTTAGAACCTTAAATTTTTATGTCTAATTAGAGTATAATGAAATTAAATTTATCTTTAATTATATTTATGATGGGTATATTTTTCATTACAGCTGGATATGCTAATCAAGTTAAACCAAGTTGTAAAGAAGGAGTTGAAATAAAATATGTTACAAAAGATCTATATGATGAAATTTCACAGGAAAAACCATATATGGAAAATCACTTACAAACCCTATAGAAGGGATATTCCCCACATTTAGGACTTTTCCTTATGATTTTACAAATATCCCCTGGGGCAAGTCTTATCATTTTTGCCATTATTTCAGTTTTGGATATAATTGGACATTGATTAAGAGTACAATTACATTCATTTAATATTTTTTCAATCTCTTTCTTATTTCTAATTGGAATATGTTTGGGGACTAATCTATGTTTCGTTATATTATTTGTAAAATGATTAATATCAAATAAATGAACATTGCGAAAATGAATCTTTTCTAATGGATAATCATTTTCTTCCATTTCAGAAATAATATCTTCACTTAAACCATTTTCTTGTAATCCATTTTGAAGACCTATATTTAATTCAGTAAAACTTTTCTCAAGTGACTCAGAAATAGTATCATTAATTATTATAAATAAACTATCTTCAAAATTAATTAATTCACTCTGATACAAATTATTTAATTTCTCACATGCTGCCTTCGTCACTTTTGAATTTTGACGACCAACTTCAGGCAAATTAAAATAAATAATATGTAATTTATGTGATGGTATTTTTCGATGTTTCAATGAAAAATTACAACCTGAAGCAGGACCAAATAAAGCCAAATTAGAATTTTTTGATGAAGGAATTGAATATATTTTATCTATTTCATTATCAGATAAATCTGCTATACTCGATACATCCCATTCATCTTCTAATATTTCTTTAAGTGTATATCTTGTTTTATTAACTTTTTCAATAATGTTCATTATATTATATATTTATATTATTGTTTTATATAAAAATCAAATTTTAATTATACATACTTGTTTTATTCTTTTTCTCAAAATGATCCGATTTATTGTTTTCAATAATCTCATAAAAATCATCAATTATATCAAATATAGTATCTTTTTCTCTATTAAAAAATAAAAATTCTTGTAACATTGCCGTAGTATATTCCCTATTTTTTATTAATTTATAAAATTTTGTAAATGCCCCCTTATCCTTTTCAGGTGCCATTCTCTCAAATATACATTGTGTTTGATACTCATCGGCAACCCCCAATTCATATTTATGGTCAACCCTACACGATCTAAATAAAGCATTATCAATCACTTCAGGCTTATTCGCAGTAATAAATAATAATGTTCCTTCAACACACGAAAATCCATCAAAACAATTTAATAATCCTTGAAGTGTAACCCCATTATCATCATCCCCCTTTTTACGATCAGTAAATATTGAATCAATATCCTCAATCACTATAATTCTCTTTTTCTCTTCTTTCTCTTCCAAATAAGATATAGCATCAATTAACCCATAATCAGTTAACTCTTTTGATATAGGAATAACATACACATCACAATCAAAATAAGAAGCAATTGTATTAATAGTACTGGTTTTACCTGTTCCGGGAGGACCATATAACATAAATACACTCTTATAAGGTATCCCATGTTCTAAATAATCAGCACGAGTTTCAGGATCAAAAAATTTTTTAACATCATTTAATAATTTATCCTTTTGACCCTCCTTTAAATATAATGTTTCAATTGGTCGTTTTGGACTCTTAAATAAAAGGTTCCAATATTCTTTTCGCCACATATTCACTTTTATAGTCTTATTTGTAGATTTCTTTGATAATTTAATCTGATTTTCACAATAATTCTTTGCTGCATCTACAAAATTTATTAATATATCATTATTTTCACCATTTAAAGTTACCTTCTTAAAAATAGTTTCTTCTGGAGAAGAATTACAACCCGGACCTGGGACCATTATTTTCATAGGACATTCATTATATTCAATTGTAGTTAAATCAAAATTAATAATATTACCATCATAATCTAAATCAAAATTAGTATCAGTTGGATTACAAACTTTAACAGTTCCCATATCACTCCGTCTAACATATTCATATGGTTTTACAGTACTCTCTGCTAAATATTCAAAATTCGTTATTTTATCAGAATATTTACTATATATATAATGAAGGACGTGTTTATAAAATGTTGTATTGCTATTAAGGCTTAAAGTACTATTCATATTAAATAA